AGCACTAGCAATTTCGGCTAGCATAGTCTCTTGTTTAGCATCGTGTAAGTCTTGACCGCAAGCGTGACAAGTGTGTTCTTTCGTTTTAGATAGTGCAAGATTCAGTTCGCTTACTTGTTGCTCTAGCTTTTTCTTTGCAGAACTATGTACTGATAGGTCTTTGTTAAGTCGCTTTAGTTGCGACTCTAACTCTTTCCATCGTGCAAGTTCTTTATGTGCAGCAAGTTCTGCATCAATGTCTATGTTTTCTAATTCTTTAATAGCAGCGTGTAGCTTTTCGATGTCAGTTTCTCTACTCTTAAGCCATAATGCGCTACGGCGCTCTAAGTCTGCAATACTTTTTTCTATCTTAAGATTGCTTTCTTGTTGCGCCTTAATTTTAAATTCTTCTTCCTTAACACTGTCCTTGATAGTCTTGATAAGCTCTTTAAGAACAGTAGCCTTTTCGCTAAGTTGCGTGATACCTAGCAACTGCTCGATAATCTCACGCTGGTCGTTAGCTTTAAGGCTGAGGAAAGGAGGAGTATAGGTATTAAGTGCAACAATATGCCTAAACATATCTGCACTTAATCCTAGTACACGTTCGATGTGCTCTTGTGTTAGTTTGCTTTCGCCTTGTCCTTCATCAGTTCCACCATTGTTGACTTCGGAATCGTTAACAAGAAAGCGGAAGACGTTCGGCTTGCGCCCACGTTCGATTTTATAGCTGTGTCCGTTCTTTTCGAACTCGACAGTAACGAGCATATTTTTTGCGTTGGTTTTGTTAACAAGATTGTCTTTCCTGATATCAGTAACGGCTGTACCATACAAGCCGTAGCACAATGCGTTTAGCAGTGTTGTTTTACCAGTGCCGTTACGACTACCATCGCCGCCTTGGTCGAGGTTGTTGCCTAGCACTAGTGTTAATCCGTGCTGGTCGAACTTTACAGCTTGGCTAACGTTGCCTACGCTCATAAAGTTCTTCACAGTTAAATTTTTAATCTTTAAGCTCATATCTTGTTATTTTAATTTAAACTGTTGTAGATTTCAATCAGTGTTTGCTTGTTAATTACATCACTATCAATAGCTGCAAGCTGACTTAACACAATGCTATCGACGCTTTCGAATTTAATCTCGCCTTCGTCCCATTCCTGGGCGTGTTCGTCTTTCTTTGCAGGAATAAAGCTAATTTCACGAACTTTGTACACTTCTTGAAAGTTTTCTTTAAGAAAATTGCTTTCTTCGTAAGAAATGTCGATATCTACAGTAACTCTTGCAAATGTATTAGAGTCTAGGTAGTTCTCGGGATTTTCGATTAGCTTGGATAGTGCAATGGTACGGAATTTAGGAGCGTCTGGCCAAGCAACATATTTAGGTTCTCCTCCCCATTCTAGCATCATCATACCGCGATCGTCGTCCCACGCATCTGCAAAAGTATGCGGGAATGGGTTTCCAATGTAGTGTACATTGCCTTGACTTTGGCGTTTATGGAAATGTCCGCTAAACACATAGTCTTGGTTAGGAAAGTTTTTACTATTAAGTCCACCGTGATCTGGCATCTGGACCATAGCATTCATATAAAAGTTCGGAAGCTCGAAGTGTCCAAAAACGTACTTAGACTTAAGAGTCTTCATTTGCTTCCACTCGTCTTCTACTAGCCAAGGCACAATAGATACGTTGCCATCTGTTAGGATATCATTAACAATGACTACGTTGTCGATGTTCCTAGCAAAAGGCAAACTGCTAATTTCACGTTTCTCACGATAGTACAAATCGTGGTTGCCAGAAATCAAGTATACCTTTTCGAAGTTTCTGCTTAGTGTTTCTAGATTACTAACAGTATAGTTCAACGTGCTAACGTTAACGCTAGCACGATGATCGTGCCAATCACCTAAAAAGATAGCTGTCTCGCAGCCGTTTGCTTTAGCAGTCTCGCAAAACCAGTTAACGAAATTTTCGCAGTCCTGATTATGCGACCTGCTGTTGTTGCGTCTACCAAAATGGATATCAGTAAAGCACGCTACCTTCTTAAACAAATTACTCATCGATTGATCCTACATTATCTTTAAGGGCGAGAGCTCGCTCCTTCTCGATAATTGTAGCATACTCGTGTTCAAGTTGTCTAGTGAAACTGGGCATCTGTCCAGATTCCATTAGCAAGTCGTCTCTGATTAATTGGTTTTTCTTTTCGATGTTTACAATGCGAGTGAAGCTATTGGTTAGCACTGCGGTATAGTAAGCAAACGGATTGTCGGACTTTGATTCGTCAAACTGTAGACCAATTTGACTGAGTTGAAGTAATGCTTGTCCACGCATTTCCTCAATATAAGTGTATCCGCGCCAGTTGCTACGCATACTATATCGTTCTGCTAGCTTTAGATACATTTTTGCGAGATTATTAGTAGTTTTTCCGTGTTCTACACTAAATTCTCCGCTAGTTAAGTCGCCTTTCCAGTGGCTCCTGACTACTTCTGTTACTTTACCGTCGATGAATGAAAAGTGTTTAAATGGTGGAAAGTTAACTTTGGTGTGATGGTCAGCAGTGCTTTTTGGTTTATTCTTTCGTCCTGGTTCTTCTGGAATATGGTCAAAAGTCATAATTCTAAACACAAGGTCTTCGTTTGGAATCGTTGTAGGGTCAATTTGGAACTGAGCCATTTTTGGCTTTTCGCCTTTGCTGTTACGTTCCTGCCATTGTGCTACTGCTGCTTCTAATAGTTCTGCTGCTCGTTTATCAGCACGTTTCTGTCTGGCATATTCGACGATACCCTCGGGGTACTGTTCGCTAACTGCATTAGATTCGATATCGGATATGCTAGCGACAATAACGTCATAGTCTGCGTACTTCTTGTCGAGCAACCAACTATAAGTTAATTTACTTCTATGTATTTCCTTGAGCAATTCTTTATTACTCAAGTATATTTTAGGTGCATTGGTTGTCATAGTGTTACTGTAGCAAAAATACTACACTGTTGTCAACCGAATCATTAAAACTAGTGTTTTTGTTTTCAATAAATACACTAAAGGATATTAGTATGCGAGCCAACGAACTTTCTAGATTTTTAGTAATTTACCCTGGTAGATTCCAGCCCTTCCACTTGGGGCATAAAAGCGTCTACGACTATTTGCTAAAAACATTTAAGTCTAGCCCAGTATACATTGCAACTAGCAACAAAGTAGAGCCACCTAAGAGCCCATTTAACTTTGAAGAAAAGTCATATATGATGGAATTAACAGGTGTGCCGTCGAGGGCTATTGTACAGTGCAAACAACCCTACAAAGCAGAAGAGATTACTGCTAACTACGATCCTGCTAAAACCGTACTAGTATTTGCAGTCAGCGAAAAGGATATGGCAGAAGATCCTCGATTTGCATTCAAACCGCTTAAAGACGGCCGCCCTAGCTATTTCCAAAGGTTTGATCCACACGGACAATTAGCAGGATTTGACAAACACGGTTATGTAACTACTGTTCCTACTGTTAACTTTAACGTATTAGGTAAACCAGTTAAGAGTGCGAGCGAAATACGTGCACTGTATGCTGGTGCAGATGAACAGCAACGTAAGCAAATTGTAGAAAGTTTATACGGTAAATTTGATGCTGGCGCATACAACATACTAAACAAAGGCTTATTAAATGGCTGATAATAGAGTTTACCTAAGGCTAAAAAGAGGGTCAGCTGATCCTATATTTGACTACCCTGTAATGGCACCGCTTAAGAAGTTCGGCGGTGTAATGTTCCCCTACACTCCTATCGTTCAGCACGTGCAGCAAGTGTCCTGGCAGCAAAATGCTCTAACCCATACTAACTATGCACCACAAGTCTACGGCCGTACCGAGAATCCTAAAATTAATATCAACGATGCTAAGTTTACTGCTACTACAGACGAAGATGCACAATACTTGTTGGGTGTGCTGTTCTTCTTTAAGTACATTACAAAAATGAATTTTGGTAAGCGTGACGGTAAAGCAGGCACGCCGCCTCCTGTGCTAGAGTTTAGCGGCTACGGACAAAGTCAATATAACAATGTACCTGTCGTTATAGCTAGCGTAAACTATCAATATCCTAACGACATAGATTATGTAAGAGTAAAGACTGCTTTCAGTGGCACTGGTCAAGAAGAACTAGTACCAGCAGTTATGTCGCTCAGTATAGATATGCTAGTTCAGTATAACGTTAAAGACATAAGAGATAATTTTAGTTTAAGTGATATGGCATCAGGCAAACTTGCAGGAAAAGGATATATTTAATGGAATACAAATCATCTAGCCCTTATTACAATACACCTGTAACTAAATTTTATTTAGATGTAGGCATACCTGCTATTCCAAGAGATGGTTCTGAAGTTCCTGTAACTATAGAACCTAAATATCACCGCCGTCCGGATCTACTAGCATACGAGTTATATGGAACTAGCCGCCTATGGTGGCTGTTTGCCGCAGTTAACCCAGACGTACTACAGGACCCTGTATTTGATTTTACAACAGGTAAAGAGATAGTGCTGTTAAGTAAAGAACGAGCACAAGAATATCAATAATACAAAGACACACAATGACAGCTAAACCGCCAATTGACCAAGTAGCAAATAAAGCTAAGGTAGTAAATGCTACACTAAGTAAAACATCCGCGGTTAACTCTGCCGAGCAGCAACAAAAAGATTCCAGAGCAAGAGACACTGCGGTGGTACCTGTACAGGAACAATTAGCAGCAGGTGCAAAGTTTTTAGATAATGTGCTGCAAGGCTACGATAACGTTGCTTACAATTTTAAACTAGTGATGGTTAACCCTGCACTAGTTGAAAACTTTGACATAACGCAAGGCATTGTGCTAGCACAGTCCGGTGTCACAACTGACTTAGTTATTAAAGATTGTTCATTTACACATATTGTAGGTTGGACAAATAAAGCACAAGGCGCATTCGCCCACAGTGGCAAGATGACTATTGTCGAACCTTTAGGTGTTAAGTTTTTAGATAAGCTAGTTACTGCTGCTCGTGCTCTTCGTATTCCTAATCATACACAGGCACGCTATCTATTAGAGCTAACATTTAATGGAAGAAACAAAGAAACTGGCGCAGAAGAAATGGGAATCACGCACCATATATGGAGTATCTTCTTTGTTAAAGTTCAAATGAAAGTAGGCGTAGAAGGCGGCCAGTACAACATTGAATTTAGAAATCAGTTAGAAGCAGCGCAAGAAAACATTGTAGAAAACTTAAAAGATATTGTTAACATCCCTGCTAATACCTTGCGTGATTACTTTGCAGGTTTAGAAAAAGCATTAAACGAACGAGAAGCAAAGAACGTGGGCATTACTAAGTTTGTTCCTAACGAATATAGATTTGTAATCGACCCGGAAATTGCAGGCTACTCTTTTGCTAACTTTAATCCTAGCCAAGTTTCTAAGTCAAAAAATCAACACACCAAGGACGGCAAAGCAGTTGCTTCTTTTAGAGAAGGTACAGGCATATTAGGTTTAATTAACGTTATTATGTCTGGCACTGATCAGTTTCAACACTTCCAAAAACAGAAGTCAGGTGATACTAAAAAGACTAACGAAACATTGGCTACGAAGAAAGACAAAGAGCAGGCAGACGTTGCAGCCGATCTAGCTAAATTTTATAGAGTACAGACTTGGTGCGAGTGCACTGACTTTGACTTCTTTACTAAGGACTACGGTAAGAAGCTAACATTTTTTGTGTTCCCCTCGCTAGCACCACAAATTATTACACCTAGTGAGCAAGATATTGCATCGTCTAAAGAATACGGCGAATACGTTTCTATGCAAAAGAAAGCAGCATTAGAAGCACAATCCTTGCTAGCTAAACGCTACGACTATATGTATACTGGTATGAACACTAGTGTAGAAGATTTTGATATTCAAATGAACTACTCGTTTTACCAGGCGCTACCTCCTAGTGATGCAGGCTTCGTTGCAGATGCAAGTCAGTTAGGTAAGAAGATGGATCCTAACCTGACACCTGAGTTATTAAAGGATAAGCAAGAAGTAAGAAAACGCTGGGAAGCAAACAAAGTAGAAATTACACGTTTAGAAACCCAAGGCAAAGGCACGTCATCGGAAGCAGAAAAGCTAAAGAAGGAACAGCAACAACTAGCAGGCGCCTTAACAGAAGAACAAGCTCTTAAGAAACAAGCACTTGGCCCGTTACGAGTATTCGAGCAGAATCAAGGTAGAGGTTACAAGGAACCTAGACTACATTATGTAGACGATGGCGAAGTCGCTTACATTAACGATAGCTCATTAGATCCTCAATTTATTGTCTACCGATTCCTAGAAGATGATGTAGGTACAGAATTAACTAGCGGCGGCGTAGAGGGCCCGTATGCTAAAAACAGAGGTGCATTCGCCTACGTGTTTAACCAACTGCGCCAAAGTGGCGATTTAATTCAAATTAAAGTCAGGGTTGTAGGTGATCCGTATTGGTTTGGTAGAGACAACAAAATCTTAGCAGACCTAAAGAAAAACGTAGCAGGACAAAAAAGCATAATGACTGCACAACAGTCTAGTGACTTGAAAAAGCAATACGCAGACTACGAAAAGGGTGCTAACTACTTTTACATCAAGTTTCAGGGACCTAACGACTATAACCCTGCAACAGGTTATGTTGAATTTGATACTAACGATGTTATTAGCGGTGTGTACCTTGTAAAAACAGTTACATCTACATTTGAAGGCGGCAAGTTTACGCAGACCTTAGATGCAGTCAAGGATATGGTTATTATGCAACCGTTCATCGTTAAAACTGAGAAACAGTTTACTAAGGATAGAACAGATAAGCTAGTAACAGATAAAGAATTCGCACAAAAGAATAAAACAGAAGTTAAGCAACTAGCAGACGCAGGCGATCAACGTGCAAAAGATATGTTAAAGAAACTCAAATAAATTAGTATATGGCAAAGTCTACATTAGCAGGTCAGGTAAGGGAACAGTATAAAGACGGATCAAGCGGCAGGATTAACCTAGCAGCAGGCCTCTACTTGGCTATTGTAAAAGATACAGTAGACGAGCAAAAACAAGGTCGCATACGTGTATGGGTTCCGGAATTTAAAAGCAATCCAGAAGATGAAACTAGTTGGCTAACTGTTAGCTATTGTAGTCCGTTTGCCGGCGCAACAGATCCATTCAAGCTAGGCAGCAACGTACAAGAGTTTAGTGACACACAAAAGTCGTACGGATTTTGGTTTACATTACCCGATGTTAACAACGAAGTTTTAGTAGCTTTCCCTAGTGGTGATTTAAGCAGGGGTGTATGGTTAGGCAGTTTATTTCAAGCAGCTAGTAGTTATGCTGTTCCTGGTATTGCGTATGGTAATACATATGGAGAACAGAAGAACGAATACTATCCTAGCGCAGAAAAGAATAAGAAAGATACAGACGGTAACGATGATCTGCGCCCTAAGCATACTACACTAGGTACGGCACTAAACCGCCAAGGTCTACTGTCGGACTTAACTAGGGGCGCAGGCACTAGCAGTTCTATGCGAGAAAGTCCTAGTCGTGTGTTTGGTATTCTTACACCCGGCCAGCATCAGTTTGTTATGGATGACGGCGACGAAGCAGGCGGCAACAGTTTAATTCGTTTCCGTACAGCAAATGGCGCCCAGATATTAATTGATGATACACACGGTTTAATTTACTTTGTAAACAAAGACGGAACTGCTTGGTTAGAACTCAATCAAGAAGGACATATAGATGCTTATGCTGCTCAAGGTATTAACTTAAATGCAGCAGGAGACTTCAACATACGTGCCGGCGGCAATGTTAACATAGAGGCAGCAGGAGACTTTAATGTAAAGTCCAATGAAATGCGTATGTTTGCTAATAATACTTTTAATCTAAGTTCAGTTAGCGGAACTAAGTTAAGCACAGGGGGCAATACTGAAATAGGTAGTAGCGGCGATCACATCGAAACTGCGGCACACGTGCATATGAACGGACCGTTAGCAGCAGAAGCAACTCCACCTACAGTTAATCAATTACCAGTTAACGTTGTGGTAAGAAAGAGTATTGCAAGTAGAGTGCCGGAAGCAGAACCTTGGAAAGGTCACGAAGTTAGCGCCAGTACGTTAAGCAGAGGTCAGAGTAGTCAAACTGCGGCAGGCTCATTAGGCAGTGCAGGCGGCGAAGGCGAACCTAGTGGAGACGGTAAAGTGGTTGATACAAGCGATATTACTCCTACCGAAAATGTTGATACAAAGACTTGCACCCCAGTAGGAACACTACACGTTAGTAAGAATATTGTAGATTACATTATTGCTAAAGAGCGCTGGCGTCCTGTAGAGTACTGGGACTTTAGAAGCAACAGTATCGGATTCGGACATTTACAGGATGGCAAGAGTTATGACAGCCCGACTGAGTTTGACAACGGCTTAGATTGGGATGCAGCTTATAACAAGTTTTTACAAGACATTAAGAGCTTTGAAAATGCAATTAAGAGTTTGTTTAAGTCTACAAAATGTATGACACAGAACCAGTTCGATGCTCTAGTGTCTGCTGCATATAATATGGGCCAAGGCAACTTAATGAAGTGCAACTCTAGCGGGAAGAAGATAACTGACTTGGCTGCGGCAGGAGAATGGGAAGGTGTTGCAAACGCTATAGCAGGTTATCCGCACGAACAAGGCCGCCGCCAAGAAGAAGCAGTTATACTGAAGAAGGGTTACTATCCTCCTAACACTAAGCCTAAAGACGCACTAATACAAGAAGGTCTTAAGATTTGCAAGAGCTGGATAGAAGGCAATAGGGCACAAATTAAAGGACCTGCTATAGAAGGCAGACCCGGCGCATTTAAGCCTATATTCGGTGCTCCTACAGAACGTCAAAAGAAACAATGGGCAGCAATTAAAGGCAAGTACGGACTATGATCGTGTCCCAAATCGTAGTCCTATAAACAGTGCATCGTTCTCATTGGCAAAGTCTACGTAAACACCGTTAGGTTCGTATCTAACACTGTAGTCTTCTATTTTATTTTCTTTGAGAAATTTCCAAATATCTAACAAGTCTAGGGTATACGCAAGGTTACCCATAACAGTCTTGTCGCTTGCTAGTTCTTTTATCAAGACAGATGCGCTCATTTGCCTGCTAAGTCCTTCATAAACTTTTCTTTAAGTTTCTCGTCTAGCAAGTCCTGCTCGTTTTTAAGTAAGTTAATGAATACTAGTTGTGCAGTTTTCGTTAAGAGTGCAATACCTTCGTCTGTTAAGTGACTGTAGTCTGCTCCTACTGAGCTAACATACGACAGCTTTTTATCTAATGCAGCCTGTTTGAGTACACCTAACAGTAAGTTAGCACATTCTTTATCGTTAAACCGCATCTTATAACTCACTGTCTTACTTTTTATAATAGACTCGGCCGTCCGTTTCAAAGTCCAAGCCCGCCATACGTCCCTCATAGGCGCGACCATTGTACTGCAATTTAATCTTAACTGACTTATTGATAACCAAAGTAATGCTCGAATTTTGCTGAAAGTCATAGACAACTGCTTCTGTTAGTTTGCCGCTAGGCACTGCTTTAATTGTGCAATATTGTTCCATAGTTACACCTTGTATTTTTCTTGGATCTGTTTAATTTGATCTTTGTACTCTTGTTCTATGCGCTGATCCCGTTTGTATAGCTTATAGAAAACTATAGCCAAAGGCACATAGAACAAAAAGAACGCTAGTAATCCAGCTTCGTAGTTCATTTGTCATCCCGGAAACGCACAAAGCGAGGGAAGCGCAAGCTATAAGTACCGTCTTGGTTGCGAGTAACTGCGTCTGCTAACACTTCAGCAGTTTGCCCAAACAAATCGTTCTTATCGTTCCAGAACTCGATACGTTGTTCGTCTGTAAAGCCACTACCTACATTAACAGTAATGCTACGGCCGGCATCTTCGCCTTCGCAAATAATAGCGCCCATACGACCTTCATTTTTACCAGTGCCTTCTTCTACACCAACTACAGTAAGGTCTAGTGTAATAGTAGGCTTAATCTTAAGCCAGGCGTGGCTACGTTTGCACTCGTATTTTGCTTCAAGGTCCTTGAGCATAATGCCCTCGTAACCCCCTGCAATAGCACGAGCATTAATTTCTTTAAACTGTTTTTGACCTTCCGGAGTATTAAGGTCTACAATTTCGTGCCCAACAATCTCGACGTTAGGGGTTTCTTCGGCCCACAAGTCTTTCCAAGCCTTTAGTTTGGCACTGCGATCTACTTGCTTGCGATCCCATACACCTTTGTTAAAAGCATCTAGCGTGACGAAGTCGAAGAGGTGCAGAACTGCATCGTCGGTTTCTGCGTCAGTCTTACGATGCACGTGCTTCATTAAGTCTTGGAAGCTACTAGACATAATTTCACCATCAAACACTACGGGTTCGGTGATGCCTATTACAGTCTTTGCAAACTGACGTTTGATGTTTTCGAAGTTAACTAGTTCTTTACCGTTACGGCTAAACTGATCTACTTGTCCGTTGGGGTAAACAATAGTAAGCACACGAACGCCGTCTAGCTTGACCTCGATCATTTTCTTACCAGTACACTTCTTAGGATGGTCGGTACCATCGTGAGCCAGCTGGCAGCTAAACACGGGGATAGTTAGATCCGTGCGCCCTGCTTCCTTGACCACAGTGTTAACAGTCTTTTCGGTAATACCGCAACGTAGATCCTTAATAAGGATTAGTCGATACCAATCATTCCACTGCTCTTGTGTAGCAACATCCATTGCAAGTTGGATAGCTTCACGAGCAGCATTACCGGTTAGCTCACGCTTACGCAGACTGTCTGCAAGTTGCACAAAAGCACGCCAAGGGAATCCTTGTCCGCCGGGGATGTCTTTAACAGGAACTTGCTTAACTCCAAACGTAATCAACGCATCGTATGCCATACGAGCGCCATCGAAAAATGTACTAGCTTCTTTATCATTCAGCACACTTGCAATAATAGCTTCTTTAGCCTTGCGGCCAGGCTCTGCATTCAGTGCTTGTACAATTTGCCACGGTGTCATTGTTTGTCCTTAGATTGTAGATGTTTAAATTCACGCTTGAGCCAATACTTATACTTTGCAAAATATTCTTGCATTGCATAGTCCGGATCTTTGCCAGTCCATTCGTAAACTTCTTCTTTGTGTTCGTACCAGATGTTACGTACCCAATTTTTAAAAGCAGTGTTCTTCATAGTTAGTATAGCACAGGTTCGACTGCACGTTCGCCTTTGATAGTTTTTAACATTTCATCTTCTTGAGAAAAGATTAAGTGTTGATCGGCTAAGATAGCGTAACGTTCTTCGCTTGTTTTACTTAGCCACTGCTCCACTGCTTCGTTACTACCTCGAGCTTCTGCAGGGATATAGTCTAGAACCCATCCTACTAGGTTTTTAAGTGCAGGGATAGTATTTGCAGGATGACTGCACTGTACAGCTCTTGCAAAGTCGTTAGCAAGTAGTGCAGTAAAAAACGACCCCGGGCTAAAACCGTGCACTAGATAATTGTACATAGGTTCTGCATAGTCTCTGGCTACTGACCAATGTGCAAAGGTGCCCATTAGTTTAGCTTTACTGTGTGCGCCGATATTCATTTGCATACCTCTGCGATGTGCTTGCAGGCGCCGCGGAAAGTAAAGCCAGGACAAGTGCAAGTCTTGGCTTCGGGGTCTACCCAATAGCTATTACCCTTGCTACCTTTTACTTCGACTAGGCTAGATTCTGCTTTAGCCTTAAACAGTTGTGCATCTGCCTTAACAAACTTGCGACCACGGCGGTCGATAGCCAAGGGCGTTTTAAAGTAGAACGGCTCGCCTTTTCCGAACTTAATGTAAGCTACAGCCTTTTGACCGTCGAACAAGTAGATGTGATTTACTTGCACATCTACGTTCTCCCAGACTGTAACTTCTTTAAGAGCTTCCATATTAAGCCTCGACAATGTAAGGCTTGTCCCACTTGCCAATGTTCACATCTACATACCAACCCACATCAAAGTAGTCAGTTTGAATGTCCGAGTTGTCGTGGTTGCCGTTGTTCATTGCAGGGATAACTTCGCTCAAGAACTTCAAAGCCTTACCGTCGAAATGACGCTGGTAATGATACACGTTCACGTCGATGTCCTTGGTTGCAGGACGGAACGGCAGGTGTGCAGGACGAGGCTCAGCAGCACCCAAGCGGTTAAAGGATTCCAGGAAGTCAATCTTGCCCGACTTAATGTTGAGCACAAGAGTTGAATGATTGCGAACTGCAAGACTAGCCTTAACGCCGTGCTTCTTGCAAATAGCCTTGATCTTTGGTGCCAACTTAGCTTTCAGTTCTTGGGAAACGTATGCCATCTTCAACTCCTGTTTTGTTACGCTATGTATGTATTATATACGATTTGGATTTATTGGTCAAATCAGCGGCGATAGTGGTTTGCATAGCGGTCAAACAAGAACGCAACAAACCCTTCGGGAACGAACCAACGTGCAAGGTTAATAATGCCTTCGTTTTTCTTGTCAAACGTAACAGCCTTTTTGGGCATAAAAAATGTGTACTCTTTTTCAGAATTTAGTACTTTAAACTTAAAGGCTTTTTCAGTTTCGCCTACAAGTTCTACGCCTAGGGCAGTGCAAACAGAGTAACCGGTTTTCCAAATGCTGTAAATGTTTTCCATTGTCGACTCCTGTTTTGTTACGCTATGAATGTATTGTAGCACTTTTGGATTTTTCGGTCAAATCGTGTCAAAAGTTGACAATAAATACATACTTTGCTACAATGGTAGCTTGTAGTAACTTACACGAGTTTTATAATGTCAGACACACTAGTATTAAACGGCGACTTTCAGCCGCTTTGCATCTTTCCGTTAAGCACAATCGACTGGCAAACTGCTATTAAGGCAGTTTTTTCAGAAAAAGTCGTTGTGGTTAAAAATCACGACAATTGGATGGTGCATAGTCAGCGTCTAACAATGCCAGTTCCTAGCATTGTTGCAATGCGTGATTATGTAGATGCTACTCGCGGTGTTAACTTTAACCGCCGCAGTGTTTACATTCGTGACAACTACACTTGCCAATACTGCGGTAACAAGTTCCATTACGAAGACCTAACATTCGACCACGTTATCCCACGTTGCGATGGCGGGCAGACTACTTGGGAAAACGTTGTAACTGCTTGCCGTACTTGCAACTTCCTTAAAGGCAGCGACCTGATGGATCCGCTAACTAAGCCACGCAAGCCTACATATTGGGAAATGAGTAAGAAAGCTAAGGACCTTGTAATTATGATTAAAGATCCTGCTTGGCAAGATTACTTAAATTGGCCCGAGGACAAATTAATTGTTAGGCCAGAAGCTAGAATGGTAGCATAAGAAAAGCCCCTAAGGGGCTTTTCTATTGTTGTTTAAAATCGCTAAAGTCTGGAGTATAGGATATGCGCTCGTTTACTTCGACGAAACCCCCGCACCTTCTGCAAATAACATCCGGTTCTCCGCTGGTTTGATCGAAACTGTGCCCACATTCGGGGTTAGTACAGTGTAATAGCCATTTGTGATATGTAGTGTCCATATCACTATTTAGCGCCGCATTGAGCTGATTTCCTTAGCTTCGTCATCACTAAAAATAGGAACAGCATTACTTTTGTGCATAGTACCGATGCCTTTAACCTTTGTACCTGTGTAGACTTTTTGTTGCCCTTGTGTACACGGCACCCAACCAGTATCGAGGCTTTGAATTTTCTCAGTTTGACGAACGTGAGGCTTACTGACAACAGGAGAAGCTACTGTAGTTGCTACTTTTGCCTTGCTAAACTTTGGAGTAAGTTTAGCCCACTCTGCTTGCTTACGTTCCCATTCGGCTGCTAGCTCACGGGCCTTGCGAGCCTCGGCTGCATTTCTAAACTTTTGTTTGCCTTTTTTCTTGCCGCTAGTAGACAGCCAAGGACCTTCAAGATGCATCGTCATATATGATTCTCCAAAATCGTAGGTTGTTAGTGTAACACAAGTGCATTTTATGGTCAAGTATTAAGTACGCTGATAATTTTACAAATAAATAACAGTATGGCAAATTCACTTGTATATAAAGGTTTTACTACACAATCTTCTGTAATTACGGGCTCTACATTGTATGATTTAGAGTTAGCTAAAACTGATTTAATGAATCATTTTATGACACGTAAGGGCGAGCGTGTAATGGCACCTACATTCGGTTCTGAAATATGGGATTACTTATTTGATCCTATGAACGAGGATGTAATACAAATGATTAGAAACGATGTAGTTTCCATTGTAAGAACAGATCCACGCTTTGATGTACAAAGTGTTAATGTAACGCAATACGAACACGGAATCACTGTCACATTAGATTTATACTACTATCCAATGGACATATTAGATACATTAGCTATCACATTCGATCAAAGCGCAATAGAGGCAAAATAAATGACACAGGCTGTACGACAAGACAACTTATTCGCTAGTGAAAACTGGCAAGCGGTATATCAGAGTTTTAGAAATGCTGATTTTAAAGCATACGACTTTGATACATTACGCACCGCTATGATAGACTATATTCGTTTATCATACCCAGAAGATTTTAACGATTGGATTCAGTCTAGTGAGTTTGTTGCTCTAATTGACTTAATTGCTTTCTTAGGTCAAAACCTAGCATTCCGTGTTGACTTAAACAGTCGCGAAAACTTTATTGACACCGCAGAACGTCGCGAAAGCATTTTACGCCTTGCACGTTTCGTAAACTACAACCCAAAGCGTAATATTGCAGCTAGCGGCTTATTAAAAGTTAAAGCAATTAAAACCACAGAACCTGTATATGATCCTTACGGCCTAGATTTAAGCAATAAAATGGTACAGTGGGTCAACGTAAATGATCCAGACAATTACGAAAAGTTTATTACTATTCTAAATGCTGCTCTTAACCCTGACCATAAGTTTGGCAATCCAGTTAAAACTGGTTCAGTCGGCGGTGTAGTCGCACAGCAATATGCACTAACTAATATACCCGGTGATATTGTTACTGTATCTTACAGCGCAAACACAGGCGGCAAAGAAGACAATTTCGAAATCTGTAATACAGATTTCTTAGATTTAGGATTCTTCAAAGAAGCAACTCCTAATCCATACGGCGCATTTAACTTAGTATACCGCAATGACAATGCCGGTAATACAAGTCCTAATACCGGTTTGTTTGTATTGTTCAAGCAAGGTAAGTTAATCAAACAAGACTTTAATATTGTTGATTACGTGGAAAATCGTGTAGTAGATATTGATATTCCTAATGTTAACGAAGCAGACGTTTATGTGCAAAGCATTTCAGCTGACGGTTCAGTGGTAGAAGATTGGAGTAAAGTACCTAACGTATCTGGCAACTCTGTAATCTATAACTCATATGCACGTGGTGTTAGAAAAGTATATAGCGTGATTACACGCCAGGACGATAAGATTAGTATTAAGTTCGGTGACGGCCTATTCTCTGAAGTTCCTGTTGGTTTAATTCGTGTTTGGGTACGTACAAGTAATGCCCAAGCATATACTATTAAACCTAGCGATATGAAGAATATCACTTGGGACGTAGGTTATTATGATGCACAAGGTCGTCAGCAATACCTGACCCTAGTAGCAGATTTAGAATACACTGTTAATAACAGTAGTCCTGCAGAATCATTAACTAGTATCAAAGCTAATGCACCGTTGGCATATACTACGCAAGACCGTATGGTTACTGCTAGCGACTATACAGTATACCCTTTAACACAAAGCGCAGACGTATTAAAAGTTAAAGCAGTAAATCGAGTACACAGCGGCTTTAGTCGTTATACAGATCCGCTAGACCCGACAGGCACATATCAAAACATTGATATGTTATCGGACGATTTCTACATCTACAAACAAACAGATACCGCAGCAGATGTGTTTAAAACATCTAACCAGCTATATGTTAACGACATATTAGACACTTTACAAAAGCATTTAACTCGAGGCGGTGCAGTTAACTTATATTATGCTAATTACTCTGCGTTAGATTTTGCAAGCCAGGGTATTACTTGGAACAATGTAAGTACAGTTGCAGGAATGTCTACAGGATATTTTACTGTAAATTCTCAAATTGTCGCAGTAGGCACAAACGAGCAATTAAGCAATAGAAAACAGTTACACGTAGGAGCATTAGTAGAATTTACTGTTAACGGGGCTACTGAATGGGCAGCAATAAATTCTGTTAGTTTAAAAGGACTAGGACTAGATAATGCAAGCGGCATAAGCACCGGCTTAAAAGTTAACGGTGAAGGTGCAATAACTATTAGTAAAAACATACCAACAGGTGCAACTATTACTAGAGTTATCCCTGCACTAAAGAAGAAATTCGACCAAAAAGAACGTGCAGACATTTTAAGTAACCTTGGAAATAAATTTAACTTCGGTATTAGATACAATTATCTAACTCAAAGCTATGTCATAGTAACTGATGACAATGTTAATTCTACTGACTTCTTTAGTCTAAGCAACCAAGGTGATACATCTGGTCAAAATAAAGATGCTAGCTGGATTTATTACATCTCATTTGCAGATGGACAATACCTAGTAAGACAGAAGTTATTAAAATATATTATTGGTTCTAACAAGAAGATCAAGTTCGGTAACATTAATTTCTTAGAAAATGCGAAAGACTCACTAACATCATTTAAAGCAGACGTTGTTAAATTCCTTAAGATTAACACAGTGCCTTCTGGCAATACTGTAATAGGCAAGCCTGTTGAATTTAGCGTGGCCAGTTATTTTGTAAGTGCAGACGGTTACACTGATACGAGTAAAGTAATTGTTAAGGTAGCCGATTCTGATAATAACTATCTTCCAGACAACCCTTACACATTTGAAGAACTAGTAGGAAATACTAAAGTTAATGTGGCAATAACAAACGCTAGCGGTATCATTCAAACTACAGTAACAGAATCTACTAGTGGTACATTAGCTGGCCGCACAGATTTAATAGGACAATGGAAGCATTATGCAGAAAGTAACCAGCGTATCGATCCAGCAGTAGTAAACATTATTGACTTGTTTATATTAAGCTCTAACTACGATACAGATTTCAGACGTTGGATGAAAAACGACGGCAGGTTAGTTAATAAGCCGCTGCCTCCTACTACAGTTGCATTAAGCCAGCAATTTGCAGATTTAGAATTAGTTAAGACTAGCAGCGACACTATTGTATTCCGTCCAGCAAAGTATAAACTACTATTCGGCGCACTAGCTGACCAAGAGCTACAGGCTAGATTTAAAGTAGTTAAGATGGCAGGTACCAGTTTAACTGACAACGAGATTAGAAGTAAAGTGCTAGCAGCTATTGACAGCTTCTTTGATATACGAAATTGGACATTCGGTGAAACATTCTATTTCACTGAAATGGCAGCGTATATACATACACAGTTAGCAGGCAGCATAAGTTCTATCGTTATCGTTCCTACAAATGGCAGCAGCCAGTTCGGTAAATTATTCCAAGTAGGCAGTAACGCAGATGAACTTTTTGTTAGCTGTGCAACAGTAGCAGATATTGAAATTATCTCACAGATTACAGATACAAACATTAGAATAGGTAAATGATGTCAAACAAGAAATTCAGCGCAGATCCAAATAGCGTAAAAAATTCAACAGTTCCTAATGATACTAATACAGAGTTCATTAATGCAGTTGACTTTTTACCTAAGTATCATCAAACTGCTACTAATAAAAAACTGTTTAACGTTACGCTAGATCCGCTAATCAGCAAAGGTACAGCAGAAGATATCAGTGCATACGTAGGCCGCAAAAGCGGTACAGTATACCGCCCGGCACGTGATCCGTATCTAACTGAAGTAAGGAAATCTCGAGAAGATACACAGTTAGACATCGGTGTTGTTAGCAAAGACAGTTCTGGTAATGTTACCGGTATGATTGCATACGGCGATTTGTTAGACAAGTTTAAAGCACAGTACAGCAACTTTACCGCGGACGATTTAGATGTCGACTACTTTACCTGGGCGCCTCCTATAGACGCAGATAAGTTTGTTAACTTCTCTCACTATTACTGGCTACCATATGGTATGCCTGCAATCGAAGTGTCAGGTGATATCGATATCGATGCAGACATTGTTAGTAAAGCTGTGTATGTAACACCGACTCAACCTAATGGCAAGCGTTTAAATTTCCACAATGGTGCAAAAGTATTCTTTACTAACAACAATATTGCTGATAAGAAATATGTAACACTACCGGACGCATCTCGAAAATTTGCTTATTCTACAGGCGCAGAATATAGTGTAGCAGACTTAATTTCTGCTAATTACATCCTACGTGTATCTCTAACTTACTCAACAGTCGAAAACTTTTACGGAGAACATACTGTTTCTAGAACAGTGATGCTACCCGAGTACAGCAAAGTTAACGGCGAAGCAGTGGGCGTAAATTGGAAACAAACATCTGACGGCGTTTTAACTATATCAGATTCAGTGATACCAGCCGAAGCAATTAGCGGTTCAATTGAAGTTGAAGTTCAAGTCATTAACCGTCCTGTAATTTTTACAGTTGACGGAATTAGCAGAAGAATAACACTACTACCTCAACAAGCAACAGACCCTCGTACAAGTTATGTACTGTATCTCCCAGAAGGTTGGGACACACAGAATTGGGACATTACTGCCTGGGATGCAACTACTCCTGGTCACTTGCTACCAGAGTATATTGTAATGTCTCGTGGATCGAATAACTGGAACGCTTGGAGCAGAATTAACCAATGGGTGCACATCGAAAGCATTCAAGAAACTTTTGAGTTCTTGGGCAAAGACTACAGTTACCTAACAACTCCCGAATTTAGAGGCAAGCGCCCTATCATCGAGTTCTATACAAATATTGCTTTAGTAAACCACGGCGACTGGGCAACTGGCCAAGTTGATGCAGTATTAGACGGAAAACAAGATGCTCTGTCTTCGGTACTAGGTCAAGTTGCAGCTAAAGTCGACGGCGTTAGCATCTACAATAAGAACAGAATACTAGTATTAAACACAGGATCAAACTTTGACAATAAAATTGTCACAGTAACAGGTGTAGGCGAATCAATTGAATTTGCTTTCCCTGCTGACGCAGACCCTACTACAGAACGCACAGTATTTGTACGCTCAGGTACTAAGTACCAATTCATTGAATTATGGTACGATACCTATTTAGATACTCCTGTATGGAAGCTAGCACAACAAAAAACTAAGCGCAACCAATTCCCTCAGTTTGAATTGTATGATGCCAACGGCATTAAGCTAAGTGATACTAGCGTATATAAAAATTCCAACTTTACTGGTAGTACGTTATTTCAGTATAAGGCAGGGTCATTCGTTGATCCTGTACTAGGCTTCGGGGTTGAATACGAAGATAACAGCTATGACATAGTTTCTGCTAGCAGCCCGTATAGCAAAACTTTTGCTAACTTAAAATTCCTGTTTACACAAAATGCTAGTGACTTGTACTATGAAGTAGATGGCAAGCGCACAGCTATACCGGGATACTACTACCACAAAGTCTATAGAGAATCAGAGTCTGATTACTCATTGAGCAACGGTTGGGTCCGTAATAGCCAAGAACCTATTACATTCCAACGTATTAGCAAAGTAGCTGCATCTTCTACAGAATCTGTAGTAGTGCCTGCTGATATATTTGCTAGCTACGACTATCAGTTATTCCTAAACGCAGGAACTCCGTTCTTTAACATTATAACCAAGGAAAACAAGTTAAGTTTATTAGATCCTCTAGAAAAGCATTTAATTTTTCCTATCGGTAGAACAGCAACAATTTTTAACTACACAGGCATACCATTAACACTATTAGACAAGTACAACAATCCATTGTCTAATGTAACTAATAACGGCGCTGATTACGGGTTAATTACAGTCGATTTAGATAGTACAAACGTAGATGCAGGTGAATCCGGTTGCCACTATGCCTACTATACTATAAACGGATATACCAATGCGATTGAAATGATTGATCCTAAACAAGATCCTCGTTTCTTACAAGTAAGAGTAAATGGCAGAAAACTAAGTTCTAGTCAGTATATTCTAACACAAAACATTGATTCTACTTACACTGTACAAGTAGACAACTTGTCTAAAAATGATGTACTAGAAGTAATGTTTGTAAGCGAAGAACATTATGGTGTATATGCCACTCATAGCACACTAGAAGCTAATGCAAATAATGCAACAGTTTACGAAACAAGCTACAGCAAAGTATTTGAACATTTCACTTCGGTTATATCTAGCCAGCTAGGATTTAAAGGTAGTGCATATGGTTCTAACACTTATCACGAGTCTGCAAGAAACATCGGTTTAGGATATGTAATCCAACAGCAGCAAAACAGTTTACTACCTATTACCGCACTAGCTAACGCAGGCGCAGATGTATTAACAGTATTAGAAGCAAGTGGTACACGCTACGCTAACTTCAGAGCTAAGTTTATTACTAGACTACAGAACATCAACAACGTGCTAGACGTTAATGCAATGATGCCTGCTGATTTAGTAGATACAGTACTCAAAGCAATGAATGTAGGCAAAGATGCATCATTTGTAGACGCATTTAGCAATGTTGCATACTACAGTGAATATTTAGAGTTTAACTATACTGGCGACGGCGTAACTAAATCTTTTGCACACAATAAGTCCGAATTGTTCAACGGCAACAAATATAATCACGTGTACTTCTATGTAAACGGATTAAGTATGCCTATCGGTACTGCAACAATAGGAACAACTACAGTAAATTTTGCTGTAGCACCTGCACTAGGTGAAGCTATTAAAGTAAGGGTATACAGTGCAAACAGTTACTCTTTTATTCCACATAGCCTGGCAACTTTAGGCATAAACAAGATGCACAACCCTGCGGTGTATACAGACACTACTAAAGGTTCAAGGAGATACATTCGTTGTCACGATGGCACTGAAGTAACAATGTATGACGGTGTATATCAATATGTTAACAATGCTATATTAGAATTAGAACGTAGAATTTATCTAAACTCTATCAGAGCACAATTATCTTTTACTGAATTTAGTACCACTAACATACCTGGATACTACCGCGTAACTAGCGAAAGTTTACAAGACTTAAATCGCTATCTAGAGCAGCACTATCTTGTTTGGGCATCTAACAACAATATCCTAACAATGGAGAATACAGGTTACGATGCAACTAATCCGTTTACTTGGAATTATTCTAGCCCGGAAAACGCACACTTAGGCGGCGGCAGCTATAAGGCAATCTACCAGTATCTATTCGACACTTCGACTCCGCATTTAACTCCTTGGGAAATGTTAGGTTTTAATTCTAGTCCACAATGGTGGGGAGAACATTATTCTTGGACTAACGCTACTAAGCGAGCAGCGTTAGAAAATGCGCTACGCAAAGGTATAACAAGTGATCCTAGCCAACCGGTATCTATAGAACCTAGACTTGCACGTGTGGGTGCAGTATTTCCGGTAGATGCAGCAGGCAATTTATTAGATCCTATTGCAGCAGGCATTGCCAATAACCCAGGAGCAGATATTGCAGCAAGTGACTGGAAATTTGGTGATATCGGCCAACAAGAATATGCTTGGAGGACAAGCCCTCATTTCCAATGGGCATTAGCAGCCTGGGAATATGTAGAGTGGCCAAGTAAATTTGTCGGGGCAAACTTTGATCCGTTTAACCTAGTGAGAGTCGCTAACAAAACACAAATTGTTAATGTGGACACACAAGTTAGAAATTCACTGGCTTCTACTGTCTTACATCGCCAAACTTCTGAGTACAAGTATGGTTTAAATTACCTATGCACAGAATACGTTGTTTCTCAAAATAAAAACTTAACAGCATATTTTGATTCTGTACATAATTCTACTGTACAGCTAATACACAGAATCGGCGGCTTCGCAGACAAGAGAACATTAAAGTACAAGGCAGATACATTAAAATCTTCTGCTAGCGGTTCATTTGTGCCTGAAGAAAACTTTAGCTTACACTTATACGAAAGCGCACCTATTGCAACTGTATTCTACAGTGGTGTTAAAGTAACTTGGACTGGCACAGCATATAAGGTAACAGGCTACGACAAGATTAATCACAACTTTGTTGCTTATATGCCTAAGCAAGGTGGACGCAGCCGTGCAGTGACATTCAACGGCATCACAATGCTAGATGTGTTAGACTACAGCGAAACTCCTAGCGTTATTCCATACGGTACAGAGTTTACTTCTAGACAAGATGTTTACAACTTCTTCGTAGGCCTTCACAAGTATATGACAGAAGTAGGCTTTGTGTTTGACCAATTCGACACCGAACAAGATGGCTTCTTGGACTTTAAACTTGCAGGTAAGCAGTTTATGTTCTGGAGCGATAGCAAGTGGGAAGCAGGCAACTTTATTGCACTAAGCCCGTTAAGCAACGTAATTAAATTTAACTACAACTACGGCTGGGTGCAAGACTACAATAAAATTACGCAGTTCGATCCGGTAGTAGACATTGAAGGCAAGCGAGTATTAATTAACGACATCGACGTCGACCGTGTAGAACAAGGTATTGTTACCATTTCTGCAAAGTCTACTCCTATATACGGAATTGCAATTAGAATTGTAGAGCTAGAACACGCAGCTATATTTGACAACTTAACAATATTCGGTGACACAATATACAATCCGCTATACAGACTAAAGCAATACAGACTAAAGTACATCGGCCAGCGCACAAGAGATTGGGACGGCAGCCCTCGTACACCTGGCTTTGTTATTAACGGTGATAAAATACTAGGTAACTTTGATAGAATAATTGCTGACATCAGCGACAAGTATTATTCTGTAGAAGGTTCTACACAGAACACTAGATTACAGGCGACAGCACGCCACTCTGTTGGTATGGATAGTGCTAGTGCGCTATCACGTATAATAGATAACCCTGCTACACAGTTTGAATTCCAACGTCCGGCTGTTAGACAAAAAGGCACCCCTGCTGCATACAGCAAGCTACTACGTACCTCTTTAGTTGACGAGTACTCATCTGATTCTATCCTTGCTGATGAAGAGTGGATGTTTAAACTAGGCGATTTTGGTAATATTGAAAGTATTAATAGCTGGGAATTTAAACTAGCACAGCAAGAAATTAAAGACGCAGTGCAGTTATTAGAGTTCGACGATAGCTACAAATTTAACCAAGTAGATAGGTCATATGCTAAGATATACGATAAGGCCACTGACACTGTAATTACTATGCCAGCCGACGATGTGCGCTGGATCTACAAACCTTACGGTTCGGAACGTCTTCGTTTCCCTACTAGAAAGCACAGCGATGCCGGTTTAGAGATTTTATATCCTTCCGACAACGTTACAGCAGGATATGCAGTAGTAGCAGATGCCGACTTTACTTGCAATAATTTAGATGATGTTGCGGTATTGTTTAGTTCTTTAACTGAGCTAACATCTATTCCGCAATGGACCAACATAGGCAACTATAAGCCAGGCGATCTAGTACGACACAACGGCCAACTATATAAGAAGAAGCCTACTATTATTGCTAACTCAACTGAATTCGATGTAACGCAATGGGATACAGTAACCGAAAAGAGTTACAAGCTATGGATCAGTGACTATATTAGCAATCAAGACGGGTTAAATGCCGTAAGAAGCACTAACCAATCTGTTCCGTTAGGCTGGAATATGTTAGTCCTACAAGATACTAAGCTAGCAGCAAAGAGTATCATCTCTTCTAACTACGATTTACCTACTGCCCCTGCTATAGTAGAATTTGAAGTAGCACACGGCTACACAGTAGGCGACTTCGTTGTTATAGTTAATAGCGGCACAGCAGACGGAATTTACCCTGTGCAAGAAGCAGACGAGTTTACTATTACAGTAGATGCACTAGTTCCTGCTGATATATTAGGCAAGGGCAAGGTTATGGGCCTACAGCCTACACGCTTCGATAATTTAGCCCAATTAACTGCTACCTTAACATCTGCTAAGTACAACTGGCAAGAACGCCAACACGGTTATGTAGATAATGTAGCAGGTTCATATACAATTTACGAAGTGGATGCGAACGGCCAGCTGGTAGTAGATACAATGGACGCCGAGCCTGAGCAAGACTTAGTAGACACACGTTTAGTTAACTCTGTTAAAATATACGACAAAGTTTCAAACAGACTATTGGTCGATTTGGATATCTATGATCCGTACAAGGGTTTTATTCCACGTGCGGCTCAGAACAACATTGATATTCGTAGTAACTACGATCCTGCGGTATACGACTTCACCTCTACAACAGACGACGACACTAGTGTTACGTCTAGCTGGGGCCTAGATCAAGTAGGTACAGTGTGGTGGGATATTAGCACTGCTAAGTTCTTAAACTACGAAACAATGACTACTGCATACCGTCGTGCAAACTGGGGTAAGTTATTCCCTGGCGCATCAATTGATGTATATCAATGGGTTGAAAGTCCAGTCGATCCTATAGCGTACAACAATGCCAGCCAATCTGGAACACCAATCGGTGATTATGTGCCAGTGGGCGTTGCAAAAGTACAGAATCTAGATCAGACTGATATTTACAGTTACAGTACTCGTGACGTTATTAATGCAGACGGTACTACAACTACAAAATATTACTTCTGGGTTAAAGGCCTAGACACTGTTGCACAAAACAGAACAGACAAAACATTAAGTGTAGCAGCTATTGCAGCAATTATTAAGAATCCGTCTGAAGCAGGCATTGCTTGGGCTGCTCCTATTTCTGACAGCGCAATGCTAATATCCGGAGTAACAGGTTTCCTAAACAACGATTCTACTAGTGTACAACTACAGTTAGTAGACGTTAAAGAAGACAACCTAGACATTAGTCCTACTGTTCACAGTCAGTGGATGCTATTACGAGAAAACGATAGTGTTAACCGTGTTCCGGAATGGCTACACAACAGACTACGTGACAGCTTGGCGGGTTTTGACCGCAACATCGAAGTTGCCTTCTACGCAGACTACAGTAACACTAAGAAATATACAGCCGGTAGTGTATTCTATCGTCCTACTGACGGTAACTACTACAGAGTGTTTAGAAATATGTCATCTGCAGATTTGGCAGTAACATTCGATAAGCGTCCGTTCTATAAGCTATACGACTATACATTGCTACCAGCTGACTTCCAAAAGCGCAAGCGTATTGCTATTCAAGCCCGCCGCGATGTTCCTAACTTCAGGACTAGCGAATTCGACAGATTTGGTAATAGAATTCGCCCAGCGCAGCAAACCTGGATCAAGAATCGAGACGAAGCACGTAGAACATTTATTGCTAGTGCAAACAAACTACTAGCAACTATGGACCTATTTGACACTGTTCCAAATTGGAACAAGCACCTAGTTGAAATTACGTCAGGTACACTAAGCTACGACATTACTAAATTCTACACTGTAGTAGATTTTGTTGCAGTAGACTATAGTCCTACTAAGACTATCGTTAAAGAGTACGCAACTGAATTAGACATTATCGTAAGCGAGTTAAGTTCAGGCGACTATGTACTAGTGCAAAATGCTACAAGATATGCAGTATATCAAATATCAGGTAGCGAGCGCATCTTAAAATTTAAGAGCAATGCAACTATACAGTTCACTGAAGACTTATTCAACAGCTTAAAACAACAATATAGCTGGGACCTTGCGCCGTGGGACTTTACTAAGTGGGATAACGAGCCGGGTGTAGAATTCGGCGAAATTGTAACAGCACTACGAGAAGATATTTTTGTAGATAACTACGCAGTTAATTACAATAGATTATTCTTTGATATGGTACGTTACATATTCAGCGAAAATAACAATGTTGATTGGATTGCCAAGAGCAGTTATATCTACATCGACAACCTAGACGTTGATAGCCTAAAGCAACAACCATACCTAGACTTAGACAAAGTACAGCAATATATTGATTACATTAACGAAGTTAAGCCTTATAGAACTAAGATTCGTCAAGTTATCGATACACGCAGCGTAACAGATACAGCGTCAGTTACTATAGAAGATAGCAACAGTCTAGAAATAGAAGTTAAGTTTGATAGAACTGACGTGCGTACAGTAGAAAGAAACTATATCTCAGGCGGCCGCTTTGGTGTAGAAAATGTAGACAACATTTCGGGTGGTGTGTTTGGTGTAATAAACGAAGATATAATATCCGGCGGCACATTCGGTGCTAGCGAATTAATCGGCGACCAAGAAATTGCACTGTTAACAGTATCCGATGCTTTACAATTAGAAGTTGTAACCAAGTATGACACTGCAACATACAGTTATGCAGCTTATATTACTGATTCATTTGCTAAGTACTACGCATTGCACAATTCGTTAACTACTACTCTAGTTTCTGCAATTACTAGTGATACAACAGAGATTGAAGTAACCGACGGTAGCGTATTACCTGCCCCGGATCAGTTTACAAATACACCGGGTGTTATTTTAGTAAACGGTGAGTATATTGCTTATTTTGAAAAGCAAGGCAACATACTGCGTCAGCTAGTAAGAACATACGGAACTATCGGGTTAAATTCTCACACAGCAGGATCTATTGTTTGCAGTGTGCAAGAATCTAACAAATTACTAAGCCCACTTAGTGGGCACATTGGGTACAATGCCCCTGGATTTACGCTATTGGAAACTACTTCGGGCGATGCAACTAGAATTGTAGAAGAGCAAGGTTTTTAAAAGCATAAATATGAATAGATAAAAGGTTTATTATGTATACAGAAGATACAAACATTTCAATTGAAGGGCATCTTAAAATTTGGGACGATGCTCTCGGCGAAGACCAGGGAGTACTAGTCGATAAGCGTAATGCAGTTAACCCCGAAAACCTAAGCGTAGCGTTGGCTAAGAGTTTAGGCAACGGCGGCGGCACTGTATACGAAATACATTTCGGCAACGGCGGTACTGTTATTAACGACCTAGGTGTTATCACATACAATTCCCCACGTGTAGCTAGTGAAGCGGCTGAACTGTATTCTCCTGCATACTATAAAGTAGTAGACGCAAACGATACTGTTAACAACACTGATCCTACAAAAAATTACATTTCTGCACAGCACTTAACTGGCTTAAATTATACAGACATTGTTGTTAATGCAGTTTTAGACTACACTGAACCTAACATTTCTAGTCCGTTTAATCTAGCAAACGCTAGCCAAGATGCACTAGACAATGCAGCAGATTTTAACGGCGCATTTGTATTTGACGAAATCGGCTTAAAAAGCAAGGGTGAAGAATTAAACAGCGGCCTACTGCTAACTCATATTACTTTCCATCCTGTACAGAAGTCAGCTAACAGACTTTTCCGTGTTAGATATACACTAAGAATACGTGTTAATTGAACTATAAATACAAGGCAAGGATTTAACAATGGCATACGAAATTAACAAAACTAACGGGGAAGTGCTAGTATCTATTCCAGACGGTGAAGTAGATGTTTCTACTAGCATCCGTTTAGTTGGCAAGAACTATCCCGGTTACGGTGAAATTATGGCAGAGAATCTAGTTAATATGCTAGAGAACTTTACTAACTCTGCTCCTCCTACTAATCCGATTGTAGGACAAATTTGGTACAACAGCGACGAAGACCAGTTATACTTTTTTGACAAGAATTACGTTTGGCGAGTAGTCGAAAGCTCTTACGTTGGTACACAAGTAAAGAGTATGAAAATCGTCGACACATCCGGCATCGAGCACTACGCAATGGTTCACTATGCCAATTTCATTCCTGTAATGATTGTTAGTAGCGATAGCGTATACCAGCCGGCTGTAAACACAGCCAATACAACAGCAGGTATTACTAGCCAAGCGTTCCCTAGCATTGGCCCGGGTGCAAATATGAGCCAGGCTTCACGCACTGACGGCGATCAATACAAGGTTCGTGGTGTTGCAGTTTCTGCACAGTTCTCTTAAAATATAAGGATTGTGCAAGTGACTATTCCATCAAACAAGATTGCAGGCGAACTTGTTGCAGCTAATGACTACAATCCATTAGCTGCACACGTTAATAAGATTTTCGGGGACGCTGTTCCTGGAAGTCAGCCGTCAACTGACCCTGCAATCATTGCAGCGATGAAGTACGGTTGGGGACAAACATCTCCTATTATGAACGTTACTGGCAATGGTACTGGACAAAACGGCGAGCTCATCACAGCAGAACAATGGAACAGCTTAGTTGACCGCTTACAAATTGGTTTAATCAACACTCAAAGCGCACCGCCTGCATTGATTAGATTTAAAGTAGGTAAAAACTATATTCCATCCGAAGGCGACATTAGATCAGATATCGTATACGCAAGCCACTTTAACGATATTCTTAGCCTAACTCGTTTGCTAGACGAAAACAAAAATGTATTAGTGCCCGAAGAAACTTTAGTTATTAGTTCAGTAACTGACTTAAGGCCGAGCCCTTGGCGCAAGCATTTAACTGCATCAGTTGCGTACGATTTCGGAAGCTACGATAAGGCTAGATACTTTTTTAATAGTGGCGGTGCATTAACATTAGAAATGGCAGCTAGCGCAGGTAGTACAGCAGGCTATACAATATTTGCCGGCATCTACGAAAAGCTAGGGCAGTTTTCTTTAGACTTAGATTCGTCTAACTCAACAGGTACCGGAGCAATTAGCACTAACAAGGGCTTTTACGATATTGGATTAACTGAGACATTACTACTCACTGTTAGTAGCAACGGCGGCGGCTCCTATGGCGGATATGGAGGCTATGGCGGATATGGAGGCTATGGTGGTTATGGCGGATATGGAGGCTATGGTGGTTATGGCGGATATGGAGGCTATGGTGGCTATGGTGGCTATGGTGGCTATGGTGGCTATGGTGGCTATGGAGGCTATGGTGGTTATGGTAACACATTTAAACTAGAAGTATTTGGAACTGTAACACCAGCCGGCAAGTTAACCCTAACGGTTAAATTAACAAACGCTGCTCACATTAATGTTGACGGCATTACAGTCGCTTCGTTTGGTTACCGAAAAGCATCTGACTTCGATAACACGGCATTTCCTGAATGGAACGACGAGCACGGTGTAGACTTAACTCAAAATACAGTAGAGTTCAAAATACAAGACCCGGTAGTAACCAAGACTGCATCGTTTACAGATTCATCAAACGAGTAACCCACTAAATACTCCGGTATGTTGACATAGTAGATGGACTGTGTTAAACTAAATTACCGGAGTATTTTTATGGATAAAGCATTACAAGAAGCACTAGAGTTCTCAAACTACAGAACTACACTAGAAAATCAAAAAACTAATTTAAAGCACAGGCTTCAAGTTCAACGTACTGTATCACACGCAGGCGGACTGTTTACTGCAACCCCCGAACTAATTGCATATACTAAATTCCTAGTAGATAGCAATTTCGAGCAGCAGGTTTTTATAGACGAGAACAAGATTCCTGTTATGGTTCGTGACTTACCTAATTTCTTAAACAGGTTAAACGAAGCATATACTACTGCAATGAACGAGTACTTTGTAGAGTACGAAAAAACAAAACGCCAGCGCAACGTAAAAAGTCTAGTAGGAGTTGCCTAATGGAAACTCGTGGCGTGGCAATGTTTGCCTACAATAACGACCAGCTGGACTATTCTAAGCTAGCGGTAATGACTGCACTTGCAGTTAAGGCAAACTTAAAAAACAATAAGACTGCACTGCTAACAGATGCATCAACTGTTAAGTATGCAGAGACTGCTATTCCAAAAGATTTATTCGACTATGCTTTTGATACAGTAGTAGTCGAGGATATACGCCACGAGCGAAATATGCGTAGGCACTGGGACAGTCCTTGGGCAGAATTCAACAGCCAGTTCAGCAATGGAAATAAACACAATGTCTACAACCTAACACCGTTTGATAAGACACTGTTAATAGACGTAGACTACATTGTGGGGTGTGATGTGCTAGACCGAGTGTTTGACACCTCATATGATTTCTCGCTGTATCGTAACGCTCACGGCTTACGTAATCAAAGCCCGCACCACGAAGAACAACGCCTGCACCCATTAGGAATAGATATGTGGTGGAGTACTGTAATATACTGGCAAAAGACTCCTCGTGCAAAAATGTTTTTTGACTTGTGGCAGCACGTTAAAGACAATTACGATTACTACAAGTTTTTATATAAGTTTCCTAACAACTTATTTAGAACAGATTATGCCAGCAGTATTGCTATTCATATTATGAATGGTCAAGTAGAAAGCGAGAATGTACCTTGCTTACCGCCTGGCAGTATGCGGTATATGGATCAAAAAGATAATCTAGTAGATATTAGAGGTAAAAACGACTTCTTATTCTTATCTAATTACCCGCAAGAATCTTGGCGCAATCTCGCAGTAGCAACGAAAAACGAAGATATTCATATGATGAATAAACGTGCGTTACTACGCCACTATGACAAATTTTTAAAGCACTATTACTATGGATAATGGAATTGTAACGTTTGCAGATAAACGGGAGTATATAGAATCAGCAGTTGCGTTATCTGTTACTGCTAAAAAGTTTAACAGCCTTCCTGTATGTTTAATTACTACTAAAGATGTGATGCCTATCGCAGTAGAGTTTCAAGACTACTTTGATAAAATATTGGTATTAGATAATGCTGCTACTGATTTTAACTTAATCAGGTCACTAGAAGAAAGTCCATACAATAAGACTTTATTTGTATATAGTGACAGCATTATCACAACTGACATTACACCTGCATTTGAATTACTAAACATATTTAAAATGGTGTTTCCTTCTGCACAAGATTTTAAAGGTTTAACAGTCCCGTCTGATTTGTATGACAACAGAAAAATAATTACAAAAAATCAATTACCTGATATATGGACATCTGCAATATTGTTTGATAAATCAGAGAATACTAAACGGGTTATTGCACGTGCCAAGCACGTATATTCAAATTGGCAAATATATAAAAACAATATAGCAAAAGAGTATAATCTAGAGAACGGACTAAAGTTAGCATTCAATACTATAATGAGTATGGCTGTATATTTGGAAGACGAACCGGTAGCACAAACTGCATTCGTGTTTAATAACCTATCACGACAGCCTAATAACTTGTTTATTAAAAGTAGTGCTACTATGGATTGGTTTTCTTATTTAGGCTTTTGGGTAACAGACGAATCTAAATTTAAAGTAGAAAATTATATACAACAAGGTATTGTGCATTTAACTTCTGCTTTCCCTGCAAAAGAATATCTGCAAAGGATTAAAGAAGTATGTCGTCAATAATTAAAACAAGTGCTCGCAAATCTAAGCGAGTATACGTTTACTACAATTCTGATAATGGTGCAGTAACTGATGTAATATTTGCTCCTAAAGAAGCAGGAACATTTATTGAAGTAGATACTTCTCACCCTGTGATATCTGACATACAATCTAAAAAAATAAAATTAAATCATTGCATTGTTGCATATGATAAGAAAACAGAGGCAATGAATGTTACCTATAAAGGTAATGTTATACGTCAACTTAGAAACGATAATGTATTACAGCAAATAGAAGAATTAGCTGAGTTTGACTCTAATGTTCAAGTACTGTTATCTATATTCAACTTAGATAAAACAGTTGAAATTAGCTTAAACCAATCAGCATTAGGTAGCATTGTTAATGCAACTGGTACATTAGCTAGCGATGTTTCTTATTTAGAAATATGGGCAGTAGACGTTAATGATCCTAACAAGTTATATGGAAAATTAAAATGCTCAATGATAGAGTTATTACAAGTCGGCCACGTGCGTATACAAACCCCTTGGTGGTCAAGTGCATTAAAAAGTAAAATCAAATTCCTAACTAAAAAAGTATTTGTTTCTTATGGATGGGTATTCAATGAGCTAGATACTAAGCCTCCGTATAAGTCTAACTCTAAATTGACTATTCATTCTGCAAGGAAAGCAACGTCAAACGATTGCAATGTCAAAATTAAAATCACAAAAAATAGGGCGATAATAACTAGCTATATTAGCAACCCTGACAAGTTTAAAATTTTTGACAACTTGAACATTTACCTTATTAAGAACAACGACCCTAGCCAATATATTGGAAAAATATCTATTCCAAACTCTAGCATTTACAATGGTGCAGAGTTTAGTATAGGTTATGATAGCATACCGGATAATGTCGGATTGATTTACGACAACAGTTTTGTTACAATTAACTACTCTATAGAATCAATATGAAAATACCAATTACAGAATTTGACATAGTCTTTATGAGCTATGACGAGCCAAATGCAGATGAGAATTATGCAGACTTGCTAACTAAAGCTCCTTGGGCAAAACGCAGTCACGGAGTTAAGGGCAGCGATGCTTGCCATAAAGCAGCAGCAGCCCTAGCTGAGACTGACCGATTTATTACTATTGATGCTGACAACATCGTACGAGATGACTTCTTTAATATAGAATTAGACGATAGGCACTTCGGCGAGCTTGATGTCATCAGCTGGGCAGGCAAAAACGTAATCAACGGACTAGTATACGGCAACGGTGGTATCAAGTGCTGGCCAAAGGTAGTTGTAGAGCAAATGAAAACTCACGAAGCCGCTAGCGGTAACAATCCTAGTTCGCAAGTAGACTTTTGCTGGGACATTAACTATCATCAGATGAACAACGTCTACAGCGATGTACACAACAATGCAAGTCCGTATCAAGCGTATCGAGCAGGATTCCGCGAAGGTGTTAAGTTGTCATTGTGGGATGGAGTAACAGTTGATTCTCGACAACTTAAAAAACAAGTACACCCTAAAAATTATCAACGACTGCTAGTATGGACTAGTGTTGGCCGTGATGCTAAACACGGTCTATGGGCAATGTACGGTGCTCGGCTAGGTTGTTACTTAGCTAACTTAAAACGTGATGAGTTTAACTTTGTTGATGTGCGAGACTTTGATTGGCACGATCGATACTGGAACGATGTAATTGCAAAACGTTTCCAGGATAATACAGATAGTGCCTGCATCAAGACAGGACACAAGTGGAACAAACATCAACTATGGCGTGCTACAGTAGACTTAGGAAATATTCTACGTCAGGAGTTGGATCTAGAAATCGCAGACTTAGACGATATGGGCAGTAAGTTCTTTAAGGCAACTTACGTTAATCCAAATCGCTTAGGTCCTATGATTAAAGAAAGCCAAGTAATCGAAGGCGTTATCGGTGAGTAAGGGAATTTACCTGGAAAGGCTAGAGAAGTTAAAAGCTAGCCTCGACGCAATTAGTCCTAGCTTTTGTGCAGCCAAGTGGAAGCAAGTTACTATACACTTGCAAAACGGCTTGACGCATAGTTGCCATCATCCATCTACGCATAAAATTCCTATTGAGGAAATTAAAGTTAACCCTAGTGCACTGCACAATACTAACTTTAAAAAAGAACAACGAAAACTAATGCTAGAAGGCAAGCGCCCTAGCGAGTGCGATTACTGCTGGCGTGTAGAAGACACACCCGGCGAGCATTACAGTGACAGGATTTACAAAAGCACAGAACCTTGGGCATATAAGACTATTCCTGACATACTTGCAGAACCTGCAGGCTTTAATACGATACCTACGTATGTAGAAGTAAGTTTCGGAAATACCTGTAACTTTAAGTGCAGCTATTGCAGCCCCGAGTATAGTAGTAAATGGGTCGAAGACATAGAGCGCCACGGCGCAGTACAAGTCTCTGGTTCTAAATTTAACGATATATCTTATATAAAGTCTAAGGGCTTTATGCCTATCCCCGCTAAGGATCACAATCCTTATATAGACGCTTGGTGGCAATGGTGGCCAGAACTGTACCCTACACTGCATACATTTAGGATAACAGGCGGCGAGCCGCTACTTAACAAGAACACATTTAAAACATTGGATTGGATCATATCGCATCCTAATCCTGAACTAGACTTGGCTATCAACAGCAACCTAGTAGTGCCCGATAATTTAATGCAAGAGTTTATCGACAAGGTCAAGTTCATTGTTGACAATAAACTTGTCAAGCGTATAACAGTTTACACTAGTGTAGACACTGCTGGCGAGCACGCAGAGTATATCCGAACAGGTTTAGACTATAACAAATGGTTGGCTAACGTTAATCGAGTAATAAGAGAGACTGGCGCTTTTATTACTATAATGTCTACGTTCAACTTGTTGAGCTTTACTAACTATAAACAACTGTTAGCCGACATTCTTGTTATTAAGACTGATCCTACATTGATAAGAACAGGGGCAGATAAGAGTGTAAAGGCGCCACTAACAATAGATATTCCTTATTTGCGTTATCCGGAATTCCTTAGTGCATTGATTGCCACGCCCGCTATAAAGCAAAAGTTTAGCGAACTAACTGAAATGGTTACTGCTAACCTAGGACATAACGTAGTGCACGGTCATCACTTGGGATTTTACAAACACGAAGAGCAAAAGTTTGTTCGTTTACAGCATTTGCTATCTCGCGACGATCACTATAGCCCTACAGACTATGCACGCCATCGTCGTAGCTTTGCAATGTATGTAGACGAGATGGATCGCCGCAACGGGACAGACTTTAAAGCAGTCTTTCCTGAATACATTGATTTTTATAATTACTGCAAAACACTATAATGCTTGACGTAATATTTTTAAGCTACAACGAACCCTTTGCAGATGCAAACTTCGAGCACTTACTACAATTCGCACCACACGCTAAACGTGTAAGCGGAGTTAAAGGCATTTTAAATGCACACAAAGCCGCTGCTGAAAAAGCAATGACTACTTATTTTTACGTAGTCGATGCAGACGCAGTGATTGTAGATGACTTTGAATTTAACTATACGCCGACTAAGTTTGAAATGTATCACAACGTTCCGGCAACAGAGTGTATCACTTGCTGGTCAAGTAAGAATCCTATAAATGGTTTAGTATACGGATACGGCGGCGTTAAGTTGTTCCCTAAGCACAAACTTTTGTCAGTTACTGAATGGCGAGTTGACTTAGCTACTAGTACAGGAATGCCATTTAGACCTATTAAGCGCATCAGTAACATAACCGCCTTTAACTATGATGCAGTTACTGCCTGGCGTAGTGCTTTCCGTGAATGTGCTAAATTGGCTAGCGGCCAAATGTACGGTAACGATGAATCGAAATATAGACTAGACATATGGACTACACAAGGTGCAGATAAGCCTAACGGAAAGTTTGCTATTGCTGGCGCACTTGCTGGCAGAGAGTTCGGACTTGCTTGTGGCAACGATTTAAATAAGTTGCAACAAATTAACGATTTTGATTGGTTGAATAAGAAATACTATGAGTCTAATATTTGACGTACCTGTAGTTTCCAGTAGAGAATTTTTACAGATTAAACGGCTTAACGATGCAGATGCGGTTAAAGAAGTAGCATCCTGGAACAAATACAAAAAGTTTGTCTGGATTAAAAACCACGATGTTGATCCTGCACTGTTTGAAAATTTCGATTTTAAATTTGTTCCTACTAAGCTAGAAGCAAATAGAATACATTTGTTTGTATACGAAGACACTCCGCATTGGTTAGCTAAACTCGTTCCTTTAAACTGGAAAGAGTCTAGCTCATACGTACTACACGTTATAAATCAAAAACGCACTATAGTCTTTAAGAATCAATTTCTCAATCACGTGCCGGATGAGGTAGCTAATTACTTGCCTGCCCCGTACGATTTAAAATATACACACGTCTGGAGATTTGATACAGCAACATCTGACAACAAGTCAATTGACGCAATACATATCAATTACTGCGAAAATCCGCAAGGTATCAAAGTAGTAAATGTTCCAGTCAAAAACAAGTATACGCTAGAATGGAACACAGAGTTGCCCGATGTGACGTACCCTGGCCTGCAACAAGCATTAGACTCTGTTCACTATAGTGCAGGAAAATACACTACTGTCTTTTACTTAGATGACGAGCACAATACTACAAAATACAATGTATGGATTGCTAAACTTGTTCCTAGTAATAGCGTAGGGCTCAAAGTAGGCGGAAGATTTAAACCAGCAGTGCCGTTAACAGTAGGATGCAAGCTAACATTTAACCCGTTAGTAGTAGAGCAAGAATATGCTGCAATACCTGACAACTTTGTTCCGGCAGCAGACAAAGTAAAGTATGAGCACGTTTGGTACATCGAAGATGCACTGATTAGGTACGGCACTAACACTTGGGGCAAGACGTCGGAACGCACCTGGCTAGCTAAGTACGGTCCAGAAAATCCTATAGGTACAGTGGAAGTTAAGGTGTTGCCAGCACAAGTTCTAATAACTAACCCAGACATTCCTGACTGCGAGCTCAAAGGATTTAACTTTGATGCGCTAGCCGAAACTACAGGATACGAAAAAGTATGGTACTTGGATCCTAGTTTAACTAACGGCGAAGAAGGCATATGGGCAGTAAAATACGGCCACGGTAGTCCTATTAATATGGGTATGCTTAAACCAGAGTTCTCTGCAAGTATAGAATACAATAGCGACTATGCACTGTGGGATTGGAGCGAAGTAAAAGAAACATTTAAGCCCTCTTACAGCGAAATGTGGTACGAGCACGTCTGGTATAAATCCAAAACGTTAAAGGTATGGGGTGTAAAAGCCAAGTTCACTAAACGTACTAAGGGCGTTATCCATCACGGTTACATAGAACCTAAAGTTCCTGCCTGGCCAGTTGACAAAGGAGATGCTCCTTTGTATTGGAAACTAGCACAGGGGTTTAGATTTGACGAACACTGGAACTCTAAGTTTATGCCAAGCATTGGTAACGAAAAGAAAGTACACGTATTCGGCCTGCGTGATCCTCGAGGCGAGTTTATAGACTACGGTGCTTGTTACCTGTTGCCTAATCGCACCATAACAGACACTGACATATTAAAGGCAGTTAAAGTGTCTAGTAGTGGTGCACAGGAAGATGACTTTGATGTAGTATTTTTAAGCAACAATGAACCTTACGCAGATGCACACTATGCAGAGTTATTAAAGATTGTTCCTACTGCTAAACGTGTTAACGGTGTTAAAGGTATTGCGGCAGCACATATAGAAGCAGCAAGACAAGCAACTTCTAATATGGTGTTTATTGTGGACGCTGACTGTCGTGTACTAGATGCTAAAGTATTTTTACATCACCCATTATGGGCAGATAGAAATAACGTGCACGTATGGAAAAGCCGCAACCCTGTTAACGGACTGGAGTACGGATATGGCGCTATCAAATTGTTTAATAGACATCAACTACTTGGCGCAACTACTTGGACAGTTGACTTCTCTACTACGTTCAACAACAAGTTTAAAGTCATTAACAAGCTAGTATGCGAAACAGCATTTAACTACAATGAAGAAACAACCTGGCGCAGTGCTTTCCGTGAATGTGCTAAGTTAGCAGCTAAAGTAATTCCAAATCAAGTCGACAGCGAAACAGTGCGTAGACTAGAGGTGTGGACTACGCAAGGAGCCGATAAGCCGTACGGTGAGTGGGCAATTAAAGGTGCACTTGCAGGTAAAGAATGGGCACAAAATAATCCGGAAGAGTTACACTTGCTAAATGACTACGATTGGCTAGCAGCAAAGTTTAAGGAAGCATATGACAACAACTGCTAAAGGCTTTGCTTATGGCCTAGAAGGATATACGCTAGGTATTAAAGATGTAGGACTGTTTAATGCTTTATCCAATTATGTAAATGATCCTGCTACCCATAGCTTAATTGCTCTATTGGCTAAGTTAGGAATATACAGTAAACATCGTACCGCAACACAAAACCTTCTTACTTTAGAAGATTATAACAACATATGCTATCTAGGCAACAATAAGAACTATGACCACGTATTCTGGGTACTTATGGCCTTAATACCAGACGCAAAAGACTTGATTTATAACCTTAAGACGTCAATTGACAGCGATAAGTTATTCGACTTTATTTTAGACTATACTGATAGCGACCACGTTAAGCAACAGCTACTTAATATAAAGAATTTTGATTCTAGCCTAGATTACTTGAAACTACTAGAAAAGTTTGATGTAATTAACTCTGCGTTTGTATACGATTTGATTAAAGCAATAGAAGCCCATCCTAGTGTTAACTGGAAGGATGCAATAAGTAGATTCCAATTAGGTAGTAAAAATTGGATAGCCACCGAAATAGGTAAACTAAATGTAGACTTGGGCAATGTCGCTCTTATGGGAGGCTGGGTAGGAACACAGGCACGTATATTATACGATGCACAAATACACTGTGATTCTATTACTAGCTACGATTTAGATGTTGATGCAAACAGTGCAGCAATGATAGTAAATGCAAGGCATAACACATTTAAGTCTGTTATGGAAGATATCTACAATGTAGACTACAGCAACTACAACACTGTCATTAACGCAATATGTGAGCACATACCTGATTTTAATTCTTGGTATAGTAGAATAAACCCTGGCACATTAGTTATACTTCAAAATAACAATATGACAGAAGCACCCGACCATATTAACTGTGTGCACTCGTTAGAAGAGTTTAGTAAACAAGTTTCCTTATCTACTAAACTCTACGAGGGTGAGTACCAATTTATGAATTGGACTCGTTATATGATAATTGGTTACAAATAATTACGCTAAGTAAATGTCTTCAGTGCAACCGAACTTTGCCAGATACTCTTCTCTGTACATACTGCGAGCTTGAACATCTTGTTCGTTTTGTAGAACATATGTACGTAATGCAACGTCATCTGCAAATTCAATTGTTTTCTTACGTTGTAGAGGTGTAACATCCTCGGTTGTTAATGAAACAAAACCAGGCGAGGATTCTAACCTAGCTTGTATCTGTTGTATTCTTAAAGCATTTTCTTCGATATCTGTAAACCAAGGTACATCTGCACTTGGACGAGTGGTAACAATTACTAATTTAACTGACATAAGTATCTCCTATGATTGTATATTTATGTTAGACACCTGATCTACTCTTCGTCTCAGATTGTAGTCTAAATCTAAATCTCTATATCTATTTAGTAAAGACCATTTTCTTATCAGAATAGGAACACTATTTTTTGTTTCTAGTATTCCTAGCATCTTGCTAAAATTAACATACTTGCTAGCAGAATACGGCTTAATTAGCTCTTCTACTGTTACAACATATCTAGCAGAATCAGTCTCGAAGTCCCACATTAAAGAAGAATACTGTTTGTCTTTCTTATGCTGAAGATTAACCCCTTGCGCTCCTCTGGCCATTGCAGCATTAATCGTAACTGCACTGTAAATAGACGTTATATTAATAGATTCGGCATAGGAAATCATTCCGGCCATTAATTTACTAGTAATTTCGTCCGAGTGGATATAGCTTACATAGTTCTTGTCTACGAAAAATAAACCAATGGTAGCAAAAGGTAGTATAGCCCAAGTGCTTATTGTAGAAAATGCTATAAGATTCCCGCTATCGTCAAAATTTCCAAATGCAGATACACCTATGTCATTTGCCAAATACAGAGGTAAAATTTTCTTATAATGCAAATCTATATGTTTTGTTTTTTTGACTTTTAATAAAGAAGGTTGTGAATCATAAACCCTCATCATTTGTTCTAAGTCGCTGCTAATTAGTTTGCGTATCATAGCTTTAGGGTTTGTTTTAAGCCTGGAATAAATTTGCCGTCTACTCTAAAACTAAAAGTAGTTTCGTCTGTAGATTCCGAACCGTGATAATCCCAAGTGTTAAAGAAGCAAGCCTTTGTATCTACTATATGCTTTTCTTTTGTATCTTCATCGTATACAAAGAATTTTTTTCTTCCTGAAGGATTGAACCATATAAAATTCTGATTCTTGTATGCTTTTTTATTTTCTAATGGAGGGAATAAGTATTCTTGTGCAGTTGCAAGATCGCTGTGTATTTGCCCGTCGACAAATGGATTAGACACAAATATAACAATTCGTCCTATACTTTCAAACGGCAAAGTCTTAACAAACTGCATAAGTTCGGGAAACAAAGAAATAGCAGCCTTATTATCTTCGCACAGTGATTGTTCAAATATGTCTTTGTATCTTCTGCTCTTAGAATGCCTTAGCTCTATATACCCGCCGGCCGCGATTACTTTATTAGTGAGTTCTGCAAACCTGTATCTTTCCTGAGCAGTAAGCTGAGTTAAAGTATTAAGGTATTCGTCTTCTATAGACTTGTCGTCACAGACATCTAAGTCATTCATATCTTTATATGTCTGATCCTTAGTCTTTGGAGGAAAATATGCAATAGGTAGTGGACCATACTTTGCAATACCTCTAGCGACAGGAACGAATAAAGATTCTAATTGCTTAGTATCTATATACGGGCTCATATCTATAAATGGTGCGCCGTTAATACCTTCTATCATTTAATATACTCGTCTAAGTTTAGTTCATTTAGGAAATTAAGATCCTGGTCTATTGCCTTATACACTTTCCTATACCTAAATACTCCGGGTAAGCTAGGGAACTTTGTTTTATTTACATAGTAGTCATAGTCCTTGGTTACTTTGTAAATTAGTTCTTTAGCAGGACCTTTATAACTAGCCCAAGTATTGCCTATTTTCTTATCAGGATTATTAACTGCCCATTGTTGCCAATCTTCAGTTTGCCAGAAGTGAATTAAATTATTATTCAAGTAATCCCAATCTGGTTGAAACTCTGGTTGCTTGTGGCTTAATATCCTAAATTCAACAGCTTGCCATTTCATTGCAAAGTTGTGATACCATAAGTAATCTGCCCAAGTCTTAATTTCAAAAGGACAAGTTTTTACTAACTGCTCCAGTTGATCTAAGAACCATTTAGTCTGTGTATCGTTATTGATTTTTCTATTAAAGAAAAAATGTGCGTAGTTTTGGTAAGGCTTGTTAATAATATCTTCTGTACCGAAGTAATCGATACTAAATTTTAAAGTTAAGCTACCGAATACATTATCACTAAATTCGCCTGTAATAACTTTGTACTTTTTGTTCAAGTATTGTTCGAATCTGTTGCTGCTAGCAAGTCTAAAATGACGCTTGATAAAATTTTCGTAAAAGTGTTTTGCTTCGTCTATGCTAGCATCATTTAATATTACCAACAGGCGTTCCTTAAACTCTTTACTGCAATATTGATGTATCAAGCAAGCAACCATAGTACTGTCGATACCGCCGCTGTACATTAACACAGGTTGGGTGTCAGGGTCTGCTAGTATTTGTCGCTCTATTTCTAGAATACGCTCAATTGATAATTCTTCAAAAGACTTTGTAAATGTTTTCCACTTGGGGAATGGATATAAGTTAGTAGTCCTATACGGCAAATCAATAGTACCTGACCTATCTACTACTGCAATACCTGTGTTAATTGCCTGGGAAAACGTCTTGTAGTTTTCTAATTGAGGATACTTGCGTATATTCTCGTCTGTATAGATATCAGACTGATGATAGTATATTAGGCTTTTCATAGCAGAATGTTTAAGAATGTGTCTCGGTGAATTTCATTTAGTAGACCCTTGATAGATTCTACATCATTTAATTCTTTTAGCTTACGCAAAAACTTCATTCTAAAGAACTCTGTTTTTGTTAGCATATCTATATATAGCTGGTGCTTCAGTATAATTTGTTCCGCTGCCTGCTTTACACTACAGTTATCTAGTTCTGCATAGTCTACTACCATCGGAGCATTGTTATATGCGCTAATGTCGTAATCATTCTTTTGTAAGAATACAGCTTGCTCGTACTTTATCCTATATGTTTCTAATTGTAGAATATTAAGTTCTTCGTATCGTGCACGTGCTAGATTAATTCTATTAAGTATTTCGAAATAAATCCAACGTTTGTGGTCAACTAGGTTTACTAATGCTTGAATAGCAGTTAGCTCCTTGTCCACTAAAGGTCTATATTCTAGTTTATCTCCTACTAGAACCCAGTCATATGGCCTTGCAGTTACTTTGTCGTAGTCTGCATCAGCTACATTAGACGTAAAGACGTTAGAGTCTACAAAACTCTCGTTAACAAAGTAAAGGTGTTTCTTTTCTTTGTGAACCATTAGCACTCTGTTTAGTGCATTACATAGTACGTGTACCCACATTATTTTAGTATCCTATTTTTGTATTCTGTAGTTAATTTAGTCTTAGAATCAATAACATATTTTGCATCTATCGTTGCCATTGGTTTGTTAATTAGATCTTTGCTTTCCCAGCCAGTTCCTTGTTGCCATAGCATAAATGCAAACCCGCTTAATTTGTTCCTACGATTAAACACACTGCCATTAGTATATCTATCTGCAATCGCCCAGGCATCGGCAAGACGCATATCTTTATTTTTCCAATCACTCCATCTAAAGAAAGAGTTGTTGAACTTAGCAGGTGTTATTTGATAACCGTGTTCATTGGCATTTTTCTCGAACGCACTTTTCCAAAGTTTCTTTGGGTGCATATTAAACCCTAATGCCTCTACGTTAAATCCGTGTAAAGGGAAATCTTCCGCCATTACTTGGTCTAACCATTCATTGGCAGTGTCTTCCGTTTCTCCCGGAAGCCCTATCACAAATCCACTATTAGTCATTACCTGATCTTTCCACTTGTCGTTTCTTAGCCAATGTAATAATTCTATAGTTTTGTCGGGGTGAAAGCCTTTGCCAACTGCTTTTGCTGCTTGATGATTTAAAGTTTCTATACCAAATACACAAGTTCTGAGACCGGACTCTAGCAGCAGATCTGCCATCTCCCGGTTGTCCCATATTAAATCGTGTCTTAGATATGTTACGAACTCTATTTTAAAAGGCAGTTTAGAAAATACTTCGTTGTATAGTGTTTCTACTTTGTAGATACTATCGTTAAATGTGTCATCGCAGAACACATACTTTGTTGTTCCGAACTTCTCGTAGTTGCGGATAAATTCTTCTCTTAAAGGACCGGGGTCTCTTATATAGTCAAACTTTTTCTTTCCGTTCATAGGAAAACCGCAATAGTCGCATTTGAATATGCAACCCCTGCTAATTTCTATAGGAAGAACTTCGCCCGGTAAAATATGGTCACTGTCTTGCCATAGTGTCTGGCATTGCCTGAAATTAAAAGGACTGTCTTCCCTCCAGGCAACCTGATTCTGCCGATCATTAATTTTTATTAGTTCTATGTCAGCGGGCTTGCCTGCTAGTAGATTAGCATACTGTACAGTAGTGTAGTCTGCAAAGCCGTGAATGTAAGTGTCTACGAGCTTTGAGCTCATATACTGACTTTTGCCGCCTCCTAACACAATTTTAATGTTAGGGTTTTTTGATTTAATATGGCTTATTAGTTCGTGACTAGTTTCGGGCGTGAACGGAAAGTCTTCAGTATAACGTAAGTCTCTTCTGTTGTTATATGTTCTGTTCTCTCCACCTATAGGCTTGTCTTTAATAGCAAATAGAGTAGAGCTAAATCCTGCGAAAAGAGTGTTAGATCCTACGTATTTGTCTACTGCTAATTTAAGCTCATCTAGTGTCCAGTCAGATAGAAAGTCTATCATCTGGACGCTATACCCTGCATTTCTTAATTCTGTGGCTATCCTGTAGCCGCCTATCATCCTAGTATAAACTAAGCTATTAGTAAACTCTGTGAATATTACAATGTCGGCAGTCATTAGATCCTCTTAAGGATAGGGTAAAAAATCATACAAGGGTCAAATTCCCACCACTTCTCTCCAAAGTTGTAGTTACCTGGATGCTTGTGGTGATTGTTGTGCCAACCTTGTCCCCACGCGAAATAGCCTAGTAGAGGAACGTTTCTGCTTTGATCATTAATTTCGTGATTCCTGTAACCGAATTCTTTCATATGGCAGAATAAGTTAATGCAAGCTTCTTGGTGGATACCAGTAATCATCGGTAGTAGGATTAAGCAAGTTGCAATCTCCCAATTGATTAGCATTGCAACAGCGATAATAGCCCATACAATTTTGTAGTAATGTTTGTGTACGTTAACCTGGAACGGGTCGCGTAATAGATCTACGGCATACTTGAAACTAATGTCTTCTGGCTTTAGCTTAAACATCCAGCCTAAGTAAGATACCCACTTGCCGTGAATAGGACTATGGACATCGCGTGGCTTATCTGCGTGACTATGATGGTAACCGCGGTGTAATGCTACCCAGAAAATAGGGCTACCTTGCCCAGCCATACAGCCTAGGATAGTTAGCACTTTTCTAGTAAAGTTACTCATTTCGGGTATACCTTTGTGACTTAATACCCGATGCAATCCAATAGCACTACCTAAGCCGCTAATCAACACCCAGCCTACGGGCCATAGCCACAGATAACTTAAATTGCCGTAGTTCCATAATACTACGAACATAATAACTGCCAGTATGTGAACTGGCCAAAACATTTTTTCAGCGTGTCCTAATTTCATATGTTTTCCTCTTTATTTTGATATTTAGTTGTTATTCTTATCTTTGTTTGCACTAGGATCTAGACGGTATTCTGGTTTTAGGAACTGCATAGTTACGATTAAGTCAACAGGCCACGGCTGGCTGTTCATAAGCCACATCCATTGGTCCTGATACGGCGGGCGTGTCCACGCAGAAATCGTATTTAAAATAATTCTGTCGTAGCGTTCTTGTCTTTGCTTAACGTGTTTGGGCCATATACGCTTGTGAACTTCCCAGTACTTTAAAGGATACGCCATAATATATTGATACACATAGCGTTCTTCTGCATAACTAATGGCGTGCTCCATTACTTCTACTAGACCATTCATATTCCCTGCACTTTCGCATCTTTCTGCTCTATTAGTAAGTGCTTTCTGGATGTACCACATATTAGTGTCGGGACTGAAATATTGTGTCATACAGCTATACAGTTTATCTGTATTTTCGTCAACGTAGCCCCACATTTTAAAATGCGGGTTATCCTCCATTAGATAGTAATTCACCATAGTATGGCTTTTTGTTATTTCTAAGTGAGGCTTATACCACGGCATCTTATCTAAGTCTACACCTGCATATGTAGTCTTATCTTGATTCATTAAATTAATTTGATCAAGATAACTAATGTCTAATTGTTTAACTATCATTTTAGGGACTCTATAAAATCTTTTACATATATTTGAAATACATTATCGTTATAAGGAATAACTTTTTGCATTTCTTGTTTGGCATTAAAGTTTAATAACTTCAATGTTTCGTAACCGTGGTACTTAGGCCTGGGTTTCAATAAGAAATGTTGCCCGTATACTTCTTTTTTTATTGCCTGCACACTACGCTTTCCTACTAATTGATTAGTGACTAGTTTAGTTACTAATGGGTCTATAGCATAACTTAACATTATTTCCGGAGTATAACTAAAGAATTCACTAATTACTGGCCGTTGATTGATGTGTGCATACTTGGGAACGCTTAAATCGTTGTTTTCTCTAACATAGTAAAACCAACGATTATTTCTTTCCTTCGGATTTTTGAGGTATGCGGCATAGTCGAACTTTTGTTCAAAAAATACTTCACCGGTTCCTAATACAGGAATAGCATCGTCGATTTTATTCATCAGCCAGATTAATTGAATCTGTGCAATCTGGCTGCTTTGATATTTTATACCAATTGGCAAGTATTCTTTGCTTTTATAAAACTCTACAATGTCAATCTCGTGTACTCTATATTGTACATTATAATACTCGCAAAAGTCTATAGCGTATTTGATATCGTGATCGTTGTATCCGTCTTTGAATCTTAAGATATCTGCTACAAAAGGTACACCTGCTAGTAAAAAACTTTGTGCCAATACTTCGCTATCGACACCGCCGCTGAAAAATATACTGAATTTTTCATTAGGGTAAGCATCTTTTATTTTACTAACAACATCTAGGCACTCCGATTTAAAGTCAGCAGGGCGCCTTGTCACTTTATCCCAGTGCATTTTAAAAATATCCGAGTCGTGTGTTCTATTAGAAAATGGAACACCATTGTATGTCCAATGAAAATGATTATTTTGTGTTAGTGTTACCATAATTAAATTCTGGGTCTAGCTGGGTATCTATAGACACTCGAACGAACCTTCTATCTCCCACGCTATCGGAAAATATTTCTCCCTCGCCTTTGCGGTGCATAGTGGCCCAATTATCGAAAATAATTAAATCTCCTATTTCCCAGTTGTGTGAGTACTGATATTTATTGCCCAGGTCTTTAACAACATTTTTTAAAATTTCGTTATCTAAATATTTTTTCTCTGTTCCGTGCTGTTCATACCAGGAGCGAATCCACCCGTTGTCCTGACTAACAGCATTTAATCTTAGAAACTTTTCTTTAGTATATGGATGTTCTTCTATAGCAGGTAAATCTTTTATATTAGTTCCTACTCGTTGCCAGCTTTGGTATGTGAAATATCTACGACTGTATTTTTCTTTTTCTTCTTGACTGAGGTCAGAATAAGCTCTTGCCATATTTGAAACATCAGTGGTCATACCTTTAAATTTAGAAGGGAGATCGATGCAGTATAGCATTCTACTAGGATATCTTGCAAAGCCGGGTTCATTGGCAATATCTACGTGCCAAGGAATTCCTGAAAATAATCTTGCGTAGCTTTTATTAGTATAGTCTGTATAAGATCTTCCTTGATTATCAAATCTTGCATCTTCTTTAATTGACTTATAATCTTTATACGCCCACGGCTTACCTAGCTTTTCCCCTAGATCTATTATTTTTTTAGGACTAAGGTTGTGCCATCCTTTAAACACTAATACTTTATGGGTGAATAGCAGATGTCGTAAATCACTATTATCGACTGCCATTACTTCGTCGTATGATAGGTTTATTTTAATTCCTATAAAATCAGTGAGGGAAGTGTAGGGTATCATTTCGTACGTCCATTATAATATGTATGCGATCACTGTCTCCTTTATTAGATGCCCAGTGCATAGTTTTATTGTCAAACACCCATAATTCTCCTTGCTCGAAGCGGACAGTTTCTGTGTCTTCTTTACTACCACAACTAAAGCTAACTCCGTTGTTAGTTTTAAGTACGATATGATATCTATCGTGCAAATCAAAGTATTTTCCTGGATCAATGTGAGGATATATGTTGCCGCCTGGGACCATTTTAGCAATATAGCATCTTCCTAATTTAGATCCCGGCAGCGCCAATAATAAGGCACTATTAATTAATTTTCTACAAGCAGGAAGTCTGTACATTGCCTCTGCGTCTACTGCTTCTAGCATTTTATCTGCTAGTTCTTTCGCTCCTCGGGCATCAGATATAGAATCGCTTTTATGATTCTTGTCGTGAATTCTTAGGTGAATAGATTGCCCTTCCCTGAGAGGAGGGCTTTGCTCTGGCCTTGCTGTATGCGGCCCAAACAAGTGATAATTTTGCATAACCTCTTCTAAGGCTTCTGTTACATCAATGTTACCTATAAATTTAAAATATTTCATATCGTGTCAAATAGTAAGTGTACCCGGTCATCCTGGCTAGCGTTCATTGCAGTGTGCATCGCAGTTGAAACTAAACTGTAGAGTTTACCTTCAGTCTCCATAGTATATAACCCGTGTTCAGTTACAATGAAGCATCTAGGATTTGTAATAATGGGAACGTGATAACGTATTAGATCATCGTCCTTGTGCCAGCTGTAGCAAGTTTTAGATCTAAGCATCATTAGCCTAATTCTGCCAATCGGTCTTGTGCTAAATTCTCTAACTTTGTTAATTACAAATTCAAAATATGTATTCTTTACAGCAGGGTGCAAGTGGGTAAATTTTTCTTTTTCTTTACCCTCTTGATATACACGATTAAGTCTGTTGTCGAGTCCTGGCTTGATAATACTGCCTATACCATCGTATATTTGATCAGCAGGATCATCATACTCGCCTGTATGCACAAGGCTTAATTGATTGCTGTGCGGATGCCAGGGGTACTTTTTAAGCAAAAACCCTAGTTCCATTTTTAATTTCAGCTTGTCAAAAACTATAGGATAGGATTCGACATCTATTACGTTATCATTAAACATACACTTATTTATAGATGCAATACCTTGGCTTTTCTTAATCTAGAGCAAAAGTTATTGTCCATTGTAGTGTATGTTGAATCATTTCCGGTTCGTCGTTTATTGTAGCGTTTTTATACCACTTGCTCATCGGGTGGTGCTCACTTTTCATTGCACGTTTGAATATAGTAAGCAAACCTCGATTGTACTCGTTAACAGTAATCATTGCGCGAGTGGCACCATTTGCTTTAGCCCATTCTAGCTGCTTAGGTAACAAGTATTCGTGTAACAGGTATTGTGTTCTGAACTCTTTCAGCGTCCAAGTTCTAACTAAAAGAATTGCAGTGGAATCTTTTATGTATACGCCACTAGCAGATATAGTCTGCATATCGTTGCATAGTACAAAGTATTGCCCAGTTGGCGGGACAAGTCGCTGCTCGTTATAAAGCAAAAAAAGTACACTAGCGGGATTATTTTCCCAGTCAGTGTACTTCATATTAGAAGCAGCAGGATGTTTAGGCTCTGCTGCTTCTATGGTTTTACAGAATCCAGAAACTAGCCTATAGTGATCTGGATCTTCTTTGTTAATTGCAATTACGCTATAGGTCATACTGCCATTGCAGCCTTGATAGCACCGTGAGATTGATAGCCCACTAGCTCGATGTCTGCCATAGTAAATCCGTCAATGTCTTTAATTGCAGGATTTAGTTTTAGCGTAGGTAAAGCCAGTGTCTCTCGTGACAGTTGTTCTTTAACTTGCTCTACGTGGTTGGAGTAGATATGGGCATCGCCGATAGTATGCACAAACTCGCCCACACCTAAATCGCACACTTGAGCAATCATATGTGTAAACAGGCTGTAGCTAGCAATGTTAAATGGGACACCCAAGAAGAAGTCTGCACTACGCTGGTACATCTGGCAGCTTAATTTTCCGTTGCGTACATAGAATTGTGCAAAACTATGACAAGGAGGCAATGCCATTTGATCTAGTTCGCCGGGGTTCCACGCAGATATAATATGACGCCTATCCTCGGGCTTTGACTTAATGCCAGCAATTAGATTTGCTAGCTGATCTACTTCTGTTCGATCAGCAGCTACCCTGACACCACCTAGGTGAGCATCTCCCATATCTTTACGTTCAGTATACTTGCGCCAGTGTCGCCACTGTACACCATATACACGGCCTAAGTCGCCTTCGTACTGTGCTTTAGGTGTCCAATAGTCTGCTTGTGCATTAGCAGTCCATATTGTAGATTTTGCATCATCTCGAGTACCGTGCAGAATTTCTGCTAGTCTACGTTCGTCGCCGCTGCCTTCAATGAACCAAAGTAATTCCGACACCACACTTTTCCAGGCTAGCTTCTTTGTAGTGACAGCAGGAAAGCCTTTAGTTAGGTCATAACGGCTTTGCATACCAAACACACTGATAGTACCAGTGCCTGTACGGTCTTTTGATTCTACACCGTTATCTAATATAAATTGTAAATCTTTTAAGTATTGTTGCATCTTAACCAAGTCTCAAATGCGAGCTCTGCTTTTACGGTACATTCATTAAACGTAAAATTATCTAGCAAAGCTTCTGTATCAATGAAAGTATCGCATTGATAGTCACTAGAAAAACGTGTAACGTACACAGTGTCTATCCTGTCGATAAACGACTGTATCAATTTAGCACCGCCTATTACTACTGCATCTGCAGGTATAGCAGGGTCGTCTATTGATTGTACTGTAATAACACCGGGTATGTCAATAGGCTTGCTAGTGACTATAATGTTTGTTCTATTAGGTAATGGCTTAGGGAAAGCAGGATCGTCCCAAGTCTTGCGGCCCATTACTACTGTTTTGCCTAATGTGTGTTGTTTAAACCAAGCAAAGTCTTCTTTATTTTTTGGCCAAGGTAGTGTACCGTCTTTGCCGATCCCGCCATTAGAATCGACTGCAAATATAGCCTTCATTTTTCCTCGCCGAAGTGTTTTGCTAGTAACCCTGCAACGTGCTTGGTTACGCTTTTCTTTAGTAAGTCGCTATCCATAGTTATTTGGACGTCGACAATCATATCTTTATATTCTTGGAGTTCTTCAGATTTTAGTATTGTGTCAATGTCGTCGAGACCTTCTAAGTCTGCGCCTTCGAACACAATTGAAGTGCCGTTGTTTAGGACCACGTTTATAGTTGCTATAAACCTTACAGGGAGATCATTCATAACAACATCGTTTAGGATGTCGTCAAAACTCCGGTCTCTCTTTATCAATGCCATCGTCTTTAACCAATTCTTTATTTCTGTATAACGAGTCTTCGTGTTCCAGTGCAGCAACTATAATAGCAGCGGCTTTGATTAAGTTGTCGCGAAACACTTCACGTTCTGGCTTAATGCCTTTTCTATTTACATCCTGTGCCAAATAATGGATTACGATGGCGATCCAATCATTTGAACTATATGTTAAGTCGTACTCGCTACCAGGTAAAGACTGCTGACGCAGTCTTTCCTGTTTAACTTTAGCTAGTATGTCGTCAAGCAACGGCAACACTCTTCTTCCTACCGCGAGCTTTAGCTGCCTTAGGATCGATACTGTCTGCTTGTGCACGTAGCTCGGCTGCTTGTTTTTCAAACAATGCTGCTTGGTTACGCAAGTTTTGTGCAAGTGTAGCATCATCGATAACGCCGTCATCGTGTTTAGCAACTGGACCATCGCCGGGTTGTACAGCGGCTGGATCGATACCGGAGTCAAGTTGAGACAAGCTACGATTTAGTTCGGATAGATTGATCTCGACGTCGATACGTGGACGCATAATTACACGTTCTGCAGGCACCTTACGAAGGAAACCTTTGCTGTGAAGTGTAGTTAGCATATTGCTACCGTCATAGAAGAATTGACGGTTTGCATACTCATAAAACTCTAGTGTTTCTTGTGCAGTTAGGCTTTCTACTGCATCCATTAGGTTTTGATGATAGCGGTCGGGTAGACTATCTGTCTCCACGATTAGACAGCTTTGTGGCTCGTCTGGGAGTGAACGGAATACTACGATAACACGGTGACCGGTATCGCGTAGTGTTCCTACGTGTTTTAGAAATTTCATCTCTGTGTGTCTTTCTAATTAGGCGGCGTCTTCGCCAGTTGCAGTAGCGGCAGAAGACTCTGCTTGCTCTTGCTCGGCTTTGGCAGCAGCTTCTGCTTCGCGTTGAGCTTTAACAGCTTCAACAAAGGCAGTTAGCTTGTTATATACTGCGCCTACTACTGTAGCTTCGGCTGCTTTAAAGGCACCACGCTGTACTGCGGCGTCAATAATTTGTGCCGCGGCTGCTAAGTCTTGATCAGTTAGTTCCATTTTATACCTCTTAATTAAGTGTGTGTTTTATTTATTATGGTATCTTATTATACAAAAAAGAAAGGCTACAGGTCAACTGTAGCCTTGTAATAAGTTCAAACTTTTATTTGTGCTTGAACTCGTAGTGTGCAGTTACGCCAAACGGTGCTTCAATGTTTGGGCCGCCGTGTACTACGAATAGTGTGTCGCAGTAGTCTGGGTCACCCCATTCGCCGCAAGGGTAACCGTCTGTAAACATAATGAACTGTTTGGGCTGGATATCCCGTTCTTTCATATATTCCCAGTTAGCTTCGAACATAGTACCACCACCGCCTTGAGGCTCGTAGTCTGCAATGTCATCGCCTGCATCACTGCTAAAGTCGCGCTCTGCGTACACTTGAGTATCGAAACACCAAATCTTAATGTTCCAACTATCAAAGGTACCCATAATGCCTTGAATCTCGCCAAGGAAGTCTTTAACCATATCGTTAGAGATACTACCTGAAGTGTCAATGGCAATACACACATCTACTTCTTCAGCAGGTAGCATACCCGGCAGCACTGCACCAGTATGCCAGCTCTTGCGGCTAGGACGAGTAAACGAGTAGTCGTTTTTAATCATACTAGTCAATTGGATGCGGCACAGTTCTTGCCAAGGCATTTTTGGATCTGTAATGTTCTTAACAATACGATCTACGCCAGTCGGCAAATTGCCTGCACCAGCAGCCTGTGCTGCCTGGATAACTGCATCTTTAAGCTCGTCACGCAGAGCTTTGCGCTCTTCTTCGGTTAGCTTCTTGCCAATGCCGGACTTGCCGTCGCCATCACCGTCTTCGCTGTCGCCGTCACCTTCTAAGTCCAAGTGAGTGTCGAGTGTCATCTTAATAGTGACAGCATTTTCCATTAGCTTGTCGTAGACTTCGTCAGTAGTCATACCATCATACTGTCGGTCTGCGAGGATAGGAACTACCTTAATTACATCGCCAATGCGGTCACGAATGAGGCCGTTGTTAATAACATAGTCAGCCGCCATATTCCACACTTGGGGCTCACGCTCGCCTCGGCGTAGCATATGCTCGTAGACGCAGTGCATAACTTCGTGAGCAATTAGAAAGATGAGCTCACCGTCTGACAACTTAGAAACAAATTCGTCGTTATAGAACAAATTACGACCATCTACTGCGGCAGTAGGAATACGGTCGCTGGCATCCACAATCTTAAGACGAGTTGCAAGGTTACCAAAGAACGGGTGATGCAATAGCAGTTTTACACGGGCTTTGGTAATACGATCTCGTTGCTTAGAAGCAGTTACAGTAGTCATTGTCAATTCCTTATTAAGCCATTATTATAGCACACTTGCATTTATCGGTCAAATAGTAAAAAAGCGCCTTGCGGCGCTTTTTTAGGCAATGTCAATTACCAAGTGAGCGTACTTCTTAAAGAACTCTGGGAAGTTCTTGAGCTTCTTGTGCTGGAAAGGCAGCTCGTGAATCTTAAGAGCAGTGTGAGCACCCATAATAACCATTTCTGGTTCAAAGTTATCCATCATATACTGGATAAAGTTCTCACACATTGGATGCCAATCATCGAGCTTCTTCTCTTTAGAGAGATTCTCAAACGCAGCCTTGAGTTCGTAGCACAGACTAGTAGTCAGTGAGTACATTGCAGACACTTCCTTAACCTTCAGGTCCTTGACCTTGCCTGCAAGGATCTCAGTAGGGTCTGGCAGTTTAGCGGCAATCTTGCGATGCGCCATAAACTTAATAGCAGTGCCTTCACCTACGCAACCTGCAACGATGTCGCTCATAGTACCTTCGCTGAGCTCGTCGGTTAGCATTTCGCTAACGAAACTCCAAGAGCGAGGAGTAGCGAAGCTACGGTCGTGAACTTTGGGGTCAAAGTTGTTGAGGTCGTTCTTAGCAAAAGTTAGGTAACCAACAACGTCCGGATGGACACCATTCTTAAGAGCCCAGTTGGACCAGTCAGCAAAGTCCACACGCAGTTCCAAGTGAATGAAACGGTTAGCCAGTGGGCTAGGCATACGGAAAGTAACGCCCTTGTCTGACATACGGTTACCTGCGGCAACGATGCCAACATTCTTAGGTAGCTTGTAAGTGCCAACACGGCGGTTAAGGATCAGCTGATAAGCCGCAGCCTGAACAGCAGGAGCCGCAGACACAAGCTCGTCCAAGAACAGGATAGCGTCACTGTCTTCGTCCTGCGGCAGTTCTGCAGGAGGAGCCCAGCTCATATTGTTGTCAGTGGAATTGTAGTACGGGATACCCTTAATGTCGGTGGGCTCCCAGAGGTTAAGACGAACGTCAATAACCTTACGACCAGTTGCAGAGCCGATTTGAGCAATAAGGTCGCTCTTGCCAACGCCGGGGCCACCCCACAGCATAATAGGACGATCGCGTTTAAGTGCGTGACGGATAATGACGTCAGCTTCGGAAATTTTAACAGTACGGGTGTCAGTTGCAGACATTTGGTGCTCCAGAAAAACTAAGTTAGAAAGTAATTGTATGCGATTTTGAATTTTGTGTCAAATTGCCTTGCAACTGACTGGAATTTGTGGCCCGGAGCAACCCGGGCCAGGTTGCTCAAATTAAGCAGCTTCGGAAGCGTCAGCCTCAACAACTTGACCTTCAGGCACAACCTTGGACAGGAAGCCTTCGGCCTCAATTTCAGCCTTGGTCATTGCACGGGGAAGCTCGACAAATAGAACGTCCTTGTGACCGTTCTTGACAAGCACCTTAACACGGGTGTTGTCGTTGGTATAACGAACCTTGAATTTGCCGTTGAGGGTTGAAGAACCGACGAAAGTGAAAGTCTTGTTAGACATAATGAAACTCCTATTTCAAAAAAAGTTAAGTTTTTGAACTTGGCAGAATTGCTAGCTCAATTCAAATTATATGACCAATCGAATTATTCGTCAAGTCCAGGCTTACCCAAACGCTTGCGGCTATAAACTTTTTTGCTTATTTCCTTCTTTTCGAAGAATCGTGTGTCAGCAAACAGTTCAAAAGCACGGCGCTTAGGACGCTTAACTTGCAGTTGAATAACTTCTCGACGTTTCATAATAGTTGTATTGTAGCTTGGATTGATTTATTAGTCAACCGTTTTTGCAACACTTCCAAAATTCCCTGCATCATCGCAGTACCGTTAGTATAGCAGAACGGTATTTTCCGGTCAAATCTTGAATAGGAGTACAACAAAGTGTTGTATTTTTGCAACACTATTTAACTGTAACGCAGTGTCCACAGCAGTTTTTCATTCAAATCTGCAAATTTTATACGAATGCCTGCATACTGTGGTCTTGCATCTTTCGGGTCCCACTCTAGGGTGTACGGCCCCGGGCACTTGAGTTGAAAGTTATGAGTGATAGCGTCTAGCGTGATGTCGTCTAACGGCTCGTACGCATAGTGTGACATTATTTCTGACAAGACTTTTCGGTACAGCATTAGCTCCACCTCAATGCAAACATAGTAGCAACCTCTGGGTCTCTAAAGAAATAGATAGTCCTGTGCCCCGGTGTTAGTAAATCGTCGTCAGGATAGCACCAAGCATCGTAGTCATCATCTGCGTTCGGGCAATGGTCTCTTAGCCAGCAAGGTAGGTATACGATTTTATCGTAAAACTCTATAGGAGAACGGATTATAACTGGATGCCAGCTTTCGACAGTCTCGTACAAATGTCCTTCGTATTCTTTCATACCCACCTTAATATAAACTTAAATGCTGCCTCGTCGTTGTCAAACCAAAACCTGCTGCCGGTCCACGCATAGTGGTCTTCTCCAATGTGTTCCCCGCACCACCTATGTACTTCGGGCCATTTCTTGTGACCTTCCTCGCTTAACAGCGCACTGGGGTAACCTTTGCTATTAAAAGCGTGTCTCCAGTCATAGTCTTGCACTGGCTCAAACAGCAACTTTGCTTTGATACTAGCAACATACTCTTTTATAGTCATAACCAACGCAAAGTAAAGTATGCTGCATCTTCCTGACGTTTGAACCAAATTTGTCCGTCGGGCCAGCGACAATGGTACTCTACACCCGATTCATCTAACCAGTCTAGCATTAGCTGATGAAGCCCGCCTGATTCGTTAAACGATACTTTATACTGCCAAGCACTATAGTTGACTATGGGGTCAACTACAAACTCGGTAGTTAACGTCATTTCGTCAAAGTAAGCCACGCTCCAATCGGGCAATTCTGCTTGCAAACGCTGGCTAATTTTACGACCCCAATGACTAAAATGCTCAACATTAAAAGCATTATATATGGTTTTATCGCCTATGTCATATGCGTTGGAGTGATTGTCGTAGTGATCTGTCCATTTTAGTAGCTCATTAAACAAGTCATCGGAAATAGGGATTCTACTAGTATCCATCATTGTATAATCGTAAGCCCATACACCCGTACTCATATAGTCTGCACAAAGTTTGATGCACTTATTAAGATTTAATTTGCCCATAATCTGCTTAGTTTGCTCGCGTATTTACATATGTTATCTGAAATAGTATAAATACTGCAAGAGCATAAAAAGATTATGCTACAAGGAGAATAATATGGCATTTACACTAGTTTCTAAAACAGTCAAACCTGCAGAAGCAAAATGGTGGAACCAAGTCGATCCTGAAGCAGCAGCTCGTGTAGGTGAATTCGTAAAGGCATTCCCTGGCGTAGTTAGCGCAGATGCTAAGGAAATCGAACCAAACGTATGGCAATCAGTCATTGTGTTTGAAAGCAAAGCAGTAGTAGAAGAATACAAAGTTGCTATGGCAGCTAATTCCGACAACGCACTACGCAAAGCATACAACGCTACACACGGCATTGTAACTAAGTTCCAAGGTCAAGGCGAATAATTTTTGCTCACTGTACAATAAAAAGGACTCCCAGGAGTCCTTTTTTAATTCCTGAACGGATTGTCAGGATTGTACCACATATTAGGGTTAACTACTTCGACGGGCTTAAAGTCACTGTCTATGCCGTCTAGCAGCTTGCGCTGGCCAAATACAGTATACAAGCTAGCCCTTTTAATTTTGTTCTTGTAGTATTCATAGTCCTTGTCGAACTTGAATATATCGTCCTTGGCAGCTTGTTTGTAGTTTTTCCAGTCCGGAATGATACGCACTTCGGGATGATTAATGCTCCAAATTTGGAAGTCGTCCGAGTGGTAGAAATGGTGCATATAAGTATCGTTCCACTCTGTAGACAAGTTAGAGTAATACCTAGGAGCAATCAGTGCATACATTCTAAAGTAAACGCTTTGCCACTTAAAGCAGAAATTATACCACCAGAAGAAGTCCGAATTCTTCTCTATGCTAATTCCGTACTTTCTTGCAGATGCTTCTACGGCATCTACTAACAGTGTTGTCACAGCTTGATCTTTAATTTTACTATCAATGTAGTTGAACACCGCAACCTTGCTGTAGTTATTGCTTAGGCTTTCTGCCCCTTTGTTAGCAATATACATCTTCATCAAATCACTACCGAACAGCTGGTCATTAAATTCACCACTTACTAAAATCATCGATCCGTCGAATAGCCAAGGTGTGTGCTCTGCATTTACTAGTTCGAAGTTAGGAAGTATATAGTCTTTGTAGAAGTTAGGGTTTTCGTTTGCAGCTTCTGCACTTGTGATAATTTTAATTTTGTCTTTTAGCACAGACATAGGATAGTTACGCAAAAAGCTAACCATAATCATAGTACTGTCAATACCACCGCTCCACATAACGCCTAGTGGTTTTCCTAGTGACTCGCTTAAATCGAATAACTCTTTCGCCCTAGCATCGCAGCAATCTGTATAGGTCATTGTAGTAGTACGCAATGCAGGCAGCTCACATTTACTGTAGATGCTTTGTGCAACAGGCTGCTTGAACAACTTCATACGGTCATTCATACCTACAGCGTGGCCGATAAGTCCGTATACTTTGCTCCATTTTAGTACATCCTTTCTAAAAGAATGATGTACAAATGATAGTGGATTGAAATAATATAAATCGCTCATATAGAACTGTTCTGCCAAAATTCGCGAGCCATTGCACGTCTAATAGACTCTACTTCTTCTTTTCTAGTTACGCCGTTGATGTAACCCTTCCATTTTTCGGCTAGAGCCTGGATGCGGAATTTAGTCATTAAGTCTGACTCTAAACGTAGCTTTAATTCTTTGTATGCTTGCTCAACTGGAACTTCTAAGATTCTGGCGTATTCTTCTAACATCCAGGTATAGTTCCCTGTTGTAGGATCAGATTGTTGTATTTGTTCTAGTGCAACGTGATCAAACTCTGCCCACCTGTAGCGTGTTTGTCTAGCTAAAGCCTGTGCTTGAAATGCTTCCCATCGTCCGAATAGTTGTTGTCTGATATTAAGAATATCTCGCATCTGTTTCCAGGATTCGGTAACGTGCTCGTCCGGTAATAACTGCAACGCATTTCCGTTTGGCTGGTCTAGTGTATAGCAGCCTTGCTTAAAAATCTCAGGATTTAACTTCCCGAAATCAACTGTATTGAAAGGGGTTAGAACTTTGATAATTGCATCACCGTTGCCCATAACTAGTGCGTTAGCAGTTATGATGCTAGTAGTCATCGTGTAGATACTAGCGTTCTCTAAACTAGTAATTAAATATCGTTCCTGGATCATATAATAAACTCCGCTGTCCATTCATAAAGCAGCTCTCTGCTTTTTTCCCAAACACATAAATGAGTTGCATTGGGCAACACCTTAAAGTACGATGTACTGACAGGCAATAACTTATATAGTCTGTTAGTCACAAAGTAAGGATTCTCGATATCGTACTGAGATGTAGTAATCAGTACTCGAGATTTTAACTCTGCAAACTTGAATGTCTTTAAGTGTTGAATGATGTTAGGGATTTTGCCCAACTTCCAATTGCCAGTAGCAGTGTCGAAACTTCTATGATCTCTTGCAAGAGCTTCAAACGCTTGCTCTTTCCACAACGGTTCTCTGAAGTCTTTGCCGGCAGGTTGAGCCGCAGAAAATCGTTTGTCAATCGAATCCATACCCACCATTGTATACGGCAACTTCTCGTCGACTTCGACGTAAAAGTTATAACCGCTTGGAGGATCGTCTTTTGCTTTAATCCATTTAGGGTTGATGCTGATAATGTTGTCAACAAGTCCGGGATTGAGGACAGAGTACGTTATACACAGCGATCCTAAGTAGCTGAACCCTACTAGCGAAATCTTAGTGGTAGCGCCTAGTTTATTTTTAATGTAATTGATGGCTGATGTAATGTCCTGGTAGTAGTCCTCGATTGTTAAAGGACTTTTGACTAGTGATATATCTTCTACTAGTTGTTCTTCTACTGGACTACTTTGTCCGTAACCGCGAAGGTCTATTAGGAAAGCATCTACTCCGGCATCTGCCATATAATCGCCGTAGCTTTTGCTACCCATTGCAATACCCATCGTAGACTCTACACACAGGCTTCTGCTATTAAACAATAAGATTGCATTACCCGTGTTAAACTTAGCAGGTATGTGCCGTATATAAAGGCTAGCAGTACCCGATTCTATAAAATTAATATTTTCTTGCATATATAGTTGAGAACATATATCTAGAGTTGATGACTTGGATGTCAGAGAAGCCAGCAGACTCTAGTGTTTCAAGGTACCATTTTAATGGTTTTGTAGTTAACACTCCTATTAGTGCTTTTTTCTTTTGCTGTATAACTTCTTCCGAAACTCCATTAGCACGTTTGAAATCATAATACATTTCTTCCGTTTCCATACTATGATCCATTTTGTCTGAGATGATAACAAAGCCGCCAGTTTGTAAGTTGTCGTAGATGTCTTGTATATATTGTGCTCGTTCTTGAACAAAGTGCAGAGTCCAGTTAGCTAGTACAACGTTATATGACCCTTGCGGTAGCGTATTGCTTACGGTAACCAATTCAGGGTACTTGCTTCTGTCAACCATTGCTTGACTATTGTCTACGCCAACAACATCAGTGTATCCACGTTGAATAAATTTATCCATTGTGTTACCTAGAGCAGAGCCTACATCGATGACTTTAATGTCCTTTTTGCTTTTAAACACTTTACTAGTATAGTCGATGCAAAGGTCGATTACCCTGTTGTAATCGGGAATATGTGTTTCGGCTTCTTGTTGGAACCTATTAGCAACTGAACCATCGAACACCCAATGTTTATCGACTGGCATAACGTTAGGCATATCTTTCATACGCTCTTTTGCAGCGTTAATATTAGCCTTAACTAAGTCTCCTACTTGCCTTACGCCTGACTTCTCTGTTTTGTAGAATCTTAGCATATATCTGCTAGGTAATGGATATGTAGTAGGGCCCGGACGATTGACTAGTGTAGAGTACGAATCGTGTACTGTTTTATCTTCTAGCTGTTCTGGATAAATTAAACCTTCTTTGCTTTGGAAACCTAACGACCCTAGGATAATTTTCATTGCATTAGGACTAGGTCTTGACCCAGCACCAGAGAACGCAGTGTTGGCATCTGAGCTGTTGATGTGCTGCTTCTTGATAACGTCAATGATAGCAATGTCGGGAGATATCATTGGCCAAGGATAGATGCTGTCTGCAACAATAGAGTAGTCGCAAACCTTAGCTACCCGTTCAAGGAATCCGTAAGTGTCGAGGAAAGCATATATAACGCCAATCATAACTACAACGTCGTACTTTTTGCCCGCTGCAATCTCATTGTCCAGAAACTCTCTAATATCCCGTTCTACTATAGAAAACTTATCAGATGACCAATATTTTCCTAGCAACTCTCTACTAGTTGCAGCCATCTGCGGTTGCACTTCGACTCCGGTGTAGTGCTTACAGCCTTGAGATAAGACCCACTGTCCAGTAGCGCCCAGGCAGCTACCTAAGTCTAAAACTGTCATTCCGTCTACTAGCCAATCTGGCGCCATTGCTTTATGGCGTTTGTCTAGTGATTCTATGGTTACTCTACTGTAGCCTCGGTCTTTGCGTGTATCGTTCTCTACGAACTCTGGATATTGGCTAAAAAAGCTCATATATACGTCCTCTATTATGTACGTATTTATTGAGCAGTCAACTGAACTTCAATGCAAATTCAAATAGCAATTCATCGTCAGTGTCATCATTAAAGTCAACCCATTGGTCAACAATGATATTAGATACTCCGTCTGTTCGTTTTGGTTCTGCAAAACTGCATACTCCGCCCATAGCCCAACCGCTGCCGTGTATCCATTCATTGCCACCCGGCTTCCAGTTTTTACTAATAGGGCCTATGTTTGTACTAAGCCAGACTAGTATAGGCGTGTCTGTATATTTGAGCTTTCTGGAATTATTGTTCCAAGGCTCCCATACATTTCTATTGTACCTAACTCTTTTCATAAGTCAAGTAAAAATTGTTCTTCTGTAGTCAAGTTAAGTATAAGATTTATCTTACCTTCTTGCAGCCATCTGTTGATGGTTAATGATATGTATTCGGCTTCGTCGCAGTCGTTAACCTTTACACCTATGCGTTTAAATGTCATACCGTCTGGTCCTTTGACCCACGGGTTAACAACTGATATTAGTTTCTTTGGATCAGGTATTCGTACTATAGGTCGTATACTCATTTTCCTGCCCACCTTAATTTAAACATCACTGCATCTTCTGCAAGCTCGAATGCAACACTGTGGTGTAAGTTAACGTGATTGCCAGTTAAGTTACTGTCCAGCCAAGTGTATATGTCAACTAGTTCAACAATGTTGGGCTCTTTTTTGTATTCTACTAAATGCCAGCCTTGGCTAACTAGTACCTTACTTAATACTTCTCGGTCGATTTCGTTTTTAATTTCTTCTGCAAGAATTTCTGCAAAATCTTGCGACACTGAATCACCGTCCATATTAGCTCCACCTTAATAAAAATAGCAGCATATCAGATTCTTCTTTGAACTTGATCCAGCCACCGTGACTATCCCATCCGCTGTGCACGCCAGTATCCGGGTCTGTCCCAGGATGCCCAAATGTATCCCATAGCCAGCCGTATACACTAAGAAACTCTTTTCCTTGAGGACTATAATACCATTCCCACTTATAATCTCTGTCAGGCCTGTGCTTAAATTTTATGTCCATTACAATGTCCCCATTTTAGCGTAAACATTAGCGCATCTCGTTCTTCTAAGCAAACATATATGTATGCTTGTCCTATTTGCCACAGGCCCCAGTTTGTTTCGTCTACGTAACCAGGGCAATGGTCATTGATCCACATAAGTTGATCGTGCCACGTAGTAGGACAAGTAATCTCAACACGATTCATAACCACCGTAGCTTGAACATTACTGCTTCGTTGTCGTCTTTGATGCTAACAGTATACATAGGATCTCCGCTGTTAAAGCGATGCGTACAGTCTGCTGTTGGACAATTTGTCTCCATCCACATTTCAAACTCTCTGTCGTCTGCGGGATATACCCAGCAGGTCCAACTACGAGGCGGCACCATCGGCCATTGAGACCCGGGGTTGATTGGATCTACACCATTATGGAATTCCCAATGATGCACTATAGTTTTTCTCATCAAGCAGCCCACCTTAATCTAAATAGCATAATACTTTCTTTACTGTCGAGCAACCACCTGTCATATGCAACTCTTTTACCGCATCCAGTTGTTTTTACCCAAGCGTCAATTTCTTCAGCTTGCTCGTCCGTTAGCTCAACAAAAGAGTTCCATACCTTACTATACAGACCGTGATATGTTATGGCCTGTTTGACCCATATTTTCCTGCGTAACAGTTTAAATGTAAAACGACTCACGCCTTGCCCTTGCCGCCGTAGTTTAGTTTTTCCCAAAACTCAAACTTGTGTTCTGCTTCTTCCCGCAACTTCTTTTCGTGCTCTGCAATACGGCGTGCCCTGCCTTCTTCCATTTTAGCAGTTTCTAATGTTTGTTGCACATCTGCAATAAAGCTAACAAGACTTGTAGTAGACAACCGGTTTATTTCTTTGTTCAAGTTATAAATTTCAGTGTCCTTGTCGTCTATATCTCGTTTGTAATAGTCAATGTCATCTCTAAGTTTGCGGATATAGTCAGCAGGATACAAGTGTTCCCACTCGTATTCGAATGTACAGTCTACTGGATCCATTCCTGCTTCTTCTAACTCTACACGAATAGTATCATCGTTAATGATAGCAAGTAGGCGCCGAATGACAGGGTCAGTTGACTCTAAGTCAAGTTGGTTGATAAACTCTTTGTTGCTTAGTCCGAGCATTAGTGTTTCCCCCAGCGTAATACAAAGTTAAAATAATCTTCTTGGTCGCGAATAAGAATACTGTTTTCAAATTTGTGCCACCAACGACTCCACGCATCGGGGCGTTTGGGGTGCGGCCCGAATTGTTCTTCGCACCACTTGTCTACTGCAAAATAATCAGCAGGATCAAATTCTGCCTGATACCAGTTCCTGCTGAACTTGTATTTTGGTTCTTGCTGATTAAGTTTTATTTGCATTTCTTTAAGTATCTTATTTGCCAGGCGTTGAATCTCATCTAACAGTTGTTGGTCCAATGGCGGTATAGTTTGCCAGGCGTACATACTGTTAATGTCTAAATCTATGTGTTGCATTATACACCTTGTGCAAGTTTAAACAAAAACATATCGTGCTCGTCTTTGAAGCAAAATGTAATATAGCAAGCATCGTATCCGCTGTACAATACCTTGCAGGATTCTTTTGGCATATTAATTTTGATCCAGTTACAGTAGTCATCAACTGTTGCAACTTTCTTACCATTTGTCTTGACAGATAGTTGATACGGCCAATATTTTTTGTTAAGCACTCGCATTGCTATATCTCAATTTAAAAATTAAATATGCTTCTCGATCAAGTAATTCAAAGCCTGCTAAGTTGTCGCCTACATACCAACAGCGAACGCCACTTTCCTTGAGTAGATCTATAGTTGATATTTTAGCATAGTTAGGATTAGTTTTGTATCGCTTAGTAACCAAAGCAATGAACTCATCACGAGCTTTGAACTGCTCGTATATGCTACAATTTTTTGGGATTAAACTTATTGCCATCGCAGTAAAAACATTAATAAATCATCGTGGTCGCGAAACCAAAACGAACTGTTGTTAACAAACCACCTGTCTGACGAAGCAGGCCATTCATTGAGTGGGCGTTTTCCAAAAGTACTGTAGCACCAGTCTTCCAATTTCAACCAGTCACGCTGTAATTCTTGTTTACTGACCCCGTACGGCACCCACCAGTTTGTACCGCTAATGTAACTTACATTAGCAACATAATACCTTGCACCGTTTAATCGTTTTTCTTCTGTAGTGAATGTTAAATTCATTAGCTCCACTTCAGCTTCCATAACATAAAAGCCTCGGGCTCGACAACTTCGATTTGGTTGATTTTATAACCTGCTTGGGTACCTTTAATCTCAACTTCAAAGTCCAATTTAAGACCTGCTTCTTGTTCAAGATAATATTTAAAAGCACGAACGAGGTTAGCATTGCCAATGTTATATTGCCAGTTTGGATCCCAGGCATCGTAGCAGTTGTTTAGCTGATTTTTAATTTCTTTTTGATCAACGGTAATCATTGTGCCCACCTTAGTGCAAATAGTAACGCATCTTCTTGTTTATCGAAATTAAATGTAACGTGTTGGATTTTATTAACTACTTCCCAAGTCCGGTTAACGAGATTCATATCGTGTTCAGCCGCCCGATCTGAGCGAGCAGTGCACTCTACTATGTTGTTACATTTAACAGTTACAGGATACATCATACGTACCTCAATTCAAACATCATTGCATCTTCTGCTTTTTCAAACCAAAAATCCAATCTAGTACCTTGACTGTGGATTTGATAACTATAGCTGCCGCTCCATTCTGTAATTTCGTCTGCCAGGTCTCTGCGATTTCCAATTAATTCCAATCTTGTTGTAGGCCAAATAGTATGACCCTCGGGCAAAAATGTAGCCACTCTAAAGTTATGATTCTCTTTAATTGGCATCTGGCAAGCCCGGAAACTTTAATGCAAACATCAGCTTTGACTCTTCGCTGTCGAAGGTAATCAGCCTTGCTGGTGTTTTGTACTGGTCCCAATAGCCTTCTTCTCTTGCCTCAAACTCCCACATATTGACATTATACTTTTCTCGTATGTAGTCACCTAAGTGGCTTAGTTCCTTTGTCTTATTGAAGTTAAACTCGTCAAACAAAGTCGTCTGGCACTTGCCCCAATACTCGGGTGCATCTTCCCAGCGATATGTTAGCTTAACAGCAGTAAGAAATGTAGTCATAAGAAAAGGCTATTTCACATAGCCTTATTATAATACATTTTGAATTATTGGTCAACTATAGAGCAGTTTCATTACCATAGCAGCTTCTTTGTGTTTATTTCTTATTTTTATAAGCACTCGGTCTTTAGCTGTCATTTCTTGCTCGTATCCGGGTGTAATCATAGTATCTGTAATAATATGTTTCCATTCCCAATCCCAACCTTGCTTGCCTATGTTTTTCTCTAACCAAGGGCGATAGTGATCATTTGGATCACTCGATTCAGCAGATACTTTCGACCCATCGGGGTCTTCGTGTAATACTACCCAACCAGTAGGCCACGGTAAAGTAATTTCAACACCGGGCACAGTAGCCCACCATAGAGCTTGTTTTAAGCCTGTTCTTTTATTTAATTCCCATTTAGCCATATCAATCTTATTCATTGGTCTCAAAAAGGCTGCGCCGTTAAAGCTCATTTATTTGCCCCACACTAGCTCTAACAACATTAATAATTCGTCTCGAACCCAATATCTTGCTCTCATACGATGGCCTTCAGTTTTCCACCAGTCTGGATTTTGTTCTTCAATCCAATCTCCGCATATATACCTTGTCTCTAATAGAGTCCACTTGATTCCATCGGAGTCTGTGTAAGGGTTGATATAGTTGCGGTCCGACTCTTTACGGAAGTTTCCTTCTTCTGCCCTCACGGCCACCTCAATACGAACAGCATAGCATCTTCTTTACGCTTAAATGCAAACTTGTTGCCATAGTTGCGCCAGTAGCGACCGTGAGAAATATTTTCCCAGCACCAGCGTTCCATATCAAGAATAGGTATTAATCCTGAAGGAGTATGTTGATATGGCCAGTAAGTTTTATTATGCCCTTGAAACAGCCAATCATTCTTATAAGAAAAAAAGTCGCCTGTATTACCCATTGGTTGTACTCCTGCAATAGAATGTGCCATCAAGTTAGGCAATGATTTTCTAAGCATCGAAATTAAAACTTGTTGAGCAGCTTGTGTTACTGACAGGGCCGTTTTACTATCATATATTTCCGTCATTAAGACCACCTCATAACAAATAGCATTAAGTCTTTCCTGTCTTCAAAGCACACTTCTCCGTAAACAATACAATCCTTCCATCGCTCACCGGGAGGCCCGAAAGAATCGTTGCACCACTGTTTCATAGCCACTACTTCATCCACTTTATGCGGCGTGGGAAAAGCAGCAACAGCCCATCCTTCATTCCAATATTCATCGTAGGTATGTATTACCATCACGCCCACCTTAGCTTAAAGTTGAAAGCATCAAGTTCGTCTTTAAATCCAACAAAGTAGTAGTCCCCACCGCCGATTTCATTTACAGTCCACTCGCCCCAATAGTCTTTTATTACCCTGAGGGCATCAAATCTAAACTTGCCTTGACAGTTTTCTTCGCACCATTCTACAATTTCTCTGCTACCATCATATGCCATATCCCACCAGTAGATTTGATGAGTGCGATTCTCAAAACAGTGTAAGTAAGGGTAGCCGTGGAAATAGTCCTTGACTCTAGTAGCCCTGATATTATAGTCAGGATCATAGTATCTATCGTACTGTGCTTGTGTTTTAAAGCCTTCCTTATGTAACATCCGTTGATGTTTCCAGGCCTTAAACTTTGCTAATAGATTAGATATCACTGCCGCCCCAGGTTAACTTAAACATAACAGCGGCATCATACCACTCGAATTGGACAACATCGTAGTCTCGTCTATAGACTTCTTTCCACTCTGTGTGCCAACGACGAAAGTATTTCCCTTCGTCATCAAAAGCCTCGCACCACTTGTACATTTCTGTAGTGCATTTTGAAATCTTTATTCTGTATCTAAATACAGGGCGATTGTTTCCGCCTTCTGAATAAAAATATTCCATCTTATTCGGCGGAGTTCAAGTCCCTGTACTCTTCGTCGGAGAATTGATCCTTGTAGTATGCAATAAACTCAGACAATTCTGCATACAGCTCTAATATAGCTTCTTTGTCTGCATAAAGAATATATTCGCTTTCTCCTATATTCTTTAAGCCCAGTTCACCGCCGCCTACCCATTTTAAACGGGGAGAAGTGAGCCTGTTATTCGTCGAGCTCATAAGGTTCATCTTCCTCTTGTTCAAGCATACCGCGGGCTTCTGCGTGTTCGTTGCACAGAGTTTTAATCCAGCCGCCGCCGCGACGAATGCCCCTATTGCCACAGTCTTCGCAAGTTACGCCAGACATATGTTCTGCCATATCAATTAGTGCACGATTAGCATCAGTAGTCTTGTGCACATAAAAACGCAAAGTTCCGAACTTTTCTTTAACTTGTTGGATGACTGGCAAGCGTTCTAGTTCAATGTCGTATGCTTCTTTTAGTTTGGCAACGTCTTCTTCTGTCCAAGGAACTTCGACACGTGCATTAGTCTCTCGATCCCAGGTTACTTTCATTGCACCTAGGTCAAACTGCTTAACTGCATATTCGTAACGATCTCTGGTCATACGAACAGGATGCACAAAGCCTGCTAGCAGTGCGTCAATGATATTGTACCAGCCACCGCCGTGTTCGCAGTACCACTTCTTGCCTAGCTCAGGATAGTCTTCGTAAAGTTTGTTCTGTAGCTCTTCTTGCATATTAATCTCTTATAAATTTTGATTCTATGTATGCTGACATTCGTTTGTCATTGGCAGACATCCATATAGTAACACCGTCTGGGTGTCCTAGTAACTCATTATTAATTTCTGGAAACTTAGTCAAGAACATTTTTCCTAATCTAATGTTGCCGTCTTTTAATTTCTCTACAAAAAACCAATTGACAAAATCGTCAAACTGTTTCCGTGTTATCTTCGTATACATTGCCGAATACTTCTATAATCATCTGTTGCACTTCTGCTAACGACACATTCGGCCTAGAGCTTAGTGAAAGAAAGTCGTCGTCGTTAGCTTTACTAGGGTGCAATTTATCTACAATACGGCCTGCTAGAGTGAGTAACATAGTGTTAGGGCTTGCAAACTCGTCTAACTGTAGCTTGTGCTTTTTAGGCAAATCGCTTTCCACCTTTGCATAATAGCCAATTACAGCGTTAGCGGCGTGTGCAGTAATATATTGCCCGTGACTTGCCATTAAGATAGCTAACAGCATTCGCTTGGGCATAACAGAATCTCCCCAAACAAACCATTCACCGTTAACGTGAACAGGCCGTTTGGAGAACATACTCATTAGCACAGCATTTTGGATTTCTTCTTCAGTAAGCATTGTCGAACTGGTAGATTTTTTCAAATTGAGCAGTGCTAATACTCTTGGCACACTGCTTAAAAGTTTCTGGATCCATTTCATAGCCATACATTGTATATTTTGCCCAGCGGTTAATAAAGCTATCGGCTACGAACTTGTCGCACGTTAGTTTCCTTGCTCCGATATCTGCAATAGCACGAGGCAAAGTAACAAAGTTGCCACGGCCATCGGTTGCAATCTTACATACACTGAAGTCAAAACTGTCAAACACTTCCTGTACTGTTTTGAAGTTTTGCTTTTTAATTAGCTGGACTTTATGCAGGATAGGATCATATTCTGTTTTCTCAGATAGACGCAGTGTGACAGCATTTTCACTATCATAAGTGACAATAGTATCATCTTCTAGCTTGAGCCGGTGCTTGGTAGCATCTCTAGAAAATGAATCTCTAAAGTATACGTCAATGTCGTTAACAGGTGTCTTAGTGTATAAACTAAGAGCAGCACCTCCGCATATCCACGGCCCTCGTTCAATGTCTAGCTCGAGTAAACCGATGATGTGCTGATTAGGATACTTTCTGTCAGTAAGCCCGTTAATGCGTAGCATTTTTAGTTTGCAAATTGACTGAAACGTTCGCGAATGAATTTAAAAGTTTTACGTTCGGTGTCGAACACAAACTCTTCCTCGCCCTCGTCTGTATGTACTGCAACCACAAAGCCATTCTTAACACGGCGAATTTCGATTGATTCTAACATATTTTTCCTATTGTGAAGTTAAGTTAAATTATAGCAGGACGTGATTGATTAATCAAGCGCAACGTCTTTCATCGGACGTCTACCTGTCCAGTGATCTTTGGTAATACATAGCCCTCGGTGCTTAACACCCATTGCTCCTGCATCTAAATCTAAATTCGGCACACTTCGTTGCACAGCAACGCAATCTGCTTTAGACTTGAATTCGTAGTCAACGACTTGTTTGTCAATAAAGTCCCCGCCCGGGGTATACATTGCAATTAGTAAGAGCCAAGTATTCATATTAAACGTCCATAGCGCATTGATGTTGTTCTTCGTCCGAGCAGTGACACAATGTGTCAAAGTCGTTAAACAATTCCATACGATAGGGGCAAGGATGCCCTTCGTCTTCTACCTCAAGGGTATAAGCATCTACAATACGGATAACCTTTACAGGCTTGTATTCTTCAAACAATGCAGAGATATCGAACTGGAATCGTTCACGCATCTTAGCCAAAGTCTCATCAGGCACATTATGCACACTTCCGAAATCGTTCTGTGCAACAATTACTTGAGGCACAATGCCAAACTCTTGAGCCATAGCAAAGTACGGACGCAATTCTTTAGCAGTAGTAAAGGTGTTGGTTACTACAACGCTCTTGCCGTCGCGAAGTGCGCTACGAGTGCGCTCTTGGCACCACTCGTGAGCACGACCTAACTTAGAAGCATCAAACTTGTATTCACCTTCTACAATGAAATACTGGTCAGCTTCGTAGTGGCGATCCACTGCAACAGCCAACAGCTTCTGTGCTAAAGTGCTCTTGCCAGAGCCAGGCATTCCGCGAATAATAATCAAACGAGACATAATTATTCCTTGTGGTGATGCCCACGGATTTCTCCTTTGAGAGCATCGTTAATAACATCTTCCAAACGAGACACAACCTTACCAGTTGCGTCAAATGCAACATCGCGAATACGATACTGTTCCATTCCAGTCTTGCCGCCGTGAACGTGACCGTGCAAGTGTACAGCACCACGGTGCATTTGGTTCCATTCGTGAATTGGGTAGTGGAACATTACAACAAAAGTACCGTTATAGGTCATTTCGTAGTAAGGATGCACTTCGTCAAAACAAGCACGGAACGCAGGGTCACGCAAGTTCTTATGGTCGTGGTTACCGGCAATTAAAATCTTGCGACCATTTAAGCCTTGCAAGATTGCAGTTGCTCGTTCGACACGCCCGAACGCAACGTCACCTAAAATGTACACAGTGTCTTCTGGTTGTACATCACGGTTCCATTCGGCTACTAAGATACTGTTCATATGATCAGCATCTTTCATACCGTAACGAGTAACAGGGCAAAACTTAATAATGTTAGTATGGCTGAAATGCAAATCAGCAGTTACAAAATCTGTCATAATATTCTTTCTTCACTTGCTGATTTGCACACGTGCACGTTCCAGCAATGCAGGATCACCTTTAGTCAGCACTTCCAACAGGAGCCTCTTTTCCTCGAGATACACTCGAGCAAACTCTGCATCGTGTTCTACAATACTGCGAGTATTGGAGATCAGATCCGCCAGCTTGATGGTTTGGGCTTGGGCGGGTGCCATTGCAGTGTGCGCTCTGTCGATTGCCTTGCGGGTTGCTCGGTTACCTTGCTCTTTGCGTGAGACATCAGTAAGCCATCCAACCAACTCGGCGACTTCTTCTCCGAATTCGGCTCGAACAATTTCAATCGTCACTCCCGTATCTTCAACTACATCGTGCATCCAAGCGGCGCACAGCATAGCAGGAGTATGGGGCACAGACTGCACAATACTCACCACCTCAGCAGGGTGCACAATGTACGGTTCGTTAGTATACTTGCGAAGTTGGGCGCAGGCAGCGTGAGCAGCCGTAGCAAACAAACGGGCTTTTTCTACTGTATGTGCATCCATTTCCAACTCCTTATTTCTTACTATGTGTATATTATAGCAGATGTTGAATTATTGAGCAAATTATTGAGGTACTACTAAAGTTTGCAATTCGCGAGGCACTGCATACACTAATTCAGGCTCCTTACTCCAGTCCGTAGGGCGTCCAAAAGATGTAGGAGTAATGTTTAGCTTGCGTAGACTCACGTGATCGATTAAGTAAAACCGATTGCCGTCCGAGCGCACAGTTGCCCACAAAAATAAACTCTTGTGCTTCTCTGCAATAGAGATATATTTTTCCTTACGCTTGAGCAGGTCAATGGTTCGATGCTTGTAAATGGGATAACCGGGCCCCCAATTACGCTCTGACTTGGTCATAACATCGATCATATACTTGATATGGTCGAATTGATCAATTACCAAGATGTCGGGTAAGTGCTTTTTATCTGTGCCAGTGTTCAGGTAAGCATCATACTCTGCTTGTTCGTTTGTAATGCAACGAAATCCTTTGGCAGTAAAATGCTTGATTACAGGTTCGAAGCCGATGTCCTCGTAATACTTGCGGCGATCTTCGTCAAACTTATTGTCACGCTCTCCGTGCGGCTTGACAAATTTATCTTCATTTAGCGACATTGCGATATCCTTTAATTCGCCAAAACAGTTGCCAGGCACGTGATTGCTTAGTACGATGCAAACTCTTTGTGCCGGTTAAAAATTTGTTGCCGATTAGTTTACCAAAGGGCTTTGCTTTGGGCTGTCCTTGCAGTAAACGTTCGGCAACACGTTCGTAGGTAGTCATTTTGAAGTACATATTAGTTCTTGTACAAGATAGCTTTTTGGGGATAAGTCACGCCAGTAGTACTGTAGAACAGTACACGATTTCCTTCTACTTCGTACTCGACATAGGTATAGTGCTTGTCTACCATCCGAGTGGTCTTACCGCTACGCTCGGAAACACTGTAACCTTCTGCAACAAATCCAATGAACTTGCCTTCTACTTTGGTGTTAGCATACTCTTTGTAAGTGCCGGTGTTCCAGCTGATTGCAGCCGCAATACCTACAGGAATAGCAAAGAGTACAAACACCTTGTACATATTCCATTCGTCATCGTTGTTAATCAGCATCAGGATAAAGATTGCAATCGCAAATGTCAGTACAATGTAAAAACCAGCGTGGTTGTTGATAGTATCAACTGGAGCCAACGGTGCAAAAGTGTACATACCTTTTCCTGTATTGTTTAACGCAATACAAGTATTATAGCACCAAACGAATTTAGGATCAAATTCGGTGCATATATTCTTTCTTAATACTATCGTATACTTGTAATACTATAGTTACATCAATGTGCATACGCCTTGCAATCTCATCTGGACTACAGCCTCGCTGAACAAACTCTTTAATTTCCAGATAGACGCTGTTCATTCTTCCCATTTAGGGCTCCTTGTAGATCTACTCCTTTAGCCACTCTAAAAGTTTTTTAGGATCTACTACACTAATAACGTCTTGAGGCGGTAGTTCGTTGACTTCATATGTAACAATTTCCCAGTCATCGAAGCTGGCGTGACTCGAAATTCGTTTCATTGCTTCACGAACCATAGTCAAATGGCTACGCAGTTTTCCTAATGTATCCCAAGTCTTGCCCGTTTTAGACCAAGACGAGCTATTGTAGCTATAAACTACATCGGTGCTGCCTTTACTGTACAGCCCTGTCTTCTTGTTTCTAATTTTATAGAACTGCTGAGTCATATTGGCGTTTTCTTTCTAGGATAAGGTTGTGCTTGTAGCTTAACCATAAAGAACTCTTCCATATCTACATTGTAGCCGCAGGTGTCGTATAGATCTGCAAACCTATTTTTAACAAACTTAACTGTACCGTTTTGTTCTTGCCAAATCCTATCGCTCGACTGTGTGAGTTTGAAACCACCTGCACTTCCGACCATAGAGTCGCTATTGCTTACATCGCAGACGGAATAATAGCGATTGGCATAAACCCCGGAATCGAGCATTGCTCGGCACACTTCGTAGTAATAGTTAACCATCACTCGCCTTTAATTACATCGAATAAGGTACCATACTCGTACCTTGCCCAATCATCCATATCTACATATGTATTAATTTTACGGCGATACACGGTTTCGAGCCAAACTCGTTCACCGTGTATCTTCACTGGACGCCAAGCGAACCACGGCTTCCAAGGCAATACTTCTACCTTTCGATAGACATTGCCTATAGGAGCCTTGTTGTAGTTCATTCTGCCCGGATCAAGGATTTCCTTAAGCCGCCTCCATATAGTTGCGTACCCAAGCTAAACGAGCTTGCTCGTCCATAGCAGTGTATTCAACAATGTTAGCACGAATAGCATCCACTAGTGGATAATATTCTTCGTCAAGGTTACGCTTGATGTCGTTGTTCAAGTCTACTAGCTTGTCTGTACGTGGATTGCGAGCAACCCACTTAGAAGTCAAGTAGTATGGGCTTTTGATTTTAGAAGAAACGTTAGTTTCTGTGTAAAACACAAAGCCTTCGTGCTTAACTTCCTTAACAGCCACTTGCAGTTCTGCAATAGTCATATGATAGGATTCTGCAAAGAAACACTTTAGGTCATCCTCTGCAAAAAACTTCCAAACAATTTCAGAACCAAAGCCGTGAACTTTAGACTCCCAAGAGTTCTCACGCCAACCTAGGAAATACATACCAGGCTTTTCAACCACGATATGAGGATCGTTAGGATGTACACACTCAAACATCAAGGTATAGCCTTCTGCCCCACGCACTGCAAATTGCCAGTCGATCCAGGATTGATGTGTTAGCATCATTTCCTTTGCCATAGCAACATACGGGCTGTCGGTAGAACCAGTTGTAGACACAAGGATGTCTCCGTTGTACCAAGTCATAGCAACCATAAAGCCATTGACTTTACGATATGCAGTTACTTTGGTTTCGTCTGCTAGAACAGGTGCTTGCTTTTCGATGCCGTAGTTGTATACCTTAGTGAAAGGGCGTGACACTACATTAAAGTTTGCGTCAACAATAGTGCCACGGCATTCTTCCAAATACTCGTTCCACAGGTTGTCGAAAAATACCTTCTTCTTGTACTTCAACACAAAGATGCCCTCGCCAGCAGGACGCATTGACACTAGCTTAGGGTTGTCTTCTACAAACTTCTTCAATTCGTCTTTGTTCATTTTATTCACCTAGAATCAATTTACCGTCGATGTCTTCGTCGTTAGTCCAAACTACACGCTTGAGACCAAAACTTGCGATAGCACGTGCACAGCCTTGACAAGGTTTAGCGAGGCCGTATACAGGATTACCTTCGCGATCCTGCTTAACACGAGTCACATACAAAGTAGCATTAGCAAGACGCTTGGGATCAATCTTTTTAACAGCCTTTGCAATAGCATCAATTTCTGCGTGGATGTGAATTGCCTGGTAATGCTTGGCAAACTTTGCTTGCAAAGGATGAGTTTTAACTTGATTGGTACCAATCGAAATCAGCTCATTCTTAATAACAATACCAGCCGCAATGCGAGCACGGAACACAGGCGCTACATCTTCTGCAACACGAGCTAGCAGTTCCGTAAACTTCAAATCCTTACGCGACATTGTGTTCCTTGTTAACGCAATACAAGTATTATAGCACTTTTGGATTTATTGAGCAAATTACTTGTAAAGTGCCGCCATCATAAGTAGCATTTCAAGTTCTTCTATATTACTGTTAATTTTAGTTAACATTTCTTGGTACTGCACAATAGTAGATGTTAACTGCCTTCTACGCCTTGCTTCTATTTCCATATTAGCAAGAATCTTGACGTCATTGTGTATATTTTGCAACACTTTTGACAGTCTAGGGTCTTGTGTAGCACTGCGCCCTATTTTGCGTAACTGTGTACTAACATCTGACCAATCTAAGCTAGAATTTATTTGCATTGTGCAATTATACTACAGATCGATTTTTCAGTCAAAAATAAGCCCCGCTACGCAGGGCTTATTTGTACTACTTGCGTATTACACGTTTTCGATACCGTTTAGCTTCCACTCTTTGCCAAACTTTTCGTAATGCCAGACTTGGTTAACTTCTGCACCATCGTCTTCGAACTTGTACCAAATGCTGAACTCGGTTGCATTAGCAAGACGCACTTCGTGGCTTACATTGTGTAGATTTAGAGTGCTAGCAGTCAGACCGTTAGTAAGCTCGTCTACAATATCCGGGCCAAGTAGAACCTTAAGCTCAGTTACATCTGCTTCGGCGAAGGCACGTTGAATGCGCCAGAATTGTTGAGTAGGGTTAAAAGGTTGAGTACTCACACCACGTTCCTTGTTAATAAAATTACGAACCAGTTGAAAGCCTTTGTAGAACAGCCAAGCTACACCTAGTAGGATAGCAACAACAAAAACAAATCCAATAATATCAGCGATAAAACTCCACACGGTATATTCCTTTTTAGCTACGGTGGTTACTCCACCTGGGTTAAATTGATTGTCACCTGCAACAGTGCCGGGACCAGTTGCGACAACTCCGTTAGATGTACTAGGAGTGCCATTGTTAATAACAGTAGTACCACTGCCGTGATTACTGTGTCCACCGAAACTATTAAACAGGGCATTGCCTACAATAGTTCCGCCCACTGCACCTAAGAATGAAGTGCCTAGCCCGCCGCCGCCGATACTAGGCGCAGGCGGTTGTTGATATCCATATTGGGGAGCAGGTGCATACTGCGGGCTTGTGCTAGGATTAGAGTACGTCCCAGAAGAAGTGCCAGTAGTACCTGTGCCTTTACTAGCCGCTACATCATTGCGAACACCGTTAGTGACTTCGCTTTTACGCACACCTACGCTAGAAGTAGTACTGCCGATGCCTCCTGGTTTACTTGGCGCCGGAGCAACACTAGGCTTGCTAGGAGCAGAATAAGAGCTAGATTTGCTAGGAGCAGAACGGCTAACACTTGAGCTAGATCGTCCGCCTCCTCCACTACGGCCGATGCTGGCGGCATCAGCAACAGTAGCAAACATAAATGCACTAGCAGCCACTGCCGCCATTAGTTTAGAGATTTTCATAAAAGTTCCTTATACTTCGTTGTAGAACACTAGGGCACGTTCTGCACGATGGTAGTATTCGGCTTCCTCTGCGTCAAGGTCGATGTCTCGGTAATAACGTTCCTTGAGTTCGACTTCTGCGGCAGTAATTAGTTTTTCTAGATCCTCGTTGCTGAGTTGATCCAGGGCCTCAGTGATGTTGTAGGTACTCATACCGTCCTTTTTAACTGTTAAGAGCTAAATTATACACGTAATCTAATTTCTTGTCAAATTCCGTTCCGTCTAGTGCTTGTAACAGTTGACCATTTGGAACCATATTTTCGTCATAGCCTTCTAAGCACATAGCAAAGTAACTAGGAGCAGGCGGAGCGTCAGGGTTACCCGGCTGCATTGTGTAAATTATAGCATCTACTACACCGCTTTCAGTAAGAACTTGAGCATAGGTTCTATCATAATAATACGGATACCCTTCTAGCATATCTAAACTATGCAAGCAAGAATCTGTAATTTCCCATAGTACGCCGTCTACATACGAATCCATTAAAGGTTTAACATCTGCGTGAGTTGCAAACCTAAAGTCGTAATCTAGCAGACGTGCGTAACCTAAGTTAACAGCGGCGGGGCACCTAGATGCCATACTGCTGATGTTAGTATTCATTCCGTAGGCGAAATAGTAGTGCTTATTCATCACTTGTGCTTAGTAATAACTTCGTCAGCCAAACCAAATGCTACTGCTTCCTCTGCACTTAGGAAGGTGTCGAACTTCATTTGCTCGAACAGTTCTTCGTAAGTTTTACCAGCAGTATTGTGCTTGACATAGAGTTGGGTAAGACGCTCGTTAATGCGTTGGCTTTCTTCAAAGCTACGTTTTGCATCTTCGAACTGTAGCTCTTGTACGTGCACACTTCCACGAGTACCAGGAGTACCCGAGCTAACACGGTGGATCATTGTACGTGCTTCTGGTAGTACACCTCGCTTGCCTTTAGCGCCAGCCTGTGCAAGGAATGAACCCATACTGCACGCCTGGCCGAGAACTACAGTTCGAACATCTGGTTTGATGTACTGCATTGTATCGTAAATTGCAAGACCCGCGGTAACAGCGCCGCCCGGGCTATTAATGAACATTGTAATGTCTTGTTCTTTGCTTTCGCTTTCTAGGAATAGAAGCTGTGCAACAATTAGGTTAGCCATTTGATCGTGGACTTCACCTTCAAGTAGAATAATTCGGTCTTTGAGCAGGCGACTGTAGATATCGTAACTACGCTCTCCGCGACCTGTTTGTTCTACTACGATTGGTACTAATGACATTGTGTGTTTCCTTCTTAATTTAAGTTAAAGTATAAGTTAATTTAGTAGCTAAGTCAACTAAATATTTTTATGGCAAGACGCATAACAAGACGATCATTTCAAAACGACACTTGGTTCAACACTAAATGGCGTCCTGCTATGGCCTGGACATATATGGCTATCTGTATTTTAGATTTTGCAGTGTTCCCTATACTATGGAGTTTATTGCAAGCATACAAATCTGGGCAAGTTACAAGCCAATGGCTTCCTATTACATTGCAAGGTGCAGGCCTGTTTCATATGTCAATGGGTGCAATATTAGGTATCAGTGCTTGGACTCGAGGCAAGGAAAAAGAGATGATGTTAGCACAACCAATGAGCTCTGCTCAACCCTATGTTCCTCAGCCGCAGCCTGTAGTTCCGCAACCATTTAAACCTCAAGCACCTGTAACAGTTGTGGGTTCTGCTCCAGAAGAATCACCAATCAGGTAAGTATCTTCTTCGTAGCCTAGCATATCTGCAAGATCCTTACTTAAGGTTTTATACCATCCATCCTTGGCATATAGCTTACCTGGCTGGCCACTAATCTCGCATACTCGTTTACTCATTTCCATAGCAACATCTAGCATATGGTCAATGATAGGATTCTTTCCAGTATAGTAAAACATAAGGTTGCCGCATTTTTCTAATATTGCAGTAATCTTGTATTGTTCTACCGGAGCATTACTGTACCTTCTGCTGTAGTCGATATACTTTTGTATAGAGGTCAAAGTACTATCGATTATATCATACCAGCCCCCACCGCATATAAAAGTTGTTACTTTCCTTGTGTATTGGATATCATCAGAATCTCTGATGATTAGCAACTTAGGGTGTTTGGAAATTAGCAAATCAATTTGTTCCTGCGTAATGCGCTCGCTCATATCAACTCCAAGTCCGGTGGCGCTCTGCAATCCACTCTAGACCGTTATAGTTATGTATCTCCCAATCCACATCGTCGGGAATTTCTACTACCTTAAGCACACTTGACCAACCACCTGCTTCGTCTTGTAGTTCCTCTACTACCTCTACTAACAAAGGATCATCTCGACCTGTAGGTTCTGTTCCGCCTTTAGCAATATAAAGTGCCACGGCACGTTCGCTTAGTTCGAACATACCGGGGCAAGCGTTGATTACAATCTTAGTCATTAAAATTTAGAGTTGTAAGATACAAACAACATCGGTTGTAGCTTAGTACCTGCATTGTCGGACTGTACAGTAAAGTTAGTCTTAATCTGGCTCATTGCAGTAAGATTGCGACTGTATGACACGCTAGTTGCGTACTGACGATACGAGCTAGTAAGGCTAACCTTTTCTGTAGTTACTACTGGAGTAGCATCTGCACCTGAGTCAGTTACGTTAGCGTATGAGTAGCCAGTTACACCCGTTACAGTAGCAGTACCCTTAGTAATACGAGGCATCTCGGTTACTTGAAATGACACTGCATCCTTGTCATCGACGAAGCCTGCCTTGCTAAAACCTAGTGTCCAGCTTTGAGTTTTGATTGTGTCGAAACCAGTAATCATACTGTCAGCAGCCGCTTTGGCATTAGTTGTACCCATTGCAAGGCTACCAAACATAGTGTAAGAGCTATTGTCAACCGGCTTAGCAAGATGCACTGCGGTCCAGTTAGTTTGACTGTCGCCTAGTGCAAGGGCGCCAGCACCGCGACTGCCAAGAATAGCACCTGACTCACGTGCAGTACCAGACTCTAGGCCCACGTACATATTGCCGTATTCTTTACCTAGGTTGTGACCAAAACGTGCGCCTGACATATTGGTGCTAGTGTACATTGCACCAATTACACCGGTGTAACCAAAATCAACATAGTTGAGTTTAGTTGCGCTCAGGCCCGAGTATGCGCTAACAGGCATATAGTTCATCATAGTAGGCATCATACCGTTAGTCATATTAACAGTAAAGTTACGGCCCATACTGTCAACAACTTGTGCGTTTTGCATCACTGCACTGCCGCTAAAACTTTGCTTGGTCAGTACGCTACCAGTCATACCGGTCGAGCTAAGTTGCACAGGGCCGGCTGCGATTGCAGTGGTGCTAGTGCTGGTAATTTTAGCAAGAGTCAGTGCGCCGATTGGCTTAGTAGCGGCATCTAAGTTCATCAAACCGTTACCGTATACAGCATCTACACCGGGTGCGCCCAGATCAGTTGCAGTCTTGAGCAACACTTGCACAATCTGCTCTGGCTTTAGAGTGGGCCAGGCCTGCTTGATAACAGCAACACCGCCGCTAACAAAGGCAGCACTTGCACTGGTACCGATGTCTTGTGCAATCATTGTCTTGGTTGCATTGGTAGAGCTAGTGTAGTTGGCATTGGCGCCCCATACAAGGCTACCGCCAGGTGCAACAAGGAAGTAATCTTGAATCTTTACAGTATCCTTACACACGCCGCCTGCAAAGTTTTGGCAAATATCGCCTGCTCGGTTAGAGAAGCTAACAATAACATTGTTCTTGTCTACTGCACCAACAATAACAGCACGACCGCCTAGCAGTAGATTGCCGTTAGCGTCAACCATCTTAGCCATATTAGCAGGGCTAGTAGGAACAGGGTTGCCGTCATTACCTGCCGCCATAACAACAATAGAGCCTTTGCTCACTGCATATTGCAAGCTGGGCATCAGTTGCGTGTCTGCATAAGGATCCTTGACGCCGGTTTTACGAACATACGTGTCGTTACCAATATTTGTGTAGTAAGATGCAAACTGTGCCTTAGTTTCGCGTGTGCCTAGGCTAAGGTTGATAACATCTGCACGATTGTCAGCGTTCCAGACAATGCCTTTAGCAATATCGCTAAAGAACAGCAAACCATACGAGCCGCCGGCATAGGCCATAACGCTAGCATCGTATGCTACACCCTGTACACCGACTCCGTTCTTCGCACCTGCCGCCATACTAATCATTGCAGTACCGTGCCCGCGATTGACGTCGGTAATTGTCAAGCCCGAGTATCCTTTGCTAAGGATAACATTCTTAAGGTCAGGGTGCTTCAAATCTGCGCCAGTGTCAACAAAGCCAACCCGAATACCTGCACCGGTAAATCCGCGGCTGTAAGCACTGTATGCACCAATCTGTGTTAGTGCTTGTTTATTAGCTTCCGCTTCTGTAGGCGCTGTTTGAGCGTATGCAACATTAGCCAAAAATACTGCGGCAGCAACGGAATTTAGTGTAAATTTGCGGTAGAGCAATTCGGACTCCTTTTAACTAAGATAAGTAAGTATAGCAAAGAATGAATTATTTGTCAAATTCCGAAATTATGAAAAATTACAACTTTTTAGTACATCCGCATATGGGCTCTTTTATGAGAGTTATTAACGAAATATGGGAAGTATATGGAAAACCATCTTACATTGAGCAAGTTAAAGCGGCAGGTGAATCTAAGCACAAACTAGTTAACTTAGACCCTGTGCACATAGAAAACACCGATCTAGGTAAATGGCTATTAGCTATTATAGGAGAAATAGAAAATTGTAAGTTTTTCATCTGTGCACCTAATTCTTGGGGAGAAGTACACATTGACGGAGGCAACCCTCCTAGAAATTGTGCAATTAACATTCCGATTTATAATTGCGAACGAGGATTAATGAACTGGTTTAGTAATGAACCAGAAGATCACAAATTTATTAGCAATGAAAACACTAAAGTTCATTCTACAAATAAAAATAGAGAGATAGGCTTTTGGGTTTCGGAAGAGCAAATGATTTTAACACAGCCTGCACTAGTCAGAACAAATAACTGGCATAATGTTGATAATCGAGATAATAAAAAACACAGGGTAGTCTTTAGTTTTAGATTTAAAGACAACCCTGAGTTTGATACAGTAAAAGAAAAATTAGCTAGATTTCTTTGCAATTAAAGTAAGCAAGAACTCTGCGGTGTTTGAGATAGTACCTAAGCCTTCTACTTTACCTTCAGGCATATCGAAGTTGTATAATTCTTGAACTTCAACTAGCACTTCCATTAAGTCCAGACTGTCGAAGTCCAAGTCATCCACTAAGTGGCTAGCTGGAGTTACTTCTCCGTCGTAGCGCAGGATATCTTTAATTACTTTAATGATTGCAGTTTCTAGTTCTTGTTTAGTTGGTAGAGACATTTTGTTTCCTTTTGCGATATAAGTCTAATAAGTCTAATAAGTATGATGGGTTTACTACAAGTAGTGTAGCAAATATTTGTACTCCAGTCAAATCAAATTGCCACCATCTTTCACCGAAGTACCATTTCCACGGTGCACGATGGTGATTCAAGTGCCAACCTTCGCCTCCGTCAATTAATGCTAATAGCGGAACGTTCCTGCTAGCATCTTTAGTAATGCGCTCTGAAGTAGGGAATATCCACCACGGAGAATTGTGTGCAAGACTGTTAACAGCAAACGCATTCATCTGAGCTAAGAATGAGCCGCCTAACCATATGCCTACATAGAGGGGATTGATGTAAAACAATACAAAGAATAGTGTTGCATTTATAACCCAATAATAATCAAACAATCCACGTAACCATTTATCTTTATACAAGTCTAACACATATCTAAGATCCGGAGTGTAATTGTAACTCATAAATTGTACCCATAATCTGCCCTTGTATATAGGACTATGTGGATCCTTGTCAGTATCACTGTGATGGTGATGCTGTCTATGTACTGCAACCCAAGCAATTACAGGGCCGTGAAGCGCAAAAGTAGATAGCAACGAAATATACTTTTTAAACCAACTTGGTGCCGGCCAAGAATTGTGGGAAAACAATCTGTGATTACCGGCAATAATTGCAAAGCCGAACACAAACATCAAGTGGAAAGAATACCAAAAGTTTGCAGAATCTTGTAGGGTTAAACCTAATAGCACAACCCCGCCTATAACAAATAGCACAGTTAGGAGAATAGGGTCGATGTGGTGGCGCTTGTACCTAAGTATTTTTAAGAGTTTTCTCATATAACAGTATTTAATTAATAGTCCAGAATACTTAAATATAGTATAACAGGAGGCTTCTATGTCTTACAATCATAATTTTTCAGATGCAAACTTAAACAACCTTCATACCAGTATGGAGTATAATCAAGGAGGTTTGCCGTCTATTAGAACACTAGCAGATAACAAATCGGCAGGCTCAATGCCGTGGATGCTAGCTGTTAGCTTAGGATTAGTTCCAAGTGTTACTGCTGTGCACAGATCCGCATATAATCCAGATTTAGCTAACGGTACAGAAGAAAGCATTTGGGTAGAAGGGGGAATTTATCCGTGGACAGAATTAAATGGTGGCCATATTTTATATGCGGTATCTACATCAGCTGCTGATACTGGCCAAACTGTTTACATCGAGGGCTTAGATTCTAATTACAATTTAATCAATGAAACTATAGTAACTGCTGGTACAACCGCAGTTGCTACAACCAAGCAATTTGCTAGAATACATACTGCTACAATCGTTTCAAATGAAACCAATGTAGGCGAGGTGACATTTAGATTGCACTCCGGTACCGGTACAGTAGTTGCACATATTCGTGCAGGGTTCGGAATTACTAAACTAGGGCAATATACAGTACCTGCAGGTAAGACTGCATATTTGTTAACTGGAGATGCGACTAGTTTCCGTGGTGGTGCCGGTAACATCGGCACTGTAGTTAAAATGATGGTAAAACCATATGGAGGTGTTTTCCTAGTAGCGCATATATCCGAAGTAGTCAACGGATTCTATCGCTATGATTTTACTGCACCTATGAAGATAACAGAAAAATCTGATATTGATGTTAGAGGTTTAGCAGACGGTAACGGCACTCAAATGAGCTGCAATTACGATTTAATTTTAGTAGACAACTCGTAATCTTTAATATATAACTCACGTGCCCTCTTGTATGGAGTTTTTATATAAGGGGGCATTCTTTTTACTTTAATTCCTAACTGCTCTTTTATTTTATATGGATGCAGTTCACCGTGCATTAATAAATCTTCGTAATAAATTTCAGTATGCGTAGGGTGTGAAAACTCTTTGTAAAGTAAATTGACGCATCTAATTCTACTATAAAACTCTTCGACGTTTTCGTCAGTCGGTGTCACTCTAGGAATAACTTCCACCAACCTATTTTTAAATTCTTCAGTTAAGTGTTGATTGAAATTTTCGGCAATTAAAAAACTAATAAGTTGATTAGTTTTATCTTTCCTACGTAGCCAGATTACTTTAGAATCTTCTAACAGCCATCGGTAGTATTCTATTGGTTGTGTTATGTCTGTAACTAAATGCACATCTGCGTATTCATCTTGCAGGCATTGTAATACGTAGCTGGCTCCTGCCCTGGGTTCAGCTACTAACACTACTCTCATACAATTACCAAATAAGCAATTAGCAAGTATGTAATTTGATGCGCCATTTGATCTAGGCCCAAGTGGTTCCAAAACGCAGGTGTAGTAATGTCTCGGTTACCGTAATTCATTTTGCACCAGTCGATGTGGTAATGTGCAATAAAGTCTAGTAAACTAAGGCTGATGATAAAAGGCAAGTAAGAGTATACTTGAGCACCGAAAAATGTAATCCATACTGCAAACATAAAAAAGGTGCCTACACCTTGTTTTAAGCTGTGCTTGATTCCTAGCCAGTCAAGATAAATGCCTTTGTGTTTTACTTCTTCATCATCTTGATCTACAAAATCAATATACCAGTGTTTGATTTGTAATAGTACTAGCAGTAGCAGGACGGCTTCCATATGTGCCTCGTTGTTTAATAAAAAGTGCTGGTTCCGCCGCCAGCATCCCTTTTTCGTATGGATCGGTTATATTGAACGCCTGCCTTTGTTTAACTTCGCTTTAGGTCCCGAAGTTCCCATCCCGGGGAATTAGAAAGCGTGGCGAATGCCAAAGCCTACTTGTGCAACGTCTTGAGCAGAACCTGCTTTGTTAACGTTACGGTAGTAAGCGTCTACGCTAGTGCGCTTGCTTAGAGCGTAACCTGCGCCCAGGCTGTATGCCTTGACGTCGGTGTTAGTTTCGCCGTAGCTTGCTTTTAGTGTTACAGGGGTACCTGCTAGCGGTTGAGTTACACCAACTAGAGTACCGTGTGACTTAACACCTGCATCTACGTTAGAGCTATAACTAACTGCTACTTGTGTAGCTACTGGACCTAGTGTGGTTGCAGCTGATACTACATCGGACTTTGTACCTGCAACAGTGTTCTCGAATCGGCTTGCACCAACCTTAACACCTGCAACAGTAGCGGATGCAGCTACGCTGTATGGGTTTGCACCGTTCTCTGTACCACGGTCAAAACTTAGGCCTACACCTGCAATAGGGGCAACGTTAACAAACATTGCGCTACCTAGACGAGTACCACGGAAGTTGTGGACATCGCCTGCAACAGAACCAAACAATCCGCCGAATGGATCAGCTGATGCTAGTGTGTTGTATGTGCTGTGTGTAGCACGGCCTAGGTCAACACTGCCGAACTTGTTTGCAAGACCAACTGTACTTTGACGATCACCTAGTGATGTAGTACCACCGGTTGGATCATTCGAAAGAATGGAAGTCTCGATAACAGCACGTGCAGATAGTCCGCCGCCAAGCTGCTCAGTTGCCTTAAAACCGATACGGCTAGCATTGCTGGTTAGACCAGATACGCTATCGCCACCAGTTTTAGTGTTAGCTAGCACTTGATCAACAGTACCATAGACTGATACTTGAGCGTGTGCAGCCGCCGCAGAAGCAACAATAGTTGCAGCAACAAATAGTTTTTTCATTATGATTTCTCCTTTGAAACTATGTAGACTAGTATATAGTGAACAGTCACTAAATGTCAACTGTATCGCAGTTACCTAGTACTCCAAAATTCTATTGTAGACATTTTGTTTTTCATAGTTTTTTTATTGTAAGGGAGATTAGGAAAGAAGTCAACTCCAATTAGCTGTTCAATTACATTAATGGTTGTAATATATTTTGGCAAGTCGATTACGGATATGTCTGAGTTAGGAACAAGAAACGCTATTGCAGAATTTGATTTTGGATCATAAACAATCTTAAAAATATAGGACGGAACTGCAACACCTGCACCAATCGAAGTCACCGGAGACATATAAAGTGGTCCGGTAATGACATATAAAGAACCTTTTACTTGTGCCCATTCTCTTACAGTTATTTCTAACTGACGCCACGCACCTCTGTTAAGTGCAGGGCTTTGCGGAACCATATTACTCAAATAGAAGCTGTCTCTCATTGATTCGTAGCTCCACATTAGGTCCCCTGCAGGAGTCATATGTCCTCTATCGAATTGTCCGTGTACTGACTTATAGTCGTTTAGTGTTGCCCTATACTGTACAGGTATCTCTTTATCCTCTTTAAAGGAGTCTTTTCGTTTTACTGCCGCTTGTAGTGTTGCAGGTGTAATGTATGTTACAGAGTAAACAGGATTTTTGTAATAGTACGAGTAACCTATTGCATAACCTGTTTTGCACAATTCCTGTGATATTTGTTTGCCTATGGGAGCCCCTGCGGGAACATATTGCGGGCATACAAAATCTATAGGTCCCGATATACAATTACTGCTTATCAGTAATAGAATTGTTAAAATAATTTTTTGCTTGTTCATAGTCATTAAATTTAGTGTGCCAACTTGCTAGCACACGAATTGCACTGCCTCTATTTTTAATGCTATGTGGTTCTTTGGTATTAAAAATAATAGGTTCTACGGTTTCTAATTCAAATGGAATATCCAGAGGTTTGTATTCGGGCTTCGCCCAAAGAGATATGCCATTTTTATATGCAGACGTTTTGCCTTCTTTATTAATAGCCCAAGGGTCGTACCACTCTGTGTCTTCTGGCATCACATACCAAGACGTGTAAGTTTTTAAAGGATTTAATACAGGGATATTACAAACAACTGCTCTGAAAGAATGACCTTGATACCCGTCGGTGTGAATCCCAATAGTAGTTCCTGGATATAGTACAAAGTAATCTATATAATCGCCTAGCCAAGGATTTGCCAACCTTAATTCATCTAACTCAGATCCTACTGTATATCTGTATACCGGCATTACATTTTTTGGGACAGAGTTGTAATATATATCTACTAGCTTAGAGTAATTGCCGATATCAACCGGGAAGGCATATTTTGTGTTATACATTTAGTAGGTACCTTTTTGCATCAGTGAACGAATCAAACTTTAAATGCCAACTAGCTATAATTCTTTTGCTTGTTGTTTTATTCTTAACATCGTGTGGTAATTTTGTTTCAATTACCACAGGTTCAGTAGTTACCATAGAGAACACAGGAATTAATTGTTCTTTAATGCTACTTGCTTTTAAAAATTTTCCTGTGCTAGAATAAACTCCGGATTTTGATTCTGCCGCCTTATAAGGATCGCTTTGTATCCATTCTGCAGACTCTGGTAACTCGTACCAATTAGTTAGTGATTTTTCTGTATTCAATATAGGTAAGTTCATAACTACCTTCCTATCTTGTACAGTATTATCGATATGAATAGGATATCCTATTCCGGGATATGTTATGAAAAAATCTAGCCAGTCGCCTAACCATTGATATTTGTTTTGTAACTGTTGCAAATAATCGTGTTCTGATACTTTTAATCTTAGAGTGGCAAGGTTAGCTTTGTCTTTATTGTCTTCGTATAGTTTTAGTAATTCTTCCTGAGACCATTCTACTTGAACCGGGAACGCATACTTGTGATTATATTCTTGCATATAAATATTTATATGCTCATCGAACTACATTCTCATCCTACATTTCCTACATTGGATCCTAATTCGCCTGACTGTAAATGGTTTAATTGGGGTATGGGTGCAATACAAGGTAAAAGTAATGGAAAGTTATTCGGAAATTCTTTAGATGTTTTTTTAAAATCTTTGCCTAACTCCTTAAAAGAAATTAGTTATGACCCTAGCTTTAGTAAGTATTTGCCGCCACCTAATTTACATTACGGAGTAAGCCCTTGGTATCAGTCGATGATGTTTCAACTAAGATCCGAAAAAGGCACATACGAATTACCTGATGGTTTTCAAATAGAAATGAAAAAAGGTCGATATTATATTATCGACCTTAGTGTTAGATATAGATTTTACAGCGATATACCTGTCGAATATCTAGGAGTAAAATTTAAAACTCCATTCGACAAAGTATATGCTATATGCAAAGAATTAGGTTATTGCAATTAATTCTTGCGTAACTTTTGCAAGTATTCTGCGCCAATGTGACCTTCTGCAATCTCTTGTAGTGCAGTAGTACCATAATTCTTGCTGATTGTATTAGTATGAGGACGATGTCCAGCAGCTAATTCTTTTGCACGAATAGATGCTACTAATACTAAATCAAATCGGTTACCTACTTGGGCAACACAGGCTTCGTTAGACAATCGATTGTCTAGTGCAGTTTCAATACTCATTGCTTGTCCTTCTTGTGACGGTTCTTGCTAAAGGCTTGTTCGGCTTCGAGAATCTTAACGAATCCTCGAATGTATGCACCACGTTCGTGTGCGTTAGTAAAGTTAGCTGCCATTCGCTTGACAGATTTAGGTAATTTAATTGCTCGTGGATCGTATGCCATTTTGTTTTCCTTTAAAAATCAGATTCGTATTCTTCGTCGTATGTTTCACTAAGCTCTATTACATCGCTTAGATCCTTGGCTGCTCGCTTTAGATAGCTTTTGCCACCATCTACTGCAATAGCCCCACACTTGCACCATTTAAAATCGTGCCTATGTACAGACTCAATAATGTCGCCACACTGTCGGCACTGTGCCTTATTTGTAACAACAACTTCTCGGGTTCGAATAGTCTTAGTCATATGCTATTATAGCAGTTACTTATAGTGTAGTCAAGAAAAAAGGCAATGTCCTTTCGGAGCATTGCCTGGGAGGTTATGTTAAACCGCGTAGCGGTCTTTCATAATTGTTTCTAGCATTACTGCCTCTGGGGTCAGAGTCTTAGCACCGAGGATGCTAGTCATAATGCTAGGGCTGAAACCACTAACAAGAGCAGTGCCTTGCTTGTCGAAACTCACAGGCTTTGTGCCGTTGTCGTTTAGGTTCCAGAACACAACGTTCGGAACAGTGTAACCTGCAGATTCGTACTTGCGTACAATCATTTGGTATGCGCTGTCGTCGTGTGCAACACACTGGTTAAAGTTCATATCACTGAGGATAAGAACAGTCTGCGGTAGTTCAGCTTGTGGCAGTTTGTGAGCTGTAGCAACTTCTAGAATACGGTTGAAAACCGCATTTAAGTCAGTGCTCATACCCCATTCACTGCGGCTAAGCTGGTCTAGCTTTTGTGCTAGGTTGCCCTTAAGGACTTGAATCTTAGGCTTGCTACTGAAAGTAACGAAAGCATCCTTGAAAGGACCTTTGTTCTTATCAGCAAGGTACAGGCCTAGACTTAGACTTACGTCCATACAAGTCAGGTTAGGGTTACCACCTGCAGGGCAGCTCATAGAGCCGCTTACGTCTACAACTGGTAGGATACTTGCGTCACCTACATAGTTTGGTAGAGCGTCCCATTGTGCGTTAGCAACTTTTGCATCGCCACCAAAACGTAGAGTCTTGATAACGTCATATGGGTATACTGCGCTAGCGTTAATCTTAGCAGTACCGGCAGTTAGCGCGGCCTTATAAGCGTTGAACGCATCAGCAGCATTCTTACCGAATGCCTTGTTGTAACGGCTCATTGCTAGGCTAGGAACGTGTTCGAAAACAATGTTATCCCAATCCTTAGCACACATTTGAGTCTCGACAACCTTAGTTAGATTGACAAGAGTCTTACGGTATTGCTTAGGAGTTAGGCCTAGGAATGCACGTAGTTGTTCTGCAACTACACCCTTACGAGGCATCCACTTTGCACACAGACCGTTACCGGCATCTAGGCCAGCTTTGATTTGTGTGAAGGCTGCTTTTTGCAGAGCAGCATCAGTAAACACTAGGAGGTCATCCCAGCGGCCTAGTTCTGCAACACGAGGAATTAGTCGCATTGCGGCATCTGCGTGACGCTTTTCTAGGTGTCGAAGGACACTGCGAAAAATTTCACGTTCGCCTGCACCTTGTCGTGCATCACGGGCCCATAGGGCGATACGCAGTGCTACATCAGAGTCTTGCTGGTAAGCAGACTCAAAGTTAGCAGTAATATCCTTACCACGGCTTGCACCAATAGAGAAGAATAAATCTACTGCTTTGTTTAGGGTAGAGGCCTGCGCCTTCATACCATTAGCACCACGTGCTACTTCTACGGTTGCCTCTGCGGCTTGTACAAAAGTTGTCATTGTGTATCTCTCTTTCTGAATCGTGGACATTATGTCCGGTTAATTAAAGTTAGTTGCTGTATCGATTCTAACTGGATGATCGGAACGGTAGTTTAGTATTCTGCTTGACCCCATCCCCTGTATATCGGTTCAGTTCCTCAAGCATAGCGACGATTCACGTTGCCTAGTTTGTGTTGTGTCTGTACAAACATCATATATGTCTTTCCATAAGTCGTCAGTTCCATTAGCGTCTAGTTGCCTAGAACAGTGCAAGCACTGTACCTTCCGGGTCACTGTCTACTGCATTAGTTGGTTCTTTAGTAGTTTATTGTTGCTGAACTCATCCAAATACTTGTTTAAGTAAGTATCTATTATATGACAAGTTGACTTTATTGTCAACTAGATTTGACTATACGAATATGTTTGGTGGAGGTAGACGGGATCGAACCGACGACCTTTAGCTTGCAAAGCTACTGCTCTCCCAGCTGAGCTATACCCCCACAATTTTGTCGTATATTGTATTTATACTTGATTGCTTACAACCTGCATAAAACAATATAAAAATGGTCCGGGTGGTGGGATTCGAACTCACGACCCTCTGCTCCCAAAGCAGATGCGCTAACCAGACTGCGCTACACCCGGATGAAATATTTACAACAGGATCAACTTTTTATGGCTGTTGCTCTACCGACTGAGCTACCTAGTGCTGCATTTTATGCTTGACACTAGGGCAGGACTCGAACCTGCGACCGACTGCTTGGATTAAGTAATATGCTGAACTGATCCTAAATTTGGTTGCAGAGGGTGGACTCGAACCACCGACCTCAAGGTTATGAGCCTTGCCAGATACCAACTTCTAACACTCTGCGCCAACTGTTTATTTACAATGGTTTCTGTTTGTCTAGATTAGAGACTAAACGTTCGTCATTGTAAACATTTGCTACATTAGGGTCTGCTTTAGACTCTTGTGTAGTTTTATTCTTTCTAAAAATGTTATCGAAGTTAGAGTCAAACACTTCCTTCGGAACACTAAATGGTCTAGGTGAACTACCTTTACCGCCGTCACTCATATTAACCTCTAATATTGTTGTGTAGTGCGTATTACTTGTATAGATGCAGCTTGTTCTAAGCCTAATTCTTGTATCAGTTTAAGAGGTGCCGTATCTATCCAATTCCACCATAAACTGTAAAACTCATCTACAGTAATTTTTTCTAAAATAAATTTTAACATAGTAGTGTTTACTATGTCAACAATTATATGCCATCTATTTGACATACCAAAATTTTGACTCCAGTGCATCCCTGTTACGTTATCAAACGCCCATAAAGTATTAGCAGGCATATGATACTGTCTGTCGTCTATGCAGAGTTTAGAACCACTATTTGTTATAATAGGCAAGTGTATACGCCTAGACAATCTATGAAATGTTCTAGGATCTTGATGACCGCTTTGCTTACCTAATTTCTTTAGCAAAGATATTTCTCCTTTTACTATAGTGCAGTTAGGAAAGTTTTCCTGGACTGCATCGTTTGCAATAGCCAATGCTGCATCCCTAATAGGGTGCAATTTATCAGGAATAACTTGGTCGTACCTATCAGTTAAGGAGCAAGGAAAATAAATTACCCTACTAGTACTACTCAACCCTGGTCGTAGTATGTCAGGTTCTTCTGTCCAGTCAGCCGTTAACAAAGCATTAACTAAACTATCAGGGACCTGGTATTCACCTACTTGATAACACTCTGGATTTTCTATCATAATATAAATTACAAGCCTAGCGTCCTCAGGTTTATCGCTAGTGTTTAGACGTTCAGAGCCGGACTTCCTAACGTCGAGTTCTTCCAGGACTTGTTACTTGGGTTACTTGGCCAGGCGCTCCTTTACAGCTACCGCCCGGTATGGACGGTGGGGAGTTGAACCCCCTCCTGCTTTACCTAATCTTTGGCTGGCCAGCTACTCGAGTCGGTGCTTTTTACTTGCTAACGCTTGCAAAACCTTATTAAAACATTCCTTACCTAGCATTTTCAGTGCAAGCCTTGCAGGAACCGGCTTATAGACTATCTAGGTTTCACAGAGTCCACGATGGGAATGTTTTAATAAAGTGTCTAGCTACCTTCACCACAAAGGCCCTAAACTGGATAGTTACCCCGTCCACGTTACCGTCGTTTGGTCCGGCTATTCGTCAACCTAGGATATTCTCAAGTCGCGGATGTAATGCCCGCCTTGAAGTAGACCCTATGCACTCTGCTCTTATGGTTTGGCAATTACCCACTTTTGCTAACGTTCAAAGTGTAATACGGGTTGTTCTTACTATATAGAAATATTTAGTAAACACTTCTATATAGTACCTATCTCTAGGCACCTGCACAATTAACGACGTTTACGCCAAGTGTAATCACTACCGTCAGGTAGCTTTCCATTAGTAACTGCATCAACACCGGGCTTTCCAATGCTGTTAGGATTTTCACTTACCATTGTGACAAAAGTTTTACCTGCTGTTCGCAGTTCTTGACACCAGTTAAGTGCTTCCGTTAAGTTGCTAAAGTCACTTGTATAAGGTTCGTTATTGTACTGGTTAGTCCAATAAACTTTATACATAGTACTCTTTCAAAAATAAATTAAAGGTTGGATTAGCAGATTGCAGCCTGTTGCACCAACTTGCTTACTCGCCATCCTGAGGCAGAATGTTTTGCAGCGTCTACCTGCTAACACCTATAAGCAACTCCCGCTAGACCTCCGAAGGAGTTTCAGTTCATACCTGAATGCTTTAAACTTGTTAAACCATTGTAAAACATACTAGCGGGCATATCTAGGTTGCCGCTTATCGCACATCCGTCCTAGTACTGACAGTAGGCTAGTATGCTTTAAAATGATTTGTTTAGTGGGCTGTCGCTCACGTTCTCTTACTCTTCAACAGCGTGACCACATCGTACAGTACCGAAGAACGATCCGTCTGTACTAGGCTCCCTCGCTAAAGGCATCACTAAACAAAAACTTACTATTCTAAAACACACTAGCAAGCATCGCCGATGTATTTCTACACCTCCTAGTCTGTGCTGTCAAACTATAACCTTCCCGGGTGTTATAGAGTCTCTTCTCTAGAGTGTTTTAGAATAGTGTCCAGTAGTTAGCGTTTCAACACAACCGCTTACAACCTTCAAGGTGATCAAATCCTATCCAATCGTTCTTTGCTCTTGTAATACTTTTGTCTTTATCTAGCGTCCGGAGCACCGGATAGTGAGTAGCACCGATAAAAACTTGATTACAGTCGCTTCGCGGCGAGTATCCAACTTTTGCTCACACGATGCTGGACGCACCGTATAGTATATCCGCAAACATACTATTCTGAAACACACTGTAGCTGGACTTTCACCAATCTTATCAGTATACAAATCTTACCAATGTGTTTTAGAATAGTGGCTATCGGAGGCTTGCCATCGCCCTTAGGTTATACCGATATTACTTGTTGTCGCTTATGCTTTCGCATTGTCTGGGAGACTCAACAAGACCTTCTTCCACTCCCACGCTTCGTCTGTAACGCATCATTCGAAAGGATCCAGTCATCTCTACTCGTTACAGAAACTGGTTACATTATGGAGGTCGGGGTAGGATTTCAACCTACGAATCATCCGGGTTGCAACCGGAGCCATTAAGCACTCTGGTACCCGACCATAATATGGCGCACCGTAGGGGACTCGAACCCCTGGCCTTCTGCGTGACAGGCAGACGATCTAACCAACTGATCTAACGGTGCAAAATAAAAAGCCCTGAGTTACTGCAAACAGGCTGGACCTGAGTGGCTCGCTTTCGGGCGGATGTTTATCGCACACTTTGCGCTCTTGCTGTAATTACGCCTTCCATATCATTCTTTACAATAACGTTTTGATAAGTGTCTACAAAACCACTTGCGTGGTCAACTACTCTGTTATCGCATTCGTGATAGGTTCTAATGCGTTCATTACCTGCCAAGTAACGCTCAGTGTCTTTGTGGTAAAAATTGTGAACTCTAGACAAGCAAGTGATATAAGCACTGCGCTTATTATCTTCTCTACTACGACTGTTAGTTCCGTTAGCAGTTATCCCGGTAGGCTCGTGTATGCAACGGCAACAGTTTTGATGTTTGTTGCGATGTTGCCCACCTTTGCCAGTACCTGAAAACCACTCGTATCTAAACTGATCTTCGGTAATTTTCATAACTGCCTTTATGTTGGTACTCGGTAGGGGAATCGAACCCCTCTTCCATCCGTGAAAGGGATGTGTCCTAGCCGATAGACGAACCGAGCAAGGTTAAATTGTTGGTGCCCCAGGGGAGACTCGAACTCCCACGGCTCTCGCCAGTGGCTTCTAAGACCACCGTGTCTACCATTCCACCACCAGGGCATTATTTGTTGTGTGCTTTATTTAGCACAAGATCTAAAAATTCTTTACTAACAGGCTTATGATATTGAAACCATATGTGATACCTAAATTTACCAAACGGTATGCGTACACTGTGTTCTGTTTGTGCTACTTCAACTAGTGCTGGTATACCATTTGCTGGTTGATTTATTTTATATTCACCTGTTGCATTTTTAAAGTACCAATCTACGTCATATGCAGAGTTTAAGGCAATGTGTACTCTGTAAGGAGTATGAGGATCTGTGTGATATGACAAATCTACTGCCTTAAACTCTGCACTACCGCCTATAAATTTTGATATTCGAACACGTGGCTTATCTAAGCCTATGTAACTGCTAATTTTTTCTTCTACTGTGCGTATATAAGAAGATTCTAAACACTTAGGATAATACACTAAATCTGTATCGGCTTCTCCAGTAGGGAAGCGCCTAACTCCATATTCATCTAGTTTTGTAATAGACCTGTATTGACTAAAATCGCATACATCTTTTTTTGATTCTGTTAGCGTAGTTGTTATTGCAGTTCCTCCCATAGGGGGTTTAACAATAACTTCTAATTCATTGCGTATACGATCAATGTCAAATTTCAAGTCTACTAATGGTATGTAAAAATCGTACATACATTATTTATGGTACCACTAGTAGGAATCGAACCTACATCTAAGACTTAGGAGGTCCTTGTTCTATCCATTGAACTATAGCGGCAGCAAAGTTAAATACACTAATGAATACAGATGACTTAATCAACAGCAAAAAATGTAGCATACCTTGGTTGCATACTGAAATAAATTTACAGAACAACAGTGTTATGCCTTGCTGTAAGTACACAAAATCTATCGGTACTCCCGACAACTTTATTCAAGTATGGAGTAACGACCATTATAAAAAGCTAAGAGCAGATACTGCTCAAGGCAAGTTACACGCAGGTTGTGTTAAGTGCTATGTACCATCTAACGAATTTTCGTATAAAGACTTAAAAAATCTTGCATACAAAAATAAATTAGTAGCTGACGTAGATAGCTTTAAATTCCCTCAGGCCTTCTGTATAAGTTTAACAAATACGTGCACTCTAGCTTGCAGGATGTGTCATCCTAACTCAAGTTCTAAACTAGCAGAACTATCCAATAAAAGCGCCTTCTTAAAGCCTTTTTATAATCAAAATGCTATGCAAAATACCTTTAACTTATCAAAGCTAAAAGGAGCGTTTGTTGATGCAAGACGTATTACTATTACAGGCGGCGAACCTTTAATTGATTCTACTTGCAGTGACTTAATTGCGTTAGTAGCAACCGAATCTCCACACTTAGAGGAAGTAATATTTTCAAGTAGTCTTGTAACTTACAACAAGAAGTTAATCGAACAACTACGACAACTATCTGCCAAAGTAAGAATAAACATAAGCATAGACGGGCCAATTAACGTACACGAATACATACGTGTTGGATTCGATTGGCAACGTATGCTAGAAAACATACACAGTCTTAAAGACTTTGTAGAGTTTGGAATCAACTCTACTGTTAGTTTACTAAACGTAGGTTATATTCCAGAACTGCTAGATGCTATAAAGAATATTAGCAACGAGACTGGAATAACACTAAAGTATCTAATGACTAGCCCTGTGTTAGAAAAACATCTGCACGTAGGCAATTTACCGACACACATCAAACAACAATATTTGAAAAAGCTAGAGCTAGCAAGTCCTAGTATACCCGGTAGCGATAAACTAATTGCCACGGCTAAGAATTTACTAGCACTTGAAAGAAACGAGTTAGAATTGACTAAACAATTTTTAGCCGAATTCGATAGTATTACAAATACAGATTACAGGCTTGTGTATCCAGAATTTGCAAACTTGTAATTGGTCCGGCGTAGTGGAATCGAACCACTATAATCACTTTAGAAGAATGATGTCCTATCCGTTGAACGAACGCCAGTAATTTTAAACAGGATAGTTGGTGCCATTTTTATTTTAGTCTGACAGCGAACAGACAGCCATTATGTAGTAATTGCTGAACCTATCCTAAAAACTGGAGCGGGTAGCGAGATTCGAACTCGTCTCTTGAGGTTTGGAAGACCGCCGTGCAACCGTAAACACTTTACCCGCAAAATACATTGTCTGGTGGAGGATAGGAGATTCGAACTCCTGACTCAAGCGTGCAAGGCTAGTGTGTTCCCAACTATACCAATCCCCCGAAATCATCCAACTGTTACCTTATGCTCTCTCCGTTGGCGATTGAGCAGCCGACATTCTTAAAGTCTTCTCGGAACTGACTAAAATATGTTAGACGACATTTCAGCTCTAATTGCTTGGTGTGGGACCTAACATAAACCTGGTGCCCCGAGAGAGAATCGAACTCCCGTCCTCGGATTACAAAACCGATGTTCTACCATTTAACTACCGGGGCAAATTTGGTGCTGAATGTCGGATTCGAACTGACGACCTACCGCTTACAAGGCGGTTGCTCTACCAACTGAGCTAATTCAGCATTGACATTTTATTTATACATACACCAAAATAAATATGTATATGTTATACAAAAAACTATCATTCGAGCAGCTTCGCTTTACAGAAGAAGATCGAATTTACTTTACTGATAAATTTAGTAATAGTTCTAATTCTATAGGATATGGAACTACTGTGCATAAGAGTAAAGTGAATAGTAGTTTTTTAAATTACATATATGACTTAATCCCTTATTGTAAAGATACCTTTATGATCATAAAAGGAATTAAAGATTCCGACGATATTAACATACCCGGACGTCATATTCATTCCGATGATCGATTATCTGCTATTAATATTCCTTTGATTAATTGCAAGGAAGGAGCAGACACTGTTTTCTATAAACCTGAAACTCTGAAGAATATTAGTTTTCCTAATCCAACTAACTCTACTATTTTCTTAAAACAAGAAAATGTTCTGCCTTTAGAAATAGGAAGATTCACTTTAACAATGGACAGTGCATATCTTCTAAATACTAGTATACCTCATTGCAAAATACAAACCTATAATGAATATAGGATGTTACTTAGTATTAGTATAGATTTATCGTTTCAAGAAGCAACTAATTACTTCGAGTAAGTTGGCTCCGGAGGCAGGGATCGAACCTACGACCAATTGATTAACAGTCAACTGCACTACCGCTGTGCTACTCCGGAATATTTGTTCTGCTATGTTATCGGAAAAGGGCTTACATCGTATTGCTACAAATGCCTTTTACGTCACACGGCAGGGGTATGTGGTACCTGGACACGGTTTCGAACCGCGGACCCTCTCCGTGTAAAGGAGACGCTCTACCCCTGAGCTATCCAGGCGACTTATTTGGCGGAGCGTTAGGGAGTCGAACCCTATCAGCTGCTTTCACAACTGTACGGATTAGCAATCCGCTGCCTTACCGTCCGGCCCACGCTCCTTGCTAATACTTTATTTATGTTTGGTGCTCCGACCCGGACTCGAACCGGGATGGCTTTCGCCGACAGATTTTAAGTCTGTTGTGTCTACCTATTCCACCATCGGAGCGTAAACTTATTTACAACTGGTTCGCATTTTTATCCTATCCATTAGACGACAGTGGTGACCAACTCCACCGCTGGGATTCGAACCCAGATCTTCTTTGTTCAAAAAAGTTAAAATATAAATTGCTGAAACGAACCGAGGTCAAAAACAACAGGATGCTTATTTTTCAATTAACAGTTGAATTATTAAATTTGCTGAACGCATCCTAAAACTTGGTGGAGCCGGTTGGACTTGAACCAACAATGCCAGGGGCGGCTGATTTACAGTCAGCTGGGGTTACCAATTTTCCTACAACTCCAAAACGTTGGTGTAGCGTTTGCGAATCGAACGCAAACAATCGCGGATTTCTCGCCAGGTAACGTTACCTCCTGGCACCGTGCGTTATTCTGAAGTAATTACTCTTCTCATTACACACGCCAACAACCGTGTAAGTCCATTACACGCCACAAAACTTTAGACTACTCGACCCGTTCATAACTGCGACCAAGCAGCCTGGGGACGGATGTTTCATCACGGTGGAATAACATTCTGCTGGTTAGGCGTCCTGCTTCTTCGACCTTTATATAAAAATACACTAGCCGACCCTGGGATTTTAACCCAGAATTCATATTAGTTTTGCACGAGTTTTACGCTCGGTCAACTAGTGTATCACAAATGAAATAGTGTCACAGTGTTCTTGTTACGTTCCACCTAGGCTGAACAGCATTTGCAACTGAACGAACGGATATTCTGAGTACCCATTTTTAACAGCTATGATCCACCATATTGAAGTATACTACTTGCTATGCCGGCCACTATCACTTACCGCGGAGTTGTGCGCCTTCCAGCTCCTTATGCAATACACTTCAATATGGTGCCCCCAACTGGACTCGAACCAGTAACCTATCGATTATGAGTCGATTGCACTAACCAATTGTGCTATAGGGGCAACTGACTAAGTCATATAAAAACACATATTAGCAATACTAACCGGCAACTCTTAGCCTCTTGCGATGATACCTCGCCTGCTTAACTTAGCCAGACTTTCAAACAAATATGCGTTTTTATATGACTTCTTGCTACGTGTTGCTTCACAGCATTACGGACTGTTATCACCTTGCATCATTATCGTGCTTGGTGTTGTCTATGCAAGAACGTCATACTTTACAAATTGTTAAAGAACTTGTTAAGTTAGTTAATATTAACTAACTAAGCTTCTATTGTAGCAAACAATGAATTTCTTGTCAACTACTTTAGAACTAGTTTGTTAAGATACGCACGTTACGAGCGTGTCGTCCCTTGTTGCGTTCTTTTTTGGCGCTACCCAACATTTCAGTTGGCGTCACTAAACAACAAAGTTTCTTAACTAACTAAGCTTCTATTATAGCAAACAATGAATTTCTTGTCTACCACATTACAGTGCATTTTAGGCTGACGCTTGTTAAACACTAGCCGGGATTCGAACCCGTACTTTCCGCCACAAGGCGGCTGGTCTTCCGTTAACCTACTAGGACTCCTTAGCGGTGCGCTCGGCAAAGCGGTGCGCTGAGGGACAAGATACAGACCTTCTGACGATTGCCGTCATCAGCCTAAAATGCACTGCAAATTTTTAAAGAACATTCAGTTAATTTCTTAACTTGCCTCTATTGTAGCAAACAATGAATTTACTGTCAAATCAGCAAAGCAATTCTTTAACAATTCTAGATGCTATAGCACCATCGTAAGTACCTTCGTACTTTTGTTTAAATTCTTTAAGCACTGCACCCATAGCTTTAGGGCCCGATACACCTAGTGTACTTACTAGGTCACTAGCAGCTACTCGGATGTCTTGTTCTGACATCTGTGCTGGTACAAAAGTCACGAGAACAGAGTTCTCCATCTGTAGTGTAGCTATGACTCCTGCGTCGGTTACTCTACTCAAAGTTTCTTCGTTGTTCTTGATGAACTTCTTAACTACAGCGATTGCTTCTGCATCTGTAGTGTCGCGATTCGCATTTTTACCTACCATTGCGACTTCTGATAAAAGAGTCACAAGTAGGCTAGCACTAGGGGCTTTGGCTTTCCTAGCTTCAACGCTTGCAGATTTAATAGTTTCTAAAATTGACATACTTGCTCTCTTTCTATATAAATGGTATCCCGAGGGAGACTCGAACTCCCAGCTATTCGCTTAACCTGTATACTCAATACAGTGACTCTACCAATTCGTCCACCGGGACATATAAAACAGGATGTTGTGTCTAAGCCGGGACTCGAACCCACGACACACCCCCAGCGGGCCGGCCTCCAGAAGGTTTGGTTGGAGAAAAATTGTTGCTGTAATCATCCTAAAATTTGGTGGACTGTAGCAGAGTCGAACTGCCGCCCGAATAGAGTTACTATCCGCTGTTAGCCATTTACACAGTCACAGCCCATATTGTGGCGCCCCGTGATGGAATCGAACCACCATCCCGACGTTCGTAGCATCGTATCCTATCCATTGAACGAACGGGGCAAAAATTATGCAGTAGCTTTTTCTTTAACTTGTCGCAGTGCGTCTTTACGCATTAACAAAGTTCTATCGCTACCGTGACGGTGTACACGTAAGTACTCTACACCGTCTATATACTCTGGGCTACGCAAGTCTGCCTGCCAGCAGACAAATCGTTCCCTATTAAAAATGTTTTCAAAAGTTACTGACTTCATTGTCTACTCCTATGTGGTGCTCTCGGGCAGAATCGAACTGCCGATACTGTCGTACCAAGACAGAGGTATACCACTTACCTACAAGAGCTTGGTAGTTCCTACTGGGATTGAACCAGTGACCTTCGCCGTGTCGGGGCGGCGCTCTACCGACTGAGCTAAGAAACTATTACTATTATCTCTTTTTATTGCCCCACGTAGGCGTTTGCCTGTGACAGTTAGGGCAAAGTAATCTCAAATTGCTAGGAAAGTTATTTGTATTGTTCCCATCAATGTGATCTAAATCTAACGAAATTTTTTCACCCAACCAGTTAGTTAACCCGCAACAACTACACTTGTAGCCGTCGCGTTCCGATACATATCTAATTAACAGTGGTAAACTAGTTTTTGTTAGTTTGCCTTCTTCTATTTGTAATTTCTTAATATGATTGTATCTGTATTCGTGCATACAGACTGGGCCGCAATATTTGTTACTTTTACTGTGCTGGAATAACGATTCCTTTCTACAGTTAATACATTCATAAGTTTTCATTGGTAGAATACTCCTTAAGAGTATTTATGCTCTACCGGGCATTATTTGTGGAGCCGCCGGAGGGACTCGAACCCCCATCACTTCCTTCGAATGGAAAAATGAATTGCTGCACGTATCCTTAACAGGATCACCTTTTAAGTGTCCTAACCATTAGACGACAGCGGCTTAAAGATTGGGAGCCTAGCTATCTGACGTTACTCAGCCTCACTAGATTGTCTCGAATACAAGAGTTTATACAACCTATTAAGTCTACTGCCGTGTCACACACCAGCCCAGTGTGCTAGACTTAAAGGGACTCATCGTACCGTCTATCCCGTTAACTGGTTGCGAGAGGGTGGAATCGAACCACCGACCTGAAGCTTATGAGACTCCTGAGATACCACTTCTCCACTCCGCAATATATTGGCGCCCCGTAGGGGAATCGAACCCCTTTATCCCGGTAGACAGCCGAGTATAATAACCAATATATGAACGAGGCATAAAACTACTTAGGGGTGACGTATGGAATTCGAATCCATCCTATCGGAATCACAATCCGAGGTGCTAACCGCTAACACTAACGTCACACCTAAGTAGTCTAACTTTGGCCGGCCCTGCAGGAATCGAACCCACATCTCGAAGTTCGAAGCATCGCATTCTATCCATTGAACTAAGAGCCGAAAATAAAAATGTATAGTTTCGCCTGCGCCAGCCTATATACTATAAATTATCAATTGATAAGGGGATTCGAACCCATACAGCAAAACTATACTAAACTTGGTGCCCACGACTGGACTCGAACCAGTAACACACGGATTTTCAATCTGCTGCTCTACCATTGGAGCTACGTGGGCATAAATACTTTACTATGCAATATTATAAAACACTAGACATTCCTAGTCTACCTGACATACAAACTAGTGTACTATCTGCGCTACCTAACGAGCATTTAACAAATGATTCGTTACGTTATGTTTATGATGATCCTGCAACTAGTACAAAATTTTTCCTAGACATACCAGTGTTAAAAGATTTAATCGACTCATATAAGCTGACACAGCATATATCAGGCATTTGCATAATCAATAAATCTTCTAACTCTACTACAGACATCCATATAGACAGAGGCTCATACAAGCTAAGTCTAAACATACCTATTATAGGATGCGAAGGTACGTATACACATTTTTACAAAACAAACCATTCGCCTGAATTAGTCGAAATGGGAGTCAATAAATTCTGGCGACTAAGGTCTAATCATTGTAGGAAAATGGAAACTCTAGACACTAGTAAGCCTGCTGTGCTAGACACTTCTGTTCCACACTGTGTAGAAAACTATACTAGCAACACAAGAATAATGCTACTAATACGACTAAAAGGCTACATCAACTTTGACTGGTTTGAATAATGGTGGTCGGAAGAGCGCTCGAAGCTCCACATTCATCCTTATGAGGGATGCTCTCTTCCTCTTAAGATACCCGACCTAACTGGAGTACAGGGTGGGATTTGAACCCACGAATCAACTGGTTTGCAATCAGTGCCATTAAGCCACTCTGGTACCTGTACATAAACTATTGGCTGGCCAGGCAGGGATCGAACCCGCGACATCTTGATTAACAGTCAAGCGCAACTACCAACTGTGCTACTGGCCAATAAACTCATATAGAAAAACTCTCTGCGGCGCTTGAATCCACGGTAGCCCTGCTCTTCCTGGCCGGTCCTTGCCGTGGTCGACTTTGGCAAGTATTTCGGTGTTCCAGTGTAGCTACTACAAAGAGTTTTTCTATATGGTGGGACTGCTCGGACTCGAACCGAGACTCTTACCGGTTAAAAGCCGGATGTTTTAGCCATTAAACTACAATCCCATATTGGTCCCTCCGGTGAGATTCGAACTCACACTTGTCGGATTAAGAGTCCGCTATGCAGCCTTAACATCTCGAAGGGTTAGTGTATTAAATTAGATTTAACGTGCCACCCTGAGACCAATACGGGATCTAGAGTGACACTAACGTTTAGCACGTTTCATAGTGTCATTTCCTTTAAATTGAAATTGTTTTGCGACCGTACTTTCTTGCACAGTCTATACTAACTCTCATCGCAGCACTGCAACAAAACTTTTCGCCGCGTTTAAATTTCCACTCGTTTACTTTAAACGGTTTAAGTACACGATCGCCATTCCACGATTGTCTACAGGTACTAATATAGCCTAATCTCTCAAGCTCATTACGTAACTTCGTAAACTCAGGATGGTCCTCCGAATGTACACTTGTGCATCTATCTTCGCCTTTTAAGACTTTAATAAATTGCTCGTGTGTTAATTCGTTTTTAGGGATATGGTCATACATACCCCATTCTTTTCTAATAGTAACACTGCTAATGAATTGATCATCTATATAAAATTGCATTACTACTCCATTGTTGGCAGAGGCGTCCGGATTCGAACCGAACCTAACTGAGTCAAAGTCAGTTGTGCTAACCAGGCTACACCACGCCCCAACATATTTTGGCACCCCCTGATGGACTCGAACCACCGAATGTCGGAATCAAAATCCGATGCCTTACCAACTTGGCGAAGAGGGTATAAATTTCGATGCTGGTCTTGGGACTTGTACCCCAGAACTCCATTTCCCTCGACAACACGTCAGGGCGAGTCTGTTTCCTTCTTGCAAGAAATTTGGTGCCGCCACGTGGGCTCGAACCACGGACCCCCGCCTTATCAAGACGGTGCTCTAACCAACTGAGCTATGGAGGCAATATAACAGGATGCTTTTTTACGGGTTTGATTAAAAGTCAAATGTATAAAGTTTGCTGAACGCATCCTAAATTTAGAGTCTAGTGCTATTACGACATAGCAGCATCCCTTGAGCGAGAGCGTAGGAACTTAATCTACGGGTTTAACACCTCTTGGGTCGAACAGCCAGGACAACTACTTGCATTCACTCCGCATAACTTGTTCAAGGTTATGTTTCACTACTAACTTTCATTTCCAACCAGACGTAACTTGGAGCGGGTAGCGGGAATCGAACCCGCAACTTAACCTTGGCAAGGTTGTGTGTTACCACTAGCACCATACCCGCATAAAATTAAAATACAATAGCTTCCTTAGTGATCTTACGTAATACTAAGTTAACGCCAGATAACACTAATGCTTGTGTACTAGGATCAATAATAAATCCCCACTTCATCTGTGCAAACAATGCACCTGCTGCAATAATGTTAACCCAAACGGTTTTAGATGTATACCACTTCTTGCCAGTGTTCTCGCTAAGAATTGCATCTGCTGCCGCTGTTGTTAAAGAGTCTTTAATAGTTGCCATTACATTTTTCCTTTGTCAATGTAATGCTATTTATGGCGGGGAGATAGTAGAATCGAACTCTAAGCTGCTCATCACAACTCCATCGGTTTTCAAGACCGTGCCAGACCCAGTCTGGATAACTCCCCATTGTTTGGCGTACCCCGAGGGAATCGAACCCCCAACCTGCGGTTTTGGAGACCGCTGCTCTGCCTAATTGAGCTAGAGATACATTGTTTGGTTCCCAGAGCAAGAATCGAACTTGCAACGACCGGTTATCAGCCGATTGTTATAACCATTTAACTATCCGGGAAAAAATATGGTCTGGGTGAGAGGATTTGAACCTCCAGCCTCCTGACTCCAAATCAGGCCGTCTACCAAGTTGACATTACACCCAGATAAATTTTGGTACTCGGTACGGGATTCGAACCCGTTTTTCCAGATTGAAAGTCTAGCGTCCTAACCAAGTAGACGAACCGAGCAAATTTTGGTGGAGAGTGATGGAATCGAACCACTTGGCTAGCCACCCCACTTAACAAAGCCTACCGGGTTACAGCCGGCAACGGGGAACACCCTCCAGTATTCTAAAGTACATTAAAACATTGACCGAAAGCAGTGCAAAACGGTTGCAGTAATGTACTTTAGAATACCCTGTATTTCTACAGGATATGACAGGGTTATACCCTGCCCAGTAATTTTTCACTCCACACAAGGAGCTTCATCCTACTGTCCGCCCTTTTACAACTTATTATAGTGTGTTGTCAGGTCTACGTTACCTGGCCATATAGGACTTATTTTAACACTTGCTTAAAGCAAAAAACCCTAGGTCTTTCGATCCTAGGGTCCTTGAAGTTTGTAGTAAGTTTCGATTACTCTCTACCTACATCTCCTCGGACCCTACGAATGTGCTCATAGCCGCGATCGGATTTATTAATCTGTGACCAAGCAAAGGGCATTGAGCCTTGCTGTGGCAGCACACTAATAAATT